TGTAAATTATTCATTTGAAAATACATTTGGATAAATTTATTTTTTATTTTTATTTAAATTTTGTATTGATAATAAATTTCCTATTAATTTTATTATTAATGATATGAACATATAAGTTGAAAATTGTTTGTTACAATTTCCTTTAATATATACATAACTCCAAAATATAATAGCACCTAAAATATTCCAAATAATTTGAAATAATGATAATAATATAATAAATGTACTTCCAAAACAAATCAAACAAATATTATCATTATTAATTTTTAAATAACTTAAATAACATATTCCTAATAAACAACCAATTATAATAATTGTACTCATAAATCCAGATAATAATAAATACAACTGTAAATTTATATTCAAACCAGGAGGTTTTTCTTTGGAACATGAAATATCTGTAAATCCAAAATATAAATCACAAAATGTTAATGGTAGTAAAAGAATAATAAATAGAATAATGGCAACAATTGTTAAATTTTTTTTCAAATTAGCATCATTCATTAGGTTTTCTTCCGGTTTTCGTAATATACCTTTTAATGGAGTGTTAATTGTGTTTTCTTGTGCCAAAATTTCATTTACATCATGTTGGATTTGTTCTTCAATATCAACACTTGATAATCTATCAACTATATTAGTATTCATTTGTATCACAATTTATTTCTTCTTTAATTGAAGGATTATTAAAATCAATTTTTTTTATATTAGTATCTAATAATTTTTTATTAATTAAAAAATATCTTTTATACTTTTTAGTGCCTTCTAATGTATAACCATCAGATTTTCTTATAGGTTCCATATTATAACCATATACATGTAAAATTTGTCTTATAAGATTTAAAAGTGGCCATTTTTGAGACTTATCAGCATTTTTTTGTAAACATGTCATAAAAGAAGAACTATAATATTGTTTCAAATTAGGTATTATAAATTTTATTTCATCATATTTTGAATCAGATAATAATAATTCTCTCGAAATAGTAATTCCATTTAATTCATCAAAACTATTTATTTCTAAACCAATAATTTTAAATATAGATTTTGTTTCTTGATCCATTTATAATAAAATTGAAAATAATTATTATGAATTAACAAAAATTATAAAATGATAGAATACGAATTTGAAAAATATATAGCAAATATTGACGATGTTAAGGTTATTCTTGATACATATGGAGTAGCAATTATTCCAAATGTATTAAATGAAGAAGAATGTAAAGCAATGAATAATGGTATTTGGGATACATTAGAATATTTGACAGCTAATTGGAATATACCTATGAATAGAGATAATTCAAAATCTTGGAAAGAAATGAAATATTTATATCCTAAACATTCAATGTTAATTCAGAATTGGGGAATTGGACATGCGCAGCATATTTGGGATATTAGACAAAATCCTAAAGTTGTTGAAATATTCGCTAAAATATGGAAATGTAATAAGGAAGATTTATTGGTAAGTTTTGATGCAACATCGTTTCATTTACCACCTGAAACTACAAAATTAGGTTGGTATCGTGGTAATGATTGGTTTCATTGCGATCAGAGTTATACAAATAATAAATTTAAATGTATACAAGGTTGGGTTAATGGTTATGATATTAATGAAGGTGACGCAACATTAAGTATTCTTGAATCAAGTAATGAATATCATAAATATTTTCAAGATAGATTTAATACAAATATAAAAGATGATTGGTATAAATTAAATGAAATTGAAAAAAAATATTATATTGAAGAATTAAATTGTTTACCAAAACGTATTAAATGTCCAAAAGGATCACTTGTTTTATGGGATAGTAGAACTATTCATTGTGGAAGCGAAGCTTTAAAAACGAGAAAGGTTCCAAATTTTAGAAATGTAGTTTATGTATGTTATGAGCCAAGATCTCATTGTACAGAAAAAAATTTGATAAAAAAACAAAAAGCATTTGAAGAATTAAGAATGACAACACACTGGCCATGTAAAGTAAAATTATTTCCCGTAAATCCAAGAACATATGGTGGACCTATTTATGATGTGAAAAAATTATCTAAACCAGTATTAAGCGATTTAGGAATGAAACTCGCAGGATTTTAAATAAAAAATTTATTAATTTTATAAAATCAATAAATTAAACAAATTTATTTTTTATTTTATTAATTCATTTAAATATTAAGCTCAGGAATACTGTAATTTTCTCCATTCTTAACATACTTAGCAATTATTTTCGGATTCATTTGATTTTTAATAATATCAGAAGTATCATATACATTATTAGATTTATCAATATAATAAACAATACCTTGTATATCTTGAGCCCAAACTTCAACTTTTTGTGTATTTATTTTATTTGCGTCATTCTGAACATCGAGAATTCCGTGGGGAGTACCTTTCATATGTGTTCCACAATATTCGCTCCCATCTTTTCTACGTCTTGTACATTGTTCATCATTTGCTCTTTTAGCACAGCATCTATCATATATCGGTACAAAATTTTTAACACGCTTTCTTTTCTGAAAATCTTCTTTATTAAAAGATAATCGGTCATAATCATAAATAAACTGAAGTAATTGGGTTGATTTCACATCATTATTTAAACCTAATTGAGTTACTTTTTCTCGAATATTATCTTTAAATGTAGCTATATAAGTTTCAACTTTTTTGTTTAAACGTCTTTCCATTCTTTATATTGTTTATAATATAAATATATCGTCATTTCTTTAGTTCAATTTTTTTTATATTATAAAAAAACTACTTAAAGACGCTTATCTCATAGGTTTAAACGCGAGAACTGTTGTCATTAATAATATACAGTTTCCTAAACTTGATATCTCGTCACTAATTTTCCTTAGATTTCTATTTTGTGTATGAAGAAGATCTTCTATTAATCTTATATTATTTTCTGGGCAAGTGGGTTTAATGTTTGTATGATTAAATCGTCTTATTAATTGTTTTCTTAAAATGTTTGTAAACATAATAATACAAATTAACTTATTATCTTTATATTATTTATTTAATATTTTTACTCTATAGGTTTATCATCTTCTTCTTTAGATACAGGTTCTTCTTTAGATTCAACTTCTTTAGATTCAACTTCTTTAGATTCAATTTCTTCTTTGGATTCAACTTCTTCTTTAATAACAGTTTCAGGAACATCATTACTAATTGGAATAAATGAATTATCGATTGGTGTTGTTATTTCTTTATTTTCTATTACATATTTATCATTGTTATTAATTATTGAATCACATGATTCTTCTATTCCATAAAACATTTGCTCAATTTCATCATCAGACAATTTTTTTTCAAAAATATTATTTTCAATTTTGTTAGCATCATTTGATTTATGTAAATGTAAAATATTACTTAATTTATGAACATTTTTTTGGAATATTTTTTTATAATCTCTTTTTTGTTTTTTCTCTCCATTATATAATTTTGAAAAAGAAATATTTTCTTTTTTGTCATCATTTATTAATTCATCGTTTATAGGAACTATATATTCTGGTTTATAAATAATCTTTTCATTAGAACAATCTAATTTATTTTTTGGAGAATTTGAACTATCACTACTTACCTCACTATTAGTTTCAGAACCAATGGATGTTTTAAGTTCTTTTAACAAGTTTTTATCCATATTATTGGTTACAAAATCTTCTATTAATTCTTTCTTCTTATTTTTACTTATTTCAACACTGTCATCAAATTTTATATCATTTGTGATATGTGTATACATTAATTGAATTTTATTACTAAAACGTTTTAAATATTTTGAATGCATTTTATGAAAAAATTCAATATAGGTAGTAAACATATAAATCTTTTCCCTCATAACATTTATATTAAAATTATATGTTGTAATAAAATTATCAATATTTAACCCAATATTTTGTTTAGTTTTATGTATTAACAACTCATTTTCTTTGTTATTTAGAAAAGATATTAATAAAGAAATCATATTCAAAATATTTTCATGAATATCAAGAATTATTTCGAATTTATATTCTTTAAAAGGTTCTAAATCTTTATAAATAGGATAATTATTATTATTAACTAAATCAGTTATTTTTTTATCATTAACACTTTTTACAATGTACTCAATTATAATTTTATGTAATTTAAAATATTCGCAATACATTCGATTATTAATAGATAAAAATAAACGCATCATGTCATCATATTCAATATCTATAAATTTAGTTTGAAAATGAAAAGAATCAAGACCAAAAACAAACATGTCATTTTTACTATTTTTAATAAATTCTGAATATATTTGTTTTAGAGTATCAATCCTAATCTTTAAGGTTTCAAATATATTTTTAACAGTATTTCTGGTGTTTATTATATTATTAAAATCACTCTTTAATTTAACAAGTTTTGATTCCATATTATATTATATTATAATAATTTTTTGCGTTAATAATTATAATATTTTTATATTTTATAATGGAAGAATTATCGAATAATATAGATAATATTGACATTGATTTAAATGATATGGATTTAAATGATACACCTGATAATAATAGTTGGACATCTGACCACGAAACAATTTTAATTGAATGGGCTGATAAAGCAATGTGTTATAGATGGTTACATTCAAGAGCAAACATTATGTATAGTAGATTAAACGCATGGTATACAATTCCTGTAATTGTTATCTCAACTTTAACAGGAACAGCAAATTTTGCTCAAGAAAGAGTTCCATTAGAATATCAAAATTTTTTTGCTATGATTGTTGGAGGGTTTAATATTTTAGCTGGAATAATAACAACTGTTCAACAATTTTTAAAAATAACACAGTTAAATGAATCACATAGAGTAAGTAGTATTGCCTGGGATAAATTTTATCGTAATATTAAAATCGAATTAGCCAAACATCCCTTAGAGAGAATCGATCCAAAACAAATGCTTAAAATGAGTAAGGAAGAATTTGATAGATTAATTGAAACAAGTCCAAATATACCTGACAAAATTATTAGTCAATTTAAAACAAATTTTGTACAACATGATACATTTGATAAAATTATTAAACCAGAAATATGTGACATTCTTATTCCAACAATGGAATATAAAAATACATGGAATAATGAAGAAAACAAAATCAAAAATGTAAATGAAAATATTAAAATTCAATTAGCAAAAAAATATAAAATCAAAAAACAAAATGAAATGAACAAAAAAATATTAAACGATTTTATTGATCTTTTTTATAATTTAAATAATAGATATCCTATGGAGGGTGAAATAATTGATAATTTAAAAGAAAAAATCGAGCTAATAACATTGAAAAAAATTATAGATGAAAATAATAATTATATAAAGAGCAATAAAAATGTAGATGATTCTACTTGTGAACATATAGTTTAAATTTTCGGATAATCATTTGGTAAAACTAATATACATATAATAATAAGTATATAAAATAATATATATACACCATAAACATCTTCACCTAAACCATAAAAATTTAATATTTGGGTTAAACTATAAAAAAATATAATAGATATACCTATTAGTGTTATTGGATTCATATATATTATTATTTTAGATAATTTAATAATATATTATTTCTATTAAACTATAATATAATCATAACAAGAATTAAATTTATCTCCAAGTTTACTCTTATCTATAAAATGATAACTTAGAGGTACTTGTTGATTATAATCTTTTGTAACAATGACTGGAGATTCTTGAATATAATTTCCATCATCTAACTCTATCTTTCCTAAATATAAACTATCATATTTATTTCTCCAAACAGCGTCATGATCAGATATTCTTAAAGTCATTATTTCATATTTTTGATCTAAATTATTATCATTTATTTTATTTTTTTTTATAATAGAATCATCATTTAGTGAATTTAAACTATTTTCAATATATTTTGTTTTTCCCATAAATAAAGCAAATCTTACTAACCCACCTTTAATATATCTTCCATTTTCACTATCAGTTATCAATTTATTATGTAAATATTCGGGTTTATAATCACTTGACCATCCTCCTTGTCTTATGGCATTATTAAAATCAGTAAAATAATAATTTGATCCAAATAAAGATAGTTTATCTTTAGGACTTTCTCCAAAAATATATGTGAAATTTATTTGTTGTGGAGTTTTTTTGCCTATAAATCCTACTACAGGTATCTCGTATGTTGTATTATTTTTGTCAAATAAATAATTTATAGACTCATTTTTAACAAAAAAATCGGTTGTTTCTGAACTAATGGTTATATTACATACATTTTTATGATTTATTATTTCATCTACCAAGACAAATCTAACTGGAGACATTAAATATGTTTCATCTACTTTAATATCACAATTTGTGACATCAAAAAACATGTATAAATTTTGTTCATACTCATAAAACCCATCAAATTGAATATTGTTATTTAAATCATCAAAATTTTCAGATTCTAAAATTCCAGATATGAATACTTTTGAATAAGATATTAAATTGTCGCCATTAAATATATTGAATACTGGTAAGTTTGGCAATTTTAATAAATTAAAACCATTATTAAATAATAAAAACTCTAAAAACGGTACTTTTCCAGATGTGTTTATTTTATAAATACATAAATTTATATTTGAATATTTGTTTAGGTCATAAAATTCTCCAATATCTTTAACTAAAAAGCCTTTTACCGCATAATTATAATACATAGAATTTGTATTTTCACTATTCTCCATATTATAATTATACTAATACTGTTTAATTTATTTATTTAATTAATTATTTATCTATTTTTCTTTTAATAGTTTCTTTAATTTGTTCTTCGCGACTATCCATTACATGTTTTGTTATTTCTTCCGCAATATTAGCATCATTTTTATAATAATTTTTTAATGCGTTAAGTAGTGTTTTTCCACTTATAGGTTTCTTAACTTTATTTTTCTTATAAATTAATGTTCCACCATTTATATCAAAACAATCAATATTATTTGTTCTCATAACAGTTACTAAATTTTCCGTTAAACTTTTCTTTTTATTAGTTCTATCCTTTATTTCTGCTTTTAACTTAGATATTTCATTATCCATCTTAATCCATTCTTTAATATTAGAAACTAATTGTTCCTTTGGATTGTTTGTTGTTTGTTCTTTTTGTTCCATTGTTTATTATTTATAGATAATATTTAAATCTTTAATTATTAATAATTAATTCTTTATGAACCAATAAATAATGTCTTTTACACATATTTTCAGAAACAATTTTACATCCACATGGTGTTCCTTTTTTAAGTCCAGTTTTCAATATTTGAACACATCCAGATATGTTTGTTGTTTGATTTTCAATTATAGATGGACCTAATACAACATTTTCTGTAATTTGATTTTTCTTCCAAGTTTTTGCTTTTTGTTTTTCTTCTTTTTCTTTGATCTTTGCGTTTTGTTTTTCTAAAAGTTTTGTTTGTTTTTCTAATATTTTTGCCTGCTTCTTTTCCTCCTTTTCTTTCTCCTTCTGTTGTAGCTTATATTTCTTTATCATCTCTCTTTTATGTGTATAACAATAATAATTAGTATCTCCATATGTAATTGGTTCTGATGGATTTAATTTGTTATAAAGTAAAATCTTTGTTCCATGATAATGACCACAATGTTGGTTTAGGTATTTAGAATTTGTTTTTGATTCTGGTTTAGTTGGATCATAATTCTGATTTATCCACTTGTATTCGCATTTATGTGATGTATGATTTGAATACGATTTTTGCTTTAAATTTGGATCATAAAAATTTACGCCATTTACTTTTTTTAAAACTAAGTCTTCATAATATGGTAAAACACCTTCTTGTTTTTTTCTACAATAAGGACATCTTATTTCATTAGAACTTAATCTACTATTAATTCCCTCTAAATTATTAAATTTAAGCTTATGATTATAAATATCATTAAATAACGGAATATAATTAAACTTATGATTACATTTTAACGTAATATATCGGTCTTTTAATGGTTCATTTGTAATTAGACACACACTATTATCATTATCGTTATCATTTAAATCTAATGATTTATATAGTTCATTAAAAAAGTCTATTCCCCCTTCTATATTATATTTATTCATATAATAATATTTTATGTTATATCTTTATATTTTTTATATATAATTGTTATATAATGTCGCCACCTGAAGTTTGGGGTCCAGCAATATGGACATTATTTCATACACTTATAGAAAAATTAAATTCTGATGCTTATCCACATGTTATTAATTCAATGTTTAATATGATTGTAAGAATATGTAAATTTTTACCATGTCCAGAATGTTCGAGAGATGCGAGTAATTTTTTAGCAAAAATCAAATTGAGTGACTATAAAACAAAACAAGATTTCAAAAATATGTTATATTTATTTCATAATTACGTCAATGCTAAAAAAAGAAAAAGACTATTTAACTATGCTAATATAGATAAATATGCTAATTTGAATTTAATTGCTGTGATTAATAATTTTATTAAGCATTACAATACAAAAGGTAATATGAATTTAATAGCTGAATCATTTCAAAGAAGTTTTGTTATAAAAGATTTTATAAAATGGATTAAATATTATTCAAAAGCATTTACCACTACTAAAATAAATAGAATTATTAAAACAAATAATAATCAAAATAATATAGAAAATAAACAACATAAAGAAGAAAAACATGTGGTAGAAGAAAAACATGTGACAGAAGAAAAACATGTGGTAGAAGAAAACCCCATTTTGGAAGAATCTACAAAAATAAATGAAATTGTTATAGAAGAATCAAATAATAACAAAGAAAATATAAATGAAAAACCGAAAAGGAAAAAGAAAGATAAAAAAAAATAACTAAAATGTATTTTTATAATTCACTTATCAAAGTACCATCTTTATACATTTGACATTTAAAAGTTTGTTTACTTGGTTGATAGCATACATCTTTATTACTGGACGTTTCATTAAAAAACAAATATTTTCCAGAGCCTCCTGTATACATTAGCGCAACAATTAAAGCAGCCGACGCAGCACCAAGTAATATATTCAAAAATAAATCACCTATTTTAATTATACAATTTTTATAAATTTTAATAAACATATCCATTAAGAAATAAGCAATTAATAATGTGAAAATCCAGAAATTAACAGATCCATTTACAAACATAGGGTAACATAAATACATGATCGTAAAAGCAAAAACAAACGCACTAAATGTTGGATTACCATATTTGCTGTATTGAACAGAAGTACATATTGTTTTATCATTTACAATTGGATTAGCACCAGACATCATGTAAATATAACTTCTAACAAAACAACAACCAATTAAAAATCCTAAATAAATTAAACCTTTAAAATTCTGAAATATAAATGACATACTTGTAATTCCTGTTGCCAATATAATGGGACTAAAAAAAGACAGAAAAACTACAATATTCATTGGTTGAAAAATTTGTAAAGGAGAATCTGGAATACCTCCCATTTTCATTGTTGTATTTTGACTACTCATATAATAATTATAAATAATTTAATTTCAATTATTATATTTTATTCTTCTTCAAATACTAATTCAAAAACCTCTTCGATTTTACTTACAGGATGAAATTTTATACCCTCTAATAATGGAGTGCCTTTATATTTTTCTATAAATTTATTATAATCTTTCATATTTTCAACTGGAAATAATATTTCTTTAACACCAGCTTTAATAGCACCTTGAATTTTCAAGTCTAATCCACCTATTTCAGTAACATTTCCATTTAAACATATTTCTCCTGTTATTGCTATATTATATTTTATTTTCTTACAATTTAAAACACTATAAATAGCAGTTGTAATTGCTGTACCCGCACTTGGACCATCTTTTGGTGTAGATCCTTCTGGACAATGAATATGAATTCCACTTATATTATTTTGTTCAGAATAGTCTTCTCTTAAATTCTTTTTTTTCCAAGAAGGTGTTAGATCCCAAGCCAATGTCAATGCCACATTCATGGATTCTTTCATAACATCACCCTGCATACCAGTAAGATGAAGTGATAGAAATTGTTGACTTGGTCTCCAACCTACTTGAATTGGAATAACACCACCTCTACCAAGAGCATTTGCCCATAATCCATTAATAACACCAATCCTACTCTCATTATGAATTTTTTTATATTTTATTTCATGTTTATCTTTAAAATATTTACTTTTAACATCATGTATAGTTATTTTTATTGGTAACTGGTAATCTTTATCAGAGTATTTTAGCACTTCTAAATTAATCTCTCCAACTATTTCAAATAAAACTTCTTTTAATTTACGAACACCTGCTTCGCATGTATATTCATCTATTATAAATTTCAAAACATCATCATCAAAATGAATCATATCTTCTAAACCCATTTTCTTATAAACTTCTGGTAATATATGAGTATTACATATTACAAGTTTATCATCTAATGATAAATTATCAAATTTTATTCTATGAACACGATCTAACAAAATTTTATCGATTGCTTCGACGTCATTATAAGATAAAATAAACAATGCTTTAGACAAATCCAAATCAATTCCTGTAAAATATTTATCCTGAAAACAATCATTTTGTGCTGGGTCTAATAAATGCGTTAATATACCAACAATTTCTTTACCATGTTCAGTACGACTTATTTTATCTACTTCATCAATAAATATAATAGGATTCATACATTTTTTATCAATTAATATTTGTACTATTGAACCCCATGTTGAACCAACATAAGTGTAATTATGACCATGTAATGTACTACCATTACTATCACCACCCATTTGAATCATAGCAAATGGTCGAGAGTTACCTTTATCATCTTTTAAACAATCTGATAAACCACGCTTTGCTAAACTGGTTTTTCCAATACCAGGCGCACCTTCAAACCCAAAACAATATCCATCTTGTTCACCATTTATCCATTGACCAATAATTCTCTCTATTTGTTTCTTAGCTTTATCATGTCCGTGAACAGCTTTATCCAGAGTTTTTTTTACATCACACATATAATCATTTATGTCTTTTAAATTTTCATTTATTTTCTCAATGTCATTTTTAATTTCAATATTGGTGAGTATTGGATTTAAATTGGATACAGAATCAAAATCTTTTATAATATCATTAATAATATTATTATTTTCTTCAGATTCATTAGAACTATAATAATTTACAATATCAATAGCACGGTCTATTAACCCATCTTTATTTAATTGCGAATAAACAGAATGTTTTTTATTGTATTTTTTTAAAATAATATCTAATTTTTTATTATCTTCTTTTAATTTACTTTTCTCTCCAATAGATAAATATTCTTTAATTTTTTCTAACTGTTCATTTTTAGATGTTGAACCTTTGTTTCCTTGTATTTTCTTTAAATTTTTGATTATTTCAATGCTTGTATATTTTTCTTTCGAATTTATTTCAGGAAATATTTTTTCTATATTATATTTTTTATGTAGCTCTTTAAAATTAGTTCTTACTATTTCCATAATATTTAAAATTGGTTCTCTCTTATATACACCAAAAGGAATTTTTAATAAACCATCTAAATATTGACGAGCTTTTGACCCAGAATCTTCGGATTTTGCTTTTACTTCTTTTAATTTCATCATCGCCTTCTCTTTAACAGAATCAGAAACTTTTAACAAACAAATTTGTTGTTCAAGTGGTATTTTATTAATATCAAAATTGGATAAATCATTTGTGTACTGAATTGTTTTCTTCATAGCTTGTTTAAAAGATTGTTTTATAGACCAAGGAAAACTATCAAATAAGATTGTTTGCTCTTGTGTATCGACATTGCCGTTTGATTCATTGGATAGAAGATCATATAATAAATAAGATAAATATTGATTGTCATAACTATAAGAACGAACTAAAAGATTTATTAATACATTTCTCTTATTATAAAGATCATCTGATATAAAATCTTTTACTACTTGTGATATTTGTTTCTGTTTTAATAAATTATTTTGTGTTGTTCCACCTATAAATTTATTATAAATATCACTCTCTGTTTCATTTACCAAATAATCCTTTAGTGTTAATGATGATATAAATTTATCAAATATATTGTTATTTGATACCAATTCAGTTGGTATATTATCTTTAATTAATTTTATTTTATTTTTAATTAATTTGTTATTTAAAAAATCAATAATAATATCGTCTAAAATTCCATATACTATTAAACTCTTTTTTAGAGGAATAGAGTGTACATGTACTTTGATTCCATAAACTTTCATATGAAACTGTTTATAAATTGAAACAACATCAAAACACGATAAATTTGATATCTTATCATCTATATCATTTTTATTTTTAGATTCATCTTTTTTTGCTACTACTTTGTAACTTGTAGGATGGAAATATTTTTTTAATAATTCAAATTTATAAAATTCAGTTTCATCGTTTGTTATCTTATTATTATTTCCAAAACATATTAATAATAAATCTTCAAAACTTTCAGTGCCATAATTTTTTAATAAACTTGACAATTCATTATTAATTAATTGAAGACTATTTATGATGCTATCTGTAGCGGTTACTTTTAAACTAAGTATATCTTCGATTTTTATACTGAGTTCTCCCAATTTTTCAATACAAGTACTAACATCACTAATTCCTAAAATATCTAAAATTTTATTTTTTTGAACATGAATAATTGTTTTTTGTATGACATCTTTAAAAAATTCGATCTTTCTTTCAACTAATGGTAAAACATCATTTGTATTTTTTTGCCCCGATTCTTTTTTAATAACTATATTTTTATCAGACATTCTTATATATTAAAATTTTATAATATTTATATTTTAATGTTTGAACTATTATTTTCTTTAAGTTAAAAACATAAATAATATTATTTATGTTTAAATTATATTTAATAATATATTAAACATAATTTAATAAAAAGAATAAATGGGAATACCAAGTTATTTTTCATATATTGTAAAAAACCATGCTAATATAATTCGTAAGTTATCTTCCAATCCTATTAAAGTAGATAATCTTTATTTGGATTGTAACTCTATTATTTATGATGCCGTTTATAAAATGGGTATTAATGTTATGACTGAAAACGCTTCACAAAATATCATAACAAAAGTAATAGAAACAATTAAAGAATATATAAATTTACTTAAACCATCAGACAAATTAATTATTGCTTTTGATGGAGTAGCACCTGTTGCTAAACTTGATCAACAACGTTCCAGAAGATTTAAATCAATTTATCAAAATACATTATCAAGATCTCTATTAAAAACAACAGATCCTGATCCTTGGAATACTACAGCCATTACACCAGGCACAGTATTCATGAAAAATTTAGATGAAAAGGTTTATCAAGCATTTTCTAATCCATCTATTTTCGGTTTAAATAAAATTATCATTTCTGGAAGTAACATTTGTGGTGAAGGAGAACATAAAATATTTCAATACATAAGAAATAATTCTGCTGAACATTTTAACCAAAATACTATTATTTATGGTTTAGACGCTGATCTTATTATGTTATCCATTAATCATTTACCAATATCACCTAATATTTACTTATTTAGAGAAACACCTCATTTTATACAATCTATAAATTCAGAGTTAGAACCTAACGAGTCATATATATTAGATATTCCAGAATTAGCTTCTGTGATAACACTTGATATGAATAATGGTGATGAAAATGAACAACAAAATCGTGTATATGATTATATTTTTTTATGTTTTTTCTTAGGAAACGATTTTATGCCACATTTTCCTGCGGTTAATATAAGAACTGGTGGTGTTGATAAAATGTTACAAGCTTATAAAGCTACTATTGGTAATACAAATGAAGTTTTAACGGATGGTAAAACTATATATTGGAAAAATGTAAGAAAACTTGTTCAATTCTTAGCAGATAATGAATTAGATTTTGTAAAGCAAGAACACAAAGTTAGAGATAGAAAAGAAAAGCATAAATTACCAGATATAACTCCAGAAGATAAGTTAAATAATTTTGTAAATCTACCAATGTATGAACGTTCGATTGAAAAATTTATTAATCCTTATAAGGATAATTGGCAAAAGAGATATTACAAATGTCTCTTTGATATTGAAATGGATGAAGAAAGATGTAAACAAGTTTGTACCAATTATTTAGAAGGTTTAGAATGGACGATGAAGTATTATACAACAGGTTGTCCAGATTGGAGATGGTGTTATAATTATAATTATCCACCATTATTACAAGATCTAATACGTTATGTACCATTTTTTGACACACAATTTATTGAAAATAAGAAAGATAATCCAGTATCAGAATTGGTTCAATTATGTTATGTAATGCCAAGACAAAGTTTACAGTTTTTACCTGAAAATTTATACAAATCTTTAATAAAATGGAAACTACATTTATATAGTGTTGATTGTGAATTTTCATGGGCATATTGTAAATATTTTTGGGAATGCCATCCTAATTTACCTCATATAGATATTAATGAATTGGAAGACTTTGTAAATAAAAATAAATAAAATATTGATATATATAAATGTGGTTAGACACATCAGAATATAATCCAAATGATATATGTCCAATATGTCATGAAGAATATGGCACAGAACAAGCTATTTTTAAAACACCATGTAATCATATATTTCATAATAATTGTTTAAACTCATACTGTGAAACTTATAATAGGCAAATTGTGTGTCCTATATGTCGGAAAGATATTGAATATTCATGTATAGACGTTTCAGAATTTAAGGATAAAAATTTAGGGGATCCAAGAAATCCTAATGGTGAACCGTCATTTGATAGTAAACATGTTTCTGATATATATTATTCACAACCGGATCCACAAAATGCTGGTAAGAAAAGAAGAAAGTCCAAAACAAGAAGTAAAAGAAGTAATAAAAAGAAAAAATATAATAAAAGAAAAACATATCGAAGAAGAAAATAAATACTTTTAATATTTAATTATTTATTTTCAAAAATTAAATTTTAATTTATATCGTTCATTATCTGCCAATTTCGTTCTTTTCCCTAAAAATTCAAAATACTTTTTAGATAAAGCATATTCTTGAGGTTTTTTATCTTTCAAAACTTCTAATCTTACCTTCATAATCATACCAACTTGCCATATTCTTTTATGAGAATATTTTCTGTTCTTATACAACCTTTCAAGTTTTAAAATAGTATTTTTCACATCATCTAATGTAGTATATTTAATATGTATTGTATCTTTTGGATTTTTATCAATATAAACATCAAAAGATTTCTTTGGGTCATTAGGATTATATAAAAATTGTTTTTTAGTTTTAGATTTATTTGATTTTCTATGTTTTCTTGTTTTCATATTATTAACGAATATAATAATAATATGATTAGATAAATGTATTTGTATTTATATCATTCGACATAACGATAGTATTATTCATTAATAACTCTGAAAATGATAATAACTTATCATAATTTTGATTCAATATTGATTTAGCTTCTTGATAAGCTTCTTTGACTAAATCTAAAGATTCTTTGTCAGAAATAATTTTTGTATATTGTGAATATTTATCACCTAAAGCTAAACTTCTTCCCAAAAAAGGGTTTGTTTCATCGCTTATATCTTCATTAAAAAATACTTCTAATTTGTCTCCCATTCCAAAATTTCCAATCATTCGTTGTGCTAATTTATTTGCTTGACGTAAATCTTCTACAGCTCCTAAAGAAACTTGATCATTACCATAATAAATAGATTCAGCAGCTTTACCACCTAATATAACAATAAGACGCTTCTTAAAAATTTCTTTTGTATATAATCCACCTTCTCGAATTTCTGGTTTCTCAGTAAAAATAGTATATCCTCCAGCTCCATTATAAGTTGGTTGTATAGAAGCCTTTTTAAAATCAAAATAATTATTAAAATAAATAGATAATAAAGCATGCCCACTTTCATGAATAGCAACTCTTGTTTTAGTAGATTCCGGAACATTAGCATTATGTTTAATAAGACCAACAATTAATTTCTCAAATGCTTCAAATACATATTTTTCCTGTATCTTGGTCATATTATTTCTGGCAGATAATATTGCGGCTTCATTGATAAGATTTTTCAATTGAGCACCAGAAAATCCATCTGCTAATTCAGCAATAATACTAACATTAAATTTACCATCTGTATTTTTATCTTTAATATAGTAATCTAAAATTTTCTCTCTTGAATCTTTATCTGGAAGCGGTACTCTGATTATTCTATCAAATCTTCCAGGTCTTAATAACGCTTGATCCAAAACATCTCGCCTATTGGTTGCCGCCAACATAATAATATCAGTATTATTATTAAAACCATCCATTTCATATAATAATTGATTAAGGGTTTGTTCTCTCTCATCATTGGCCATGTTAATTCCAGCTCCACGCTGTCTACCAACCGCATCAATTTCATCAATAAATATGATACACGGGCGGTTTTGGCGAGCATTTTCAAATAATTGTCTAACACGCGAAGCTCCCATTCCAACAAATAATTCGACAAATTCAGAACCAGATATTGATATAAAACTTGAATTAGTTTCAGTAGCAATCGCTTTTGCCAATAGCGTTTTGCCTGTGCCAGGAGGCCCTTCGAGTAAAATTCCCTTAGGCATTTCAGCACCAACCGCTTTAAATATTTCTTTTTTGTCAATATAAGAAATAACTTCTTTACATTCTTCAATAACCTCAGGAGATCCTGCCCAACTCGAGAGTGGTACATTTGGCTTATTAAATTGTTGATTATCATTTTGTAAACCACGAAAATTAAATGGGTTGTTATTTGAATTTAAACCACTAATTCTATTACCTGGCATAGGTGGCATCCCTGGCATATTTCCACGTCTAAAAAAACTGGCTATAAAAGGAATTAAAAATAAAATAGGAAATGAATAACTGGCTAATATAAATATTTCATTTGCCAAATTTTGAATATTTAAGAGATACTCTGGAGTAAAATCAACAAAATGAATAGGAATATTATGTTCACTTGATTTTTCCACAATATTTGGTATTAAAACAGGATTAATATTTGTATAATGATAGTGTTGATTTAAGTTATCTAAGATTGGTAAGTTATCCACACTAACTAATTCATTATATTTCTTATCAATATATATTTTAGAAATTTTATCATTAAAAATATCTTGAATTAATTGATTGTAATTTTCTTTAGGAAAAAACATCTTATACTTATGTAATACATTTAAATCATTATAGATTTCAAAATTTTCATCCATCATTTTAAAATTAACTCTTTTATGAATAGATCCAATAATTTTAAAACTATATATATTATTTAAAAGTAATATAAAGGGGAAAATGTATTTTAAAAACATACAATTATAATAATATATGTTTTTTATTATTTAAATACATATTTTATTTAATTATTATAAAAAAATGACTTTTGTTATTTTATTCCTATTTAATTTGTTATTAAATGTAAATTCATTTAATATTCCAATTAATAATAGAAAAATATCATCAAGAATAAATTTAAAATTAGTAGATGAAGAATTATTTTATTTTAAATGTGATAAAAGAAATAATGACGAATGTGTTAAGATAATAACTCCGAAAAATAATCAAACAGAATCGAGTGACAAAAATATATTTTATAGATTTGGTTCATTTCCAAGATTAGATGAGCCAAATGAAAAAGGTCAACTAACATGGTATCCAATAGGATTTAAAACCGATTTTGGAATCAAACCAAAACGAATAACAATCAGAGATGTTAATTATATAGTATGGAGAGATAATAGAAATTATTATGCTTTGAGAGATTGTTGTAGTCACCAAGGATCTTCCTTTATGTTAGGTGAAGTATGTAAAAATACTATTTCATGTCCATATCATGGTTATATATTTGACGGAACAAATGGTGATTTATTACAAATACCAAAATTACAGTATGTAGAATCATCTATTCATAATGTGGATTGTTTTAAAGTGGTAGAAAAAGCTGATATGGTATATTTAAATACAGTTCCATTTAAAAATGAAGAAATGAAAAATAGATTGGATGAATCATGTATATTTACTGAACCAGAATATTTTGATAAAGATCAGAGATGTGTTTTTTTAAGCGAAGATTTTGAACATTATGCTAAATTTGTTAGTGTAAATAGTTTAGACATATGTCATATTGGGTTTGTTCACACATTTGGTAATAGAAAGAGTCCAAATCCATTACATAATTCAAAGATTATTAAAATAGAAGACAATGATTTTCATTACAAAATTAGTTATGAATATATAGCTGGAGAGAAATCACTTGTAAATAAAATATATAATTTTACAAATATAATAGTGGAAAATGAATATATTTTACCTCATTCAACAGTTGCCAGAGTAAAATTTGGTCCTTTTACATCTACTATTATTACACATGCTTTACCAATTTCCAAATTTAAAACAAAACTCTTTGTAAAAGCATACAGAAGTTACTGGAGTTATGATTTAAATAATTCAAAAAATCAAAATATATTTTATCCGTTATATAATTTAATCAATTATTTGGGAGATAAAGTAACAGAAAACACAATGTATACAACATTAAAACAGGATAAAGCAATAGTGGATTATATAGACAAAACAAATTACGATGATATGCATGGAAAATTCAGTATTGTATATGATATGTTTTCAAATCATTACAAGTTAAATTATAAAAAGTTTTATGAAGAAAGTTTTCGTAGCATGTAAGTATACATTTATTTCTTTAAATTGTTAAATAATATATTTAAAGAACCTATTTAAAGAGGTATTTTACTACATAATGAAGGGAATTCAACGTTGCTTCGAAAATTTTTTATCACTACACTATGTAAAGGAGGCGTCCGAATTTCGATTATAAAAGTGTTTGAACTTTTTCAAAATGGACAAAAAAAATGTCCAAAATAAAATGTCTCGGATATTTTATGCAAATTCCGTGGATTGTGAGCATATTTTAAAATTATGGTGTGGTCGCAAAAAAAATAATTTTTATTTTGTGACGATAAATTTTGGTTTAAAAAACAGGACATTTTTCAACTTGGCAATGTTTTGGCAATATTTGGCAATATTTTCCATCGCAAAAATCGCAAAAAAATTTTATCAAAAATTTTATTTTCAATTATTATTATAAATCGTAAGAAAACAAATAAATTGAAAAATAAATTTGCGACTATTGCGATTTTGGCAATCAAGATTGACGATTTTTCAATGGGTTTGCGATAAATCGCAAAGGTATATTTGCTAACTTCATCATTCTAATACATTTTATACAAAATAATATTTAAAAAAAACTATGTAGTGAGTTTTTAAATTAATTTAATAAATATATTATTTAAATACTTAAATATTAAATATTCTAATTATTTAGGCAATAATGGAAATCGCAAAAATCGCAAAATGTATTAGTTATGAATGTGAAAAATGTAATTACACGACCAACAATAAATACGATTATAAAAAACACTGCCAAACTATAAAACATAACTCTATTGACGATTTTTCAATCAAGATGGAAAAATCTAAATCCAAAAAATTTTATTGTCAAAATTGTAATAAAAATTACAAAGATAATTCAGGTTTATGGAAACATAAAAAAATATGTGAAAAATTATGTGAACATGTAAATTCAAATTCAAATACTAATGAAAATATATCAAACCAGATAACACCTGAATTAATTCTAACAGTTCTTGAACAAAATAAAGAGCTAACAAATTTAGTAGTGGAACAAAATAAAACCATTATGGAATTAGCTAAGAATGGTCATGGAAATACAATTAGTAACAATAACATAAATAGTAATAATAAAACATTTAATTTACAGTTATTTTTAAACGAAACATGTAAGGATGCGATGAACATAACAGACTTTGTAGATTCTCTCAAACTCCAGCTATCCGATTTAGAAAATGTAGGACGACTTGGATTTGTTGAAGGTATATCCAGTATTATAGTGAAAAATTTACAGGCACTTGATGTACATAAAAGACCTGTACATTGTGCTGATAAAAAGAGAGAAGTTCTTTATATTAAAGACGAAGATAAATGGGAAAAAGAAGATGAAGATAAAAATAAAATGCGAAAGGTGATAAAGAATGTAGCAAATAAGAACCAGAGGCTTCTCTCGAAATATAAGGAAGAACATCCTGGTTGTAACTATAGTGAATCAAAATATTCGGATCAATATAGTAAAATAGTAATAGAAGCGATGGGTGGTTCAGGTGATAACGACTCTGAAAAAGAGAATAAAATAATTCAAAAAATAGCAAAAGAAGTTGTAATAGATAAAACATTGTAGTAAATAATTTAGAATTATAATAATTATAATAATTATATTAATTATTTACTGGTTTAAATTGAAAAAAATAAATAATACAAGTATTTATGTCGAAACAAGTTATTAGTGAAATAGCTAATCGTGAAGCATTTTTTCATCTTTTACAGAATAATCCAGGATTAATAATACTTAAATTAGGCGCAACATGGTGTGGTCCTTGTAAATTAATAGAAAAACCAGTACATGGTTTCTTTGCGTCATCCCCTCCAGAAGTAATTTGCGGTGATATTGATGTAGATCATTCATTTGATTTTTATTCATTTTTGAAATCAAAAAAAATGGTAAATGGAATTCCTGTTTTATTATGTTTTAAGAAAGGAAACGCAACTTATATTCCTGACGACATGATTACAGGAGCAGATCCAGAAGGTCTTCATCAATTTTTCGTAAGATGTGGTAATCATTTATCAGATGTTTTAACTCGTTATCCTGGCAAAAGATAAATTTCTTTAAGTGGTTTTTAAATATATATATTTAAATATATTTAAAGAATAAAATAATAAAATTGAAATGAAAAATAAGTAATTTTATTTCTGTAATAAAATAAAATCAAGATGAGCGACTTACAAAGTGATACATTATATAATGCTGTTAGAAATTCTGATAAAATTTCATTAAATAAGTCAAATGATCATACAAACGATAAATACTTAATACCTTGTTGTTGTGTAACTGATAAATGGTGTTTTGAACATTCTGGTATAGCAATTCCGAAACAATATAGTGAAACTGAATTTAATTGTTGTACATGTTTAGATTGTTGTACATGGTGTTTAGAGGTGAAAATACAAAAATACTCAATATGTGTAAAACAAACAAATTGTTATTTATGTTGTTGTTCAATTTATTTCATATAGTAGTAAAATTTTATTATAATAATATAATATATGAAATTAGGTAATCTAACAAATCTATTTATACTTTTTTTTATCCTAATACTATTAGGATTTCTTTACAGAAGATTTGAAGACAAACTTAGAAGAGAAGAAAATAAAGATAATTATGAAGCTATTCAAAAATATTTATTAGATGATGTAACTTTAGGTAAGAGTAAAAAACCAATTTTATGGATTCATGTTCCTTATGAATATAATTCAAGAAAATGGTTAAGTTTCGGTTCAAGAAGTTCATTTGATTTAAATCAACCATATTTATATTTAACAGTTAGAAGTATAATAAAACATTGTGATGAATCATTTACAATCTGTATTTTTGATGATAATACATTTAAAAGATTAATTCCTGGTTGGAATATTGAAATGAATAGATTAGCTGACCCAATATTGTCCAATATGAGGGTTCTAGGAATGATGAAATTATTATATATTTATGGTGGTTTAATGTGTCCTATTTCATTTTTATGTATGAATAATTTATCCAGTTTATACGCAAAAGGAACAAGAGGTAATAAGATGTTTATATGTGAAACTGTAGATAGAAATTCTACATCTGTACATACTAATTTTTATCCCAATATTTCATTTTGCGGTGCCCCTAAGGAATGTGAAACTGTTGCCAAATTCTGTAATTATATTCAAATCGTTTCATCGAATGATCACACAGCAGAGTCAAAATTCTTAGGGCAATGGGATAGATGGTGTATGAAAAAAGTAGAAGAAGGTAAAATAAATTTAATAGATGGACATGAAATAGGTACTAAAACAATTCAAGATAAACAAATTATTTTAGATGATTTAATGTCGAATAATTATTTAGATTTATATAAAGGTACTTATGGAATACTAATTCCTTCCAATGAATTATTGAATCGTTTACAATATGGTTGGTTTGTAAGAAGCTCACAAAGACAAGTATTAGAATCAGAGACAATTATTGGTAATTATTTACTTCTCTCTGTTGGTCCAGAGGTGAATCAAGGAATTTTAGAGTCATTAGAAGTCAAACCACAATGGGTTGGTTTTTGGAAGACCCCCCTTTATCCAGGATTATATGGTCTTAAACCTTACGGTCTTGGTGATAATATGAATAAAGTTAAATTCACTGGTAGATAATTTATGAAATTTATAAAATGTAATAAATAAATTATTAGTAAAATTATATTATATAATTGTATAATATAATGAGTAAAAAATGTTCTAATGATTTTTTTGCGTCAAAAACAGCATCTGAATCAGCATTAACTAAGTTAAATAAAATAGTAACAGCAAGCGGTTCAGCAACTGCTACTTCCAGTATATCACAGGAAAATGCGGATACTATAGCATTATTCGAAGCACAGAAAATCGCGAAAGTTTGTGCCGAAACATCCGCAAGTTTAGTAAATATAGCACAAGATTTTACGTTTAACGTAACTAATTTAAATGATTTCGGTCCAGGATCATTCAGATTTGCTTTAGAGAATGCTAATAAAGCTTTAGGTGTTAAAAGTTATATTTATTTTTCAGTTTCAGGAATAATAAAAATACAAACTGATTTGCCGTCTATTTTAAATCCAATTGCTATAATAGGAAAATCTTCACCAGGCTGGGATTACAAAGGTAAACCATTAGTTATATTAGATTTAAATGGTTGTAGTGGATTAAAAATATTAGAAGCAGCAGAACTATCATCTATTAATGGATTAGAAATTAAAAATTCATCTAATTCTGGAATATTTATTTATTCAAAAAATTGTAATATTACAGAATGTTATATACATGATAACAAGGAAAATGGAATATTTTTATTACAAGGATCAAAAGATAATGTTATAGGTCAACTAAAATTTAATTTAGAAAATGGAGAGAAAATCCCAAGTAATGTAATTAATAATAATGGAAATAATGGTATATATTTAAATTTTTCTAATACTAATCGTATAGCAAATAATTATATTGGAGTTGACTATACCGGTTCTATAGCTAAACCCAATGGAAATAATGGTATTTATTTATATAATTCAGATAATGTTGATATAGGAAATCCATTTTATACGAACCCAGTAACAGGAGAGGAAAATAATCCAACAGGCACAGAAGGTTCGGTTACACCTGTCTTTGTAACACCTCCATATGGTAATTTAATAAGCGGAAATAAAGGCCATGGAATTGAGATAAGTGACTGTTTTAATACACGTTTATTTGGTAATTTTATAGGGGTAAATTATAGTGGATTAAAGGCGATGCCAAATATTTTAAATGGTGTATATGTAACAAATAGTATTTATACCAGATTTCTTGGATGTTCTATTAATAATAATCCATTCGTATATTATAACGTTATTTCTGGGAATAAATTAAATGGTGTTTTAATTAGTTACTCATCTTTCACTTATATTCAAGGTAATTTTATTGGTATTGGAGCACAAAACGATAATTTAATACCCAATGGTGCTGATGGAATATTAGTTGGTAGAGCAACTAATAATACAATTGTTGGAGGTGTAATTCCACTTGGAAATGTGGTATCTGGTAATAAATTAAATGGAATTCATGTTAGTGAAACAGCAAAAGAATTTGAAACATATAATACATTTGGAGGATTATTTGCTTTTGGTGGAGCAGCTCCAAATGGTTCCAATGGTATATTATTCGATGGTGAAGGTACTAATATGATAATAGGTAAATCATCTGATGGAAGAACAAATGTGTTTTCTGGTAATAATAAAAATGGCATAGAAATAATTGGTTCAGTAAGTAATATTGTTATTGAGTCTGTAATAGCAGGATTAAATACAGATGGTTTATATCCAACAATACCTAACAAAGAGAATGGTATTCATTTAGGAGGTAATTGTAGTGATGTTTTTATTGGAAATAAAGTGGATTCAATTATTATCAAGAGTGTTATATCTGGTAATCTTAAATCCGGTATATTAATAGATGGAAATTCTACTAATAATGTAATAGCAAATACAATTGTAGGATTAGATATTAAGCAACAAGATTCTCCAAAAGAACCTGTAGGAAATAAAGGAGATGGTATTTTAATTAATTCTAATTCAAATATAGTAAGAAGAATTTTTTCACCAAATATTATAGCTGGAAACGGTGGAAATGGTATTAAAATAGGTGATAAATACATAAATAATATAATTACTGAAAATTATGTAGGAGTAAATACATTTGGTACAAAATATATAAATAAAACAAATCCACAAATAGAAGGTAATCCAGATAAAAATATAATAAAAGACAATATATTGCCATCATAATATATTAATAAACAATTTAAAAACATTATTACAAGTATAATTATATAAAATGGAATATACTGTACCGGACACATTAGTTTTAAAGATTGTTGAAAAAGATGGAAATAAAGATGATACTATATTATATATTTTATATGATAAAAGTGTAGAGAGATATGTAATTAGAGGTAAAAGAGAGGAAACTCTTCGTGTTAAATCGTGTACATATTCATTTGAATGCGACTATACACATGATTTAGTAGACTTTATTCAATTTTTAATCGACCCAACAAATAGTATTTCAGTTATATTATATAATTATGATAATTTGCCATTCTCATCTAATGATGTTACTTTTGAATTTTTGTCAGAATATGATGATATTAGATATGAAATAGGTGGATATGATAATGTCAAATTAAAACGAAAAGAATTATTGAAGAACTTGAGAATGTTAAGAAATATTTACAATTACAACAACTAATTTTTAAATTTAAATTTTCTATCAATAATATAATATAAATGAGTTTTAATGAAAATGCTTTTATGATTGCCGGAACAGCAATAGCAATATTTGGTGTTGGATTATACTTATATGATACAAGAAAAGAAAAAGTAGTGAATGCTTATAATCAATATAGACAACCAAAAAATTATGCTGCTGGTCCTCCATCGCAATATTCATCTTCATCTTCTTATCCGTCTACATCAAGTGATACTTTTATGACAGCTGGTTCGAGAAGAAATAAAAAAAGATTTCATAGAAAAACTAAAAAACATCGTTAATTATGTTTAAATATAATAATTTAATTACTTATTATATTTATAACTATGAATGATTCGATGTCTATTCTTTTAGCAACAACTATTTTAGCATTAGGAGGATTAGGATTATATTTATATAAATCATCAGATGATAATATGAATGGAGGAAAAGACGATGAATACAATGAAGATACATTATTTGGAGGAAAATTTTGGGGTTCATCAGAGGATAAAGAGAATGATGATTCAGAAAATTTAGAAGAAAATGAAATTTATGAAGAAGAATCTAAACCACGTAAAAGAGGTAATAAAACCCAAAGAAATAGGAAAACAAGTGGTACATCAAGACGTAGATATTAGAAATATACATAATATACAATATCATAAGTAGATTTAGAGTAAATGATTTGTGATGTGTACTTAATATTATTAAAATTACATATTTGTCTTAATATTGTAACAAAACTTTTATTTGTTAATTTTTTTTCTAAATATTTTCTTTTAGATATGTGATAATATGGAACGCATTCATTTATAAAATTTTGAATATCATTAGTATACAAACCTTTTTTAAATGATTCCTTATTAAATGTATAATATTTTTCATTTTTTATACATATTTTATTAAGGAGTTCAAATAATAATTCATTTTGTATTTTATTTTTAAAAATTTGCGTAGACATTATATATATTATATTATTAATTAAAAATAAACTTATTAATAATATAAATTCTTAGTTAGACAATGTTTTTATAAGATTGTTTGTGAATAATGATAGTTCAATCTCGTCTTCATGTATGTTGTGAAAAATACTAATATATTTACACAAATACGGTATAACTTTATATTTTTGTTCTTCTGATAGAATAGTGGTGCTTTTTATGAAAATAAAATAATTATCAAGAATGTCCATAACAGAATATCCTTTATCATAAACTTCATATATAATTTGGATGGCATTTGCTAAGTCAGAATTTAAAATTAATTTAGTATATTTCTCAAAAGTTAAAAAACTAATATTAGAACATAATTGTACCGCAAGATTAAGTGTAATTTTTTGATTAAGAAGTTTAAATTTTTCCATATAATTGATAAGAATTTTAACTGTATTATTGGATATATTAATTATAAAATTTTGAGCCTCTTCATCTATTTCTATATTTTCCTTTTCCTTAATATTATTAATAATACTAATAAGTCTATCTTTTTGTAGAGGTTTTATTTTAATTATAGTTAAACGAGATTGTAAACTTTCAATTACTTTTTGATTATTACTACAAGACGATATAAAATTTACGTTATGACTAAATTTGTCAATACAATTTCTAAATACTTGTTGACTCTGTTCATTGATAAAATCGATATCATCAAGTACTACAAATTTTTTCTTACCTTTTATATTAGAACAAGTTTGACAAAATGTTTTAACGTCTGTTCTATAATAATTAATACCTTGTTCTTTGAGACTATTAATATATAAGACATTATCTTCATAGTCTTTAGGAGTTAATCCCGAATAATATTCGCGTATAATCGCATTTAAAATAGACGTTTTTCCGGAAGTCATGTCACCAATTAACAAAATATTTAGATCATCAATTAAAATAAGTGTTTGAAGTATTTTAATAATTTCATTATTCTCTCCAAAATCCTTAAAAAAGAGGGGTTGATATTTGTTGATAAATAATTTGTCTGTCATAATTATTATACGTAAATAATTATTTAAGTATATCTTTTATTATATTATTAAATGTCAGAAAATTATTATAATATTTTAGGTGTAAATGAAAAATCAACAAAAGATGAAATAAAGAAGGCATATAGAACTCTTCAGATGAAATATCATCCCGATAAAAATCATGGTAGTCAAGAAGCAATAAATATGACCCAAAAAATAAATGAAGCATATGAAACATTAGGAGATGAAGATAAAAAGGAAGAATATGATATGATGAGAAATAACCCATTTATGAGAATGAATAGTCATGGTCCATTTGGAAATAGTGATGATATACCTTTAAATGATATATTTAATATGATGTTTTCTATGCCAGGAATGCCAGGTGTGATACCAGGAATGCCACCTGGTGCAAGAATACATGTTTTTAATGGTGGACCAATGAATTTTCAACAAGCATTAAATAAACCTATTCCTATAATGAAATCAATACAAATAACTATGGAGCAAGTATACAATGGAGCATCTATTCCAGTTGAAATAGAGAGATGGATATTAGAAAATGGTATTAAAGTATTTGAGAAGGAAACGATATATGTAGATATACCTAAAGGAATCGATGATAATGAGATGATAATTTTAAGAGATAGAGGGAATATTTTATCCGAACATTGTAAAGGTGATATAAAACTAAATATTTTAGTCCAAAATAACACGGCATTTAAGCGTTCTGGATTAGATTTAATATTAGACAAAACAATTACATTAAAAGAAGCTTTATGTGGTTTTTCTTTTGAATTAAAATATATAAACGGTAAAAGTTATACATTAAATAATAATAAAGGTAGTATTGTACCACCAGAATATAAGAAAGTATATCCAGATATGGGTCTGAAAAGAGGAGAACATAAAGGTAATATGATAATTAATTTTCATATTGATTTTCCTGAAAAGCTTACTGAGGAACAAATTGATAGACTTATTAATATTCTTTAATTTTATAATATTTTTTAATTTATATATAATTTTAAAAACTATTTAAAGACAAATTATTGGATTAATATGGTAGGAAAAGAATATCCTGCTATTTTGGTTTTGCGTTTGTTAGATATATTATTCCGGGTATTATGTGCACATATTTTATATCTATTAGGTGTTTCCCAAACGAGCTCTGTTTTCAGTCAGAGTAATTTGCTATTTAAAAAATGATGCATCATTTTTCTTTTTTTGGTTTTTTTTATATGAAGCGTAGTAGTTTGAAGCATAGTAATTAATAATGGAAGCATAGTAGGAATTTATTTTGAAGTGTAGTAAATTATTTTTGAAGTGTAGTAGTATGAAGCGTAGTAATATAGTTTTAAAGGTAAAGCGTCCTCCGTAAAATGCTTGAGAATTAGTCTCGCATAAACTTTCTAATTTGATAGAAATATTAAATGAGATTTGTTTTGGAGTTTGAGCGCCTTGTTTTTGGGTTTATAAATTTAGGCAAATTTAATGTATTGTTTTAAACAATCACCAAAAAGTAGTATTTTTTTCTTACCACCACTACGGCCATGGTTCAATGGAAGAATGACTGCCTACCAAGCAGTAGACCTGGGTTCGATTCCCGGTGGTCGTATTTTTAATGTCTTCTTAGCTTAGTGGTAGAGCACCAGTCTTGTATTAAATAAAATGGAAAACTGGAGGTCCTGTGTTCGATTCCCAGAGAAGGCTTTAAAGAATTATTTCATTTATAATGAAATACTTATTTAAAAAAATTAAATATATTCATTCCAATTTATATCAGCAATTACATTTGGAGAAGAACCAATAATTAATTCTGCTGTTAAAACCAAAATATCTGGTTGATTATTATAATTAGAAGTTAATTGTAAAACTTGACTATTAAATGTATTGGATAAATCTCCATATGTAACGGATGCTTTACCTGCAAAAAGACCTTGATTAACTACTATTGAATTAGCTGAAGTAAAAGAAGTTATTGATGTAGCATTAGCATATTGTACTATGCTATTATTTGTATCTACATCACTCCATGATATTGTTGTACCAGGTAAATTACCATCTCTATATAATCTTATTCTATAAGTGAATACATTATTATTACCAGTATCTAAAAAATTAACAAGATTTGGAATAATATTTTGATGATAATAATTTCCAGGAGCAATTCCTCCAGCATTACTTCCGCCTCTTATAGCTAATATAGGAGCTTCAGTTCCTACACTCATTGAAACACCTGATGTGTTAGCAATTCCAAAAGGCCTTCCAATTGGATTATATCCACCTTCTGATATTACAGTGGAACATATTTGTATCATTGAACCTGTTTGACCAGTACTTGATTGAATCGTATATCTAATTGGTAAGTTACTGGATGCCATATATGGTCCACTACCCAAATAATTTACATTTAAAATTTCATGACAATATACTATTTTTCCATATACATAAAATCCAAATCTAATTCTACCAACTCCTAACCATTCAAAATCGATTACAAATAATTGTGCTTTTGTAAAATCTAATTTTATACCTGTTGAACCATTACCATTCATGGGATCAATATTCCAATTAATCTGTGCATCAGTAGATAGAACACCATTATTTTTTAAATTTATAGACGTTGATCCATTACCTGTGCCATCTGCTGTATATTCAAAATATAAACCATTATTGTCATCAAAATATCCAACTTGTGAAGTTACTCCATTTGTATTATGACTTCCTGTAAGAATAAATCCAGCATCCATAATACAACTGGCTTTTATTAGCATGGATTTACCAGGTAAATAAGTACAATAATTTCTACTTTGACTTACACAATAACCAACTCCTGTTCCAGAACCTAATATTAAATTAGAATTTTGAGTTGTAGTATAAGATCCTGCTCCTGATGTATACAAAGAGATTTGAGTATTATTGGATAAGTATGTTGTGTTACCTGTTTGTGTAGAAGGTATATAAGGAAAACGAATATCAAGTAATGTTGTTGGATTAGTAACTCTTAATTTTCCAAACGCATCACGTGTATATTCTGTACTATTATCAAATGCGCTAAAAGAATTATTTTCACTATTTAATGAATCAGTACATAATCGAGAAGTGATTGAAAAATTAGTTGCGTAAGCAGCAGTATAACTTATTTTATAATATTTATCCAATATATCATATCTTTTATTAAACATTTGATTTATATCTGTTCCAGAATAATTATCTGTCAAGGTTTTAGATATAGTTGTTCCATCAGGTGAAAAAAATATTTCCAATTTTCCTGAAACAATAGTATTGTATATAGATATTTGTAAAGCATTATACCCAGTTGTAGTAGTATATGTGCCATTATATGTTGTAGAACTTAAAACAATTTTAGAATTATTAGAATCTATTTGAGATAAGACGGATGGTGTAAATGTCATAATATATAATTAGTAAATATTTTATTTACATAAGTTCAGAAATACTTATTTAAATATATATTAAAACAACTTAAAGAGTGCTCGTAATTTTATATAAAAAGCATCAAAATGACGAGCCTAATTGGATTCAATGAATCAAAAATTGATATTAAAAATGATACTTGGACATTAAATACATTATATAAAAATTTGAAACGCATTAAGAAACCGAAATTTCAAAGAGATAAAAAATGGACAATAAGACCTTCCAATAAAAATAAAAAGGCAAATTATGAAGAATTTTTGAAATTTTTAGTTTGTAATAAAAATTCTGTAACTGCTATTTCTCTCGGTACATATTATGAGAATAACCAAGAATATTATGTAGCGATTGATGGTAATAATAGAATTAATGCTGTGATACATTTTTTACAAAAACCTTATGATTTATTTCCTTATTATTATGATGAGTTTTTTAGTTATATTAAAAATATCGATGAAAACAAATTATCTGCTTTATCGAAAGAGAAAATCATTAATAATATAAAAAATTTAGATTATCAGAGTATTTCTTCATTTAGACGTATTGACGAATGTTTAGATGATGATATTGAAATCAATGATAGACATGTTAATAGAGAAATAGAAGATGAATTGATTAAAATACAAAATAAATTTAAATACAGTGAAAACAGATTGTTCTCAAATAATATCAATTTAGTGATTAACATATTTAGTAATGGAACTATTGAAGAATATAATAATTTATATCTTGATTTAAATAAATATCAAGGTACCTTTTCACAAAATGAATTACTTGCTGCTATTTTATTTACTACTAATGTCGAAATACAGAATGAAAAACTGAAAAATGACTTAATTGATAAAATAATGGATTATTACGAAAACAGAGGTAATAATGAAGTATTAGAAAAATATACTCCAGAAAAAATTTATAATATGAAAATCAGTGCTTTTGATTTTATGGTTAGTTTTCAGAATTACTGTAACGAGAAATATAAGATCATTGAAAAATTTTCAAATTGTGATGATTCAAAGAAAAAGAGCACTGAATCAAATAAAACAGAGTCTAATAAATCTGACTCAAAAGGATTGTCTATTTTATTTAAAGTTTTCAGTCATTTATATGGTTCATGTGAAGTAAATAAATTTAATACAGAAAATGTGAACGATTTTATAGAGAAAATATTATTTACATGTAAAATATTATTAGAAGTATACGAGAATATATTACCTCCAAATATAAGCTCTAAAATTTTCAACAAATCGGCTATAGTTGATTTTGATAAATTAATTGCCGCGAACTCACTAACAGTGTTATTCATTTCCATTATTGTTAATAAAGACTTAGAATATAATAAATTATTTAATGATATTAAGGTTACAATTATTTTTCATTTGCTATGTAATAAATGTTATTTAAGTAATATGACGGAAAATGACTATTTATCTTTACAAATATATGATAAATTGAAATACGAAGCTGGAGGTAAGTTTATTGAAAATAAATGTAAATCTATTTTAGATGGTAAAGAGAATATCTTTAATAATATTACAAAAGATGTTATGAATACATTAATTGAAAATAATATTAAATCTATACATAATGAAATAACATTTGCTAAAAAGGATAAAACAAAGAAACGAAGACAACTCAATCTTGTGGATAAAATTTTAATGTCTAATTATTGGAATATAAGAGTTTCTAATAGTTATATTAGAAAAGATTATTCTATCGAACATATTGTTCCTTTTTCATCACAATGGGAAGATTCATTGGATATCAATCGTTTAGGAAATTTAGTTCCAACATTACAAAAAATTAATTCAGAGAGGGGAAACAAGGACCTAACCACTTATTATAAACCGGAATATAGTGAATTTACTAAATTTATTGATGAATTATTACCAAAAGATTACAATAATATTGTAAATCATGGTGAAAAGAAAAAAAATAGTAAACCCAAAATTATGGATAATAAAAAATTTAATGAATATTCAAAGAAAAATGAAGAGATATATATAAAATTGCTATTGGATAATTTACATTTTGTAAATTAATAATTTTTTTAAATATAGTAATAATTTATTATGGACGACTCAAAAATATTAGAGGAATTAAACTGGGAAAAATTAAGCTGGAGGGGAAAATTAAGCTGGGGTGACGAAAAAAAAGTAGAGGAATTTAAAAGAAATGTTTTAAATGGTGTTGTAGAAACAGGGTGTTCTCGTCCAGAAGCGCAATTTAATATCTTAAGAAGAATGGGGTTTGACAAAACAATCAATATTAATAACAATTCTGGTAAAGACGCATGGGTTGTATTATCACCTTCACCTATAATTAATATAAGCTCTTTAGGAATAGACAAAATAGGTAATTTAAGTACTACATCGATTGGTGGAGAAATTAAATGTCAACAATTTGGAATTAAAAATAATAGTAAGAAAGAATATGATTTAGATAACACTAAATTATACTATACTGTATTTTTTAATTGCGACGGTAAGTGGAAATGTCCATATAAAGACAGAAAAATAGATGCGAAAATTTATGATATTAATCTTTTACCAAAAAATGTGGATGAATCTATTGATGTTGATTTTGTACCAAAATAATTAATTTAAATAAAGTTATTTAGAATATTTAAATAATAAATTATTTTGTTATACTTTTTATTAAAGTGGATATATATAAATGGCAGGTAGATCGAGAGTTATGAGATTAAAACAATCCATCATAAATAATATAGACGCACATACATTTTCTGGACCAATGAAAAGTGGAACATCACCAAGTGTTGGTGTAACACATTATTATTGGTATAATTACGCAACACAATGTAATCAAAATCCTAATCAAATTAAAAAGAGTTATGATAACATGGTTTTCTTAAATATTAATCCAGCTCAAACACCAGTTAGTGCTGGTTTTAGACCGACCACAAATTATAATTATTCTTATGTAGCACCAAGAGGGGTTAAATTTTATGATGCGAATGCCAAATATGATAATCATTATTATAGACCACGATATCCTATTCAGCAACCACCAGTTAATTCTACAACTCCTAAATATATTCTCCCATCAAGACATATGACTGGTTTTCCATCTAATAGAAATTATTAAATAAAATAATTCAATTAAAATCATATTATTTTTATAGTAATAATATAATTTATAAAACAATCTATTTTTTAATTAAATAATCATAAATACCGTTTATTTTATTACGTATTTGGTCTTCAGTAATTTCATTTTCAATAATTAACAAATTCGCACAATCTTTTATAAGTAGTTTAGAATTATTGAGTAAATATTTCGTTTCTTCATAAGCCTCATTGAATATATGTTCAATTTCTGTATCTATTTTCTCTCTATATTTGTCTGAATTATAAGGTAAAAATAAATTGGTACCCATTCCATAATCAAGAACCATTTTTTGTATAATATTTTTTACGCGATGGAAATCATCTACAGCACCAGATGATATTTTATCGCCGTAAAATATTTCCTCGGCAACTCTACCTCCGAGTAGAACCATAATTTCTTTAACTAAATTTTCTTTTGTAGAAATCATATTATCAATAGATTCGTCAAATAATGTGAAACCAAGAGCTTTTGGTGACCATAAATTAATTGTGACTTTAATAATTTTTCTATAACCAGTAAAAATACTTATTAAGGCATGACCAATTTCATGGATGGCTATTTGGGTGATCATTTCTTGTGATAATTTATTTTCAGTTATTTGCCATCCGGTAAGTATTCTATTAGCTATTATTTCCAAATCATGTTTAGTAATACTTTCTCTGTTTTCTCTCAAAGCTAACAACATAGCTTCATTTAATAAATTTTCGATTTCTGCTCCAGAAAATCCGTTTGTCATTTCAACTATTTTATCAACATGTATATTTTCATTGTAAGGTTTGCCTTTTAAATGTATATTAATTATTTCTTTTCTCGTTTTTCTATCAGGATTACCAACGTAAATTTTTTTATCAATTCTACCAGGTCTAACTAAAGCATTATCTAACAAATCAATTCGATTTGTAGCACCTATTAAAAAAATACCATTTGTATCTTTGAAACCATCTAACGCAACTAATAATTCATTTAATGTAGAATCTCGTTCAGAAGTACTGGATTCAGAATCAGTGGATCTTTTTCTACCAATAGCATCTATTTCATCAATAAAAACGATACATGGTTTATTTTCTTTGGCAAAATCAAATAATTCTCTTACTCTACTTGCTCCTACACCAACATACATCTCTTGAAATTGAGATCCAGATACTGGTATAAAACCGACATTTATTTCGCCACTGAATGCTTTTGTTAAAATAGTTTTCCCATTACCAGGAGGTCCTTCTAATATTAATCCTTTTGGAATTCTGACATTGTATTTCTCATATTTCGTGTAATTAACCAAAATATCCGCACATTGTAGCAACTCACTTTTAATTAAATCATAACCTCCTATATTTGTAAAATTAAAATCTTTGTTAAAAAGTAATTCGAAATTTTTACTTTTTTTATTTTTATTTCCAGTCTCTTCTAAATGTTTTTTTAAAATTTCCGGTTCATTTCCTATCGGATAAAAAATTCTTATACCAATTTCCTGTGGTGTTTTATTTCTATTTTTATTTTTATTAATAATATTTTCTAATTCATTGCCAAATTCTTCATCATCTTCATAATCTTCATCATATTGTTCTTCGTCTCTTTTATTTTTATTATAATTATAATCTTTTCTACTAAATAATTTTATATTGTTTAAATGTAAACATTCATATTGAGATGACTTTTTAAAAGACAACTTTAATGAAGTAGGACAAAATTGACACGAATATTGAAGAATATTCAAGAACAAAAGTATTGTTAAATACATTTATATTATATTTTTTATAATAAAAAATCTAATATAACGACAAATTAAAGCATATGACATATTTTGTCTAAATTAAATATTATATTTCTTCTTTAAGTTTAGACATATACGAAGTGAATTATAAACATTTTTTTTGCTTCCAACAAAATAACCAGTTAGATATAATGGTCTTGAAACTGCTAAAGAATATAAATTAAATCTTATTTCTGAAACGATTATTTTATCTCTCAAATATTGATTTGAATTTATATATTCTCCTAATTGAATTTCTGGTGAATTATTTAACTCATGATGGTTAATAAATTCAGATGAACTATATAAATTCTCGAAAAAATTCTTCATTACATACATCATTAAATTTTTATCTCCCATAAAGAAAAAATCTTGTATCCAATTAGGTAAATTATTATGCTTTGATTTTTCCCAATCTATGTATGAAAAGTATAATTTGTTTTTATCTATTAAATAATCTTCTAAATTAATATTATTAACCCACCATAAATTGTCTAAACGTAATCTTATTACTATATCATAATCAACATTATTATCTTGTGTATATTTATCAAAAATTTCTGCTATATTTTTAACTCGTGCGTATTGATCTAATACATTTACTGATACTTTATTTTTAATTGAATGGTCAATATTATTCAATTTATTAGTTATTAAATGTTGAATATATTCTTCATTATCATACCCAAAATATTTTAATTTATTACCAAACATTAATTGTAAATAGGTTAAATCTTTGATAGTATCATCAATTGGTATTTTATATTCTTTAATAATTTTTTTTTGAATATTTTCCTTTAAATAATATATTCTACTATTTTCTTTAAAAGAAATAAATATATCAGCATTTTTACATTTATTAAATATATATTTTTTAAAACTAAACGTGGTATAAATATAATTTCGAGCACATCCAGAGATTAAAAAAGCAATTTTAAGTGTCATATATTCATATTATATTTAAATAGGATAATTAATTGCTGGACTAATAAAGGTAGTTAAAGGTTTTCCCGGATATTGATTTGGTGGGAATGGGAAATAACCATTAGGATTCTCAGTATATCTATTATAACGTCCTAAATATGTATAAAATCTACCACATCTTCCATTTTCACCACCACAAACTGATGATAATCTATTTTTTGCTCTTCTTGTGGCTATACTTGATGCTCCAACACCACCTTGTCCAGGTGAATATTTGTTATATAAATATTGATAAGTATTACATGTAGTATTACCTCCAGGAGCAAATTTTGTAGAACGTCTTGCACCTACACCTACATTTTTTTTATATAAAAATCCAGGAAATCTTGTTGTACTTCCATACCAAAATTGTCCATTTGAATTACTACCAGTTCCAAAATTTGACATTTTATATATACTAAACAAATAATTTAAAAATTGTAATTAAATTATTATATGAATGAAATTAAATTTTCTGGATTATTAGATTTATTAAATACTTATTCAAACCATGTAGATAAAATTAAAAAAAAATATTTATCACTTTTATCTGAATTAACATCCGCTAATTACGTTGAAAACTATATTTTTTTTAATAATGTAGAGAAAATACATGAATTCGGAAAAATTTTTGTTGGATATATTGGAGACCCATTAAAGGATGATTTCAAGATTATAGCATCTGGAACTATTATTATAGAACCAAAAATTATTAGAAATGGAAAAAATGTTGGTCATATAGAAGATATCGTAGTATCAAGATCTCATCGAAAAAATGGTGTTAGTCAAACAATTTTAAGTATGTTAAAAGAATATGCTAAAGAGAATAATTGTTACAAAGTTATATTAGATTGTGATGATGATGTAAAAAATGTTTATATTAAAAATGGTTTTGAAATCAAAGGTCTTCAGATGGCTCAATATTTCTAATGTCTTCTTCGCCTACTATGTCTTCTTCGTTTGCTATGTGCTCGTCGCTTACTATGTCTTTTTTTGCTACCTTTTTTTCTTCTACGACCACCTGGTTGGGTGTTAATTCTTTCTGTATAGTCATTTGTCATTTGATTAGTTGGATTATTTTGAAATGGATTTGATGGTCCTGGTACATTCCTAGGTTTTCTATTTGATGGTGTATTTGATGGTGGAGGAGGTGTATAATTTTCCGTATATCCTGGAGGCATTTCATCGTCAAGTCCTGGAATACGTGTTGTTCCGCGATATCTATCTCATTCTATTTGGAAATTTGTACGTTGGTTCGAGTTTTGGTTACTCATCTATATATTATATATATATAATATTAACTAAAATTTAATAAATTTTAAAAAAAAATTTACTAAACAACTAATCAAATTTATTATTTTCTTATTTAACCCTTCTTAAAGGAATATCATTTGCTACAATATATATAGAATTTTCTGTAACAACAATAAATTCATTTCCGGACTTATAAACCTTTTGAATAGATGATGTATATTCGTCTTGCGATTTAACAAGTAGTTTTTGCCCATTTTCTCGCACACCAATAAGAGATTTTTTATCAAGTGAAGATGTCCAATAATCCATCATAATAGGTTTATCTTCCATAATAGCAAGTTTACTTACGTGTTTCAAAGTTATATCCTCTGGTAATTTGTAGTTAAAAGTTGTTGACATTTTTAATTTTATTATTTATAATTTATTATAATTATAAATAATCGAATCAATTTTTTTATAATAATCATAAATTTATGATATCTTTCTTGTAGGAATATCACTTGCTACAATATAAATAGAATTTTCAGTAATAATAATATATTCAGTTCCTGACTTGTAAAACTTCTGAATAGTTGATGTATATTCGTCTTCTGATTTGACGAGTAATTTTTCAGCATTCTCTCTGGCGCCAATAAGAGCTTTTTTATCAAGAGAGGGAGTCCAATAATCCAACATGATTGGCTTATCCTCTACAATGGAAAGTTTGCTGGCATGTTTCATAGTTACATCTGATGGTAATCTATAATTAAAAGGTGCAGCAGTTCCGCTTTCACTTTTTTGTGAAGTTTTCTGTTCAGACATATTATATAATTTAAGAATATTAGTCTTTAAATACTTATTATATTAAAAGTATTTTAATTTAAATAATATTAAATTAATAATATAATGAAAACATTAACAAACAAAGAAATGAATTATTCATTACATAATAATGAAAATTTTAAAAAAGAATTAGACACTGATATAAATGATGTTGTTGATAAAATTTCGGAATTATTTATCGAATATTTTAAATTTATTAAAGAAAATATTAAATTAAAAAAATCAAAACTATCACAATTTATTATAATTAGAGGTTTAGATACAATTATTAATATATTTAATTTTATTTTGTTGTATAGTAAAAATTTGGATATGACATATTTTCATTGCCAAAAGGCGTATTATTTTTATGTTGAATTTGTAGGACAAATATCTGAAGATGAAAAAACCTTTTTACAATTAAGTTCAAGAGATGCTACTACATATGTATATAAGAAAACCATTTTTGACATTAATAATGAAATTAAAAAAAGTAATGAAGAAATATCCGATTATACTCGATTAAAATTAGATATAATTAATATTTTTATAGATTTATATAAGACTATATTATTAAAACTAATCAATAATGATTTCATAAATTTAGAAAAAATTAATATAATTCAAAGTATTTATAAAAGATTAAATAGTTTAACAAATAAATCAAAAATAAAATTATTAAACGATATAGTTGAAAAATTATATTATGAAATTCAAGATATTAATTATTTTTTAGATATAATTGTTTTACTATCAAAAAAATTAATAAAAAATAATGAAATACTAAATAATTGTATAAATAAGTTTTCATTAGAAGATTTTAAAATAAAAGTAAATGAACCAGTTGATAAATTTGTAATATGGCTTACGAATTAATTTCAATAGTAATATTTTTACGTCTAATTTTTTTTACTTTACTTTTTATAATAGATGAGTTGTTTTCATCCCCGTTTGAATATTTTTGACAAATATTTTTATATTCATTGTTAAGAATAATTTTAAGAAATTCATATACGATCATAAGAATATTTTCATCACATTTACCAACAATTAATACGCTTCCAGTTCTAAATATCATAAATGATACTTCTTTTATATTTTTATATAAATTTTTATTCTCCTCTGAAATTTGACACCCATTTTGAATACCAATATCTGGATTATAATAAAATTTACATTGGATTCCAGGATAGGAGCAAGGATCATAAATAGCTTGAATATTATACTTAAATTTTAAAATATCATGTAATGCTTCACGATTAATAAAGAAACCACAGTTAAAATTAGAATTAATAAGAACAGTTTCATTGGTATCATTTTTATATCCTAACTCATTTTTAATATGAGGTTGTAATATTTTAATCACTTCATCTAATATCATTTGGAATGTGTTTTCATTTTGTATACCAGGAATTTCCAGTTTACCAGTATTAAAAACTTTAACATGGAATTCTTTAAATACTTTATCAATTTTCATACGAAGAATAATAACAAAACAATTATAAAATGCGCTCTTCTTTTTACAACGATAACTTAATAAATCTTTTTTTGATATTCCAATACTAATTTTTCGAATATCTTTAAATTTAATACGACCATTTGGATTATCAATATGTGTAATAATATTTTCTTCAAAATATGATTCATCATTTAGTTTATTTTGAATAAAATCAAGTTCTTCTTTCTCAGTTGAATTAAATTTCATTTGTTTTTTAATTACACCATTACATGCTTTATAATATGGTATAATAGGAATATTCCAAAATATATCTTTAAGATGAATAGTTGTATTTAAATAAGCAATTTTTGTTTTTGTACTAATATATATATTAGTAGCTTTAGGAGCTTCTGATTGTATATCCATAGAAATGTCGGCAGATACAAATTCTTCTATATTTTTATTTAAAATATCTTCTATATCAATTTCTTCATCATCTGATAATATATCATCATTATTAGATGATATAAAATTTTCCCATTCTTCATCAATATTTATTGTTGCAGACATTTTATATAATCAATATTTTATCTTTATATTCTTTATATTAATTTTATTTCAATTATTTTCTTTATTATATAATATAAAGAATGTTAACAAGTAATCAATACTTCATCCGTGAAAGAAGCGAACCTATTCTTATTAAGAAGAATCTAACTACAAACATGAAGATAAACTCACCAAAAGGAGAATATAGTCTTAAGCAAAATTTTTTTGATCCAACAAAAAGTTCTCCTCCCAATGAATTTATGATAAAACTTCATATGAGAATGAATAAATATTATTTAGATAAGGATATGGTTGATGATAGTCTTGATATTAAATAATTAATATAAATATTGTTATTTTGATTTTGCGAATGTATCAAATTTTCTACAAAATCTAAAAATTTACTATTAATATATTTAGGATGTATTTTAATAATATAATTTAGGAAATCTTTTATTATATTTTTTTTATCAATATTGTAATTTAAACTGATTGTATGAATGTTATTATTTATAGTTTCCAATTTCTCTTTATTTAATATTTGTTCAATTAGTTCATCCCATATGTTATTATCAATTATATTTAGAAATTCGTTCTCCAAATTTTGATTCGACTGCATAAAATTTATCATACTTCTTATATCTGATTTATAAAGTTTTTGTATACATGAAATTGTTTTTATAGATAAATTTAAATCCTCTGATTTTGAAATATTATTTAGAAATGTTATTATTTCCTCTTTTGGTAATTGATTAAAACGTAATCTTATAAATTCATTTTGTAAACCCTCATCTATTTTACTAACATAATTACATATTAGACAAAATCTTACATTGCTTGTATAATTTTGTAATAAGTACCTTAATGCTTGCTGAGCATTTTTGGTCATATAATCAACTTCATCTAATATAACAAATTTCATACCGTTATTAAATAATGGTTTAGAATTTACAAAGAAATTTATTTGATTCCTAATAATATCTATTCCTCTTTCATCAGAAGCATTTAAATGTATAATTAGATCTTTATTTTTAATCCCCATTTTTTCTTGATATGCGTTTATTAAATTTATAATAGTTGTTGTTTTACCTGTTCCTGGTGGGCCATAAAACAATAAATTTGGAAAATAGGATGTTTCAATAATATTTTTTAAAATTTGTTTATTTAAAGGATCAAGAACAATATCTTCAAGATTTTTTGGTCTATAAAGTTCAACAAAAGGTATACCACTACTCGTCATTAAATATATTATATTAAATTATATATTTAATATTTTTATTTTTTAAAGATTATCTTATAATTTTATTTACTTTTAAAATTGATAATTAAAATATTAAAGATAATTAATGAATAATAGTAAAATGTCTAATCCAACTCAGAGTTCACACGGTTATCTCGAGCTTATTATCGGCCCTATGTTTTCCGGTAAGACGTCGCGTTTAGTTGAAATTTATAAACAGTGTAAATTTTGTAATATTTCAGTTGCTGTTATTAATCATGTCATTGATAATCGTTACGATGATGAGTTATTGTCAACCCATGATAAAATTAAAATTCCATGTATTAAAACAGATAAATTATTAGATATTTGGCCCGATAAATGTCTTTCACTTGAAGATAGTGTGGATGATATACCAAGAATTAAAGATAAATTCAAAATTGCTACAAGTAAAGTTATACTTATAAATGAAGGCCAGTTCTTTTCAGATTTATTTGAAGTTGTAAATTGTATGTTAAATTATGGCAAACAAATTTATATTTGTGGATTAGATGGAGATTTTGAGAGAAAGAAATTTGGCACGATACTTGACCTAATACCTTTATGTGATAAAGTAACAAAATTAACATCTCTTTGTTCATTATGTAAAAATGGTACACCTGGAATATTTTCAATGAGATTAACTAATGAAAAAGAACAAACTGTTGTTGGTTCTGAAAATTATATACCAGTATGTAGAGATTGTTATAATTCAAAAAAATAAAATTTTAGAATCATAGTAAAAGTCATTAAATATATTTTAAAACAATTTAAATTGAAAATACTATTTAAAGTATAAATTAGATGACTAAATCTGGGAGTGTTGATGAAAATATAACTAATATAGCCAAAAAACGTGGTAGAAAACCAAAAAAAGTTATTGAAGAAGCTAATAAATTAAAGTTACAACAAGAAAATATATCTGTTAAAATAGAAGAAAATGAAATAATAAATGAAGTGGATGAAAAAGATAAAATATGTATTGATGAAATATTAAAGTCTTGTGAAGAAGAATATGAAGAAGATAAAAATAATGATAATAGTTTATTAGAAAATAAACCTATAGCAAAAAAACGTGGTCGTAAACCAAAAGGTGGCAAAATTATTCAACAAATTATTCCTTCAACAAGTGCGAAAGAAACAAAACCAAATGTTATTTTACATTTAAAATGTTCAATTAAAGATTTAACATCCAATTTATTTGGTTCCAACTTAGAGGGATTCTCATTCAATGATAATAATAATTTATCTTACATCAATAATGAAAATGATATTAATGATTTTTCTAATAAAATACATGAAATAGATGATAATATTGACATTATGGATTATGATATGGAATCAAATAAAAATAAGGAAACTGATATTAGAGAAATATGGAAAAAATTAAAGATTCTTGAACATAATTTACATGTAAATAATATTGATAATAAAAAATCTGCTTGTTTTTGGGATACATATGAATTTGATAATCCTCCTGTTTATATACCAAAACATTTTATAAATAACACTTATCAGGTTTACGGTTGTTTCTGTAGCCCAGAATGCGCAGTGGCTCATTTAATGGAAGAAAATATTGATAGTTCTATTAAATTTGAGCGTTATCAGCTTATGAATCATATTTACTCTAAAGTTTATAATTATAATAAGAATATTAAACCGGCACCTAATCCTTACTATATGTTAGAAAAATACTATGGTAATTTAAGTATTCAAGAATATAGATCATTATTACAAAATGAACGTTTATTTTTAGTAGTTGATAAGCCATTAACGCGTATAATGCCAGAACTACATGAAGACAATGATGATTTCATCATAAATAATAAAATAATACCTACTAATAATATTAAATTAAGAAAAATACAAAAGAAACAAACAAAAACAAACATTCTAAGTGAAAGATTTGGTTTGTCACAAAGTTAAATAATATATTAATAATTTTGTTAAAATATTATTTTTTATTTAAATATAATATGGATCAGCAATATTCAGGATTTAATTATATGGAATACATAAGTGAAAATATTTTTGGTTTAATTTTATTGGTATTCGCTTTTTTTATTATTTATTTTGTTGATCATATTAATCAACTTAATGCTGCGTTAATGTTACCATCTCTTTCTGTTCCCATTGCTGGATTACATAATTCAGCACCAATGAATGTAATTAAAAATATAAAAAACAAAAACAAAAATAAAAAAAATAAATCATAAGAATAAGAATAATAATTAAACAATTTTTTTAACCTCACCTTTATCAACTCTTTCACGATACCCACGCATAGCTCCGTCTAAATGACCTCTGATTTCTTTATATATAGCTTGATTTAGTGATTTAACTTCTTTGTTTTTTTCTTTTTCAGTAATACCAAAATAGTCTCGAATTACAGACATTTCATTAAAATTAAATTTACCGAGTTTCTCTCGAGCTTGTTCTTGAGAATAGTCAGTTTGTCTCATTATAATTTGTATTTTCTCTTCTATTTGGTCTGTTTCAACTAAAGATATATTGTCCATATATGAAATAGATAAATTATTTTTTAAATCATATTAAACGAATAGTTATATATTAAATTATCTAAGAATGAGGGAATTTGAAAATAAAACTTTTGATCTTAACCAATTGATGAATAATATTGAAAAAGTAATTGAACAAGGATTAAATGATGTTTTATCTAATTATATGGAAAGATTTAAATTGTTAGAAAATACACATAGACAAATTATGAGATTACCATCAGTAGTATTGGAATTAGGTAATGTACAAAATGAATTTTCTGAATATGATGAATGTAATAAAAATATTATGAATGGCTATAATAGTAATATTTATGAAAAATTAAATTCAAGATTAGATGAAATGGAAAGAAAATATGATAGTATTGTTCCTATTTTAAGTAAATTGGTAGATAAAATTACATTTTTAAATGATGAAATTAAAGGTTTGAGAAAAAATGATAATATTGAAGAAGGTATTCATATTGATAATATTGAAAAATCATCAGTTGTGAAAACAAGTGAAAATGAAAATATAGAAATTCATTTTGAAGAAAAAAATATTGTTAGTGAGGAAGAATTATCCGAAGATGAAGCTGATATAAATCCACTTTTAATAACTTGTTCAGAAATAAAATTACAAACAGAAATTAAAGAAGAAGAGGTTAAAGATGATGAAAAAGATGAAGTAGAAGAAGTTGAAGAGGAAGAACAAGAAGAAGTTGAGGAAGAGGAAGAACAAGAAGAAGTTGAAGAAGTTGAGGAAGAGGAAGAAGTTGAAGAGGAAAAAGAATCTGAAGAAGAACCTGAAGAGGAAGATGAATCTGAAGAACAAGAGGAAGAAAGTGTAGAAACTGAAACAAAAGAAGAAGAGGAAGAAGATGATGAGGAAGTATTTGAAATTGAAATTGATGATGTAACCTATTGTACTAATGATGATGAAAATGGATTTATTTGGGAATTAACAGAAGATGGAGAACAAGGTGATAAAGTTGGATATTTTAAAGAAGGTGAACCATTCTTCTATGCTGATGAAAATTAAAATATAATTATATTATAATATGATAAATTTATGCGCTCCAGCTATTATATATTTAATATTCTCAATTACTCAAATACTTATTGATACATTTAAGGGACTTTATAATACAGCATTTATCAAAGTTATTGTAACAATCATGGTAACATTATTACTTAATATATTATGTGAAAAAGGTTTGAGTGTAGTTTCTTGGATTATAGTATTTATACCATTTATTTTAATGACAGTAATTGTGAGTATGATATTATATGTATTTGGTTTAGATGCTGCGACTGGAACATTAAATTATAATACAAACCCAGTTGTTGATTGTAGTAATAATGTAACTATTGATTCTTTAGGTAATATTATTATTTATGATCCAGAATACAATCCTGCTTTAAAACCTGTATATTATAAATCACCAAATATTATAGTTCCAAACCCATCAGCTAATAATGTTCAAAATACTCAATCAAACTATGTTATAATACCAAGTGGTACAAGTAGTCCAGCTTATCAGAGTTAGAGAGAATATATTATAAAACAATTTAAAAAATTATCATTATTAAATGTATTAATAATGATAGGTTATTTGTTAAACACACTTGTAATTGGAGTTCTTTTTGCTGATTTTTTAGAGAGAAGATTTCCAGAATATTTTAAAGACTTTTTATTAGTTACGTCCTATAATTGTATTTATTATTTTAGTAAACTACAAATAATACTTATTAAGGTTAAAAATCAATTTAATAAATTAATAGATTCTAACGAGTCACTTTTGAAATTAAAAAATGACATTAACAAATTAAATTTTTATTTTCATGATAAAGAACTAAAAGAAAATAACGTAGATTATTGTGATGGTTATAATTTTTATATATATAATTATGTTAACAACAATTATGTAAATAGAGCTATTTACTATAATGATAATATGATACCGAAAAATGAAGTTTCAGATATAAAATTTATGCTTATTGAATTTAATATTGGAGAAAAATCTTATAAAATTGACTTAAAAACAGATGTTTTCAATTATTATTTAATAGGTAACAAATTTATAAAGGATTTTTTTATTTATTACATAAAGAAACATATTAATATAAATGAAACTATTGATGATAATCAAAAATTCAGCCTTAAAATTATAGATCAAAATGTTAATAACGTTGAAATAGAATTTACAGATAAAAATGAATGTGTTTTATTAGAGAAAAATGAATATAAAATTTTATTTACCAGTTAAAGTATAATATATATATTGAAAACTATTTAAAAAAAAATTGAGATATTCAATTACGATATGTTATCCCAGCATACAAATACAATGGAAACAGCAAACTTAAGTTCAGATACTGATTTATTTCATAAATTATCGGATAATTGGACATTATGGGCACATTTACCTCATAATACAGATTGGAGTTTAAAAAGCTATATTCCTATTTCTACATTTACAACTATTGAAGACACAGTCGCAGTTACAGAATCTTTACCTGCTATTCTTGTAGAAAATTGTATGTTGTTTATGATGAGACAAGGTATTAATCCTATTTGGGAAGATCCTAAAAATAGAAATGGAGGTTGTTTCTCATATAAAGTATTAAATAAAAATGTGGCAAAAGCCTGGAGTGAATTGACTTATAGAATTGTCGGTGGTTCAATCAGTAGTGGTGTGCCATTTGTTAAATCTGTAACTGGGATAACTATTTCACCAAAAAAAAATTTCTGTATTATTAAAATTTGGATGACTAATTGTGATCATCAAAATCCAGCAGTTGTTGCGCCTATAAAAGGATTACAAGCTCAAGGATGTTTATTCAAAAAACATACACCAGAATATTAATTCAATAAAAATATATATAAAATTATTTTTTTAAATATTTTTATATTAAAAACTTATATTAGTTAATATGTCAAACAAATATATTTATGTATTGTATGGTTCACAAACCGGAAATAGTGAAACTATAGCCAAAAATTTAGAAGATATATTAATTGAAGAAAACAATAAAGTAAAATGTTTTCCGTTAAATAATACCATAACATTTGATTTTAAAGACAGTAATTATTTATTTATAATTTGCTCCACTACTGGTAATGGAGAACCTCCTTTAAATGCGGATAAATGGTGGAGATATATTAAAAATAGAAGTTTAGAAAAAGATAAATTTAAAGAAGTAAAATACGCAGTTCTTGGATTAGGTGATACAAATTATGATAAATTTTGTTATATGGGAAAATCTATTGATAAAAGAATTAGTGAATTAGGTGGAACAAGATTATTAAATATTTTTTGCGCTGATGAAGCTTGTAACATGGAGGATGTAGTTGAAAATTGGATAGAAAATATAAAATTATTAATTAATAAAAATTAATCATTAAATTTTAAGACATTAATTTTTATTAATTAGGAACAGGGAATGGTCTTTGATCTTTGTCAAGTGCTAAAGGTTCAGGCATGAAGATAGGACCTTTTTCATATATATTTACAGAATCCAACTTTGCTATTTCTGGAACAAAACATGGAGCAGGATTGACTAAATTAGTAGAATTAATTCCAAATAAAAAAGACTCTGTATCCGCAGCATTATAGGATAATTTATTCCATGGTATTTGAGCAGGTAATAATCCATTTCCAGCAAATCTTGTATTATAAGCGGCACCATATTGTGAATTTGGATATAAAGTATAGTTTTCGGAATTTTGATATTGTCTTTGTTCTAAACAATAGTTTCCAGGAGTATTTCTATTACGTGTAGAAGCCATTTATATACACTTATAAAATATTATTTACCAATTTTATCTAATAAATCTATATTTTCTTGTGATACAGAACCAGTTTCTAAATATTCGGATACACATTTATGTGTTAAGTACATATAATCATAAGAATATAAGATAACTAATCCACTTTTTAAATCAGTTGATAATAATACTTTTTCTGCTTTGTCTTTCATTAATTTATTTAATTCAGAACAATTCTTAATTTTCTCATATAATTCATTCATTGTTGTTTCAAAAACATCAAATACATCATTATAATCAATATAAAAAATATTTAAAAAATCTTCTCTATAAAGGAGATCACGAATATAATTTTTCTCTTCTTCATTAACTTGATCTGTTTCTAAAAATACATCTTCTTTGTGATATCTACATTCAAATTTTGTATTATACATTTATTTAAATTATATTTGTAATCTTTAAATAAATATTATTGAATTGATTTAAGCATATTGGTATGTAGTATGTTTGTTAAAGTAATCAGTATCGCGAGTTAATTCTCTCGAAGGAATTCCACCTCGAATCCAACCATCCGATGCTACACTTTCAATCTGGTTAGCAGGATTATTAATTCTTTGTTGAACAGCTGGTAATAATGGGGTTTGGTGATATTTAATATAACTTTTTTCGCTTAAAGTATTGACACTACGTTTGTTCACAATTTGCTCACCTTGTTGAATTTGAGATTCCATTACTGGATTTACTGAACCTCTTCCTAAATATGGAACAGTTGCGAATGGTCTTTGAAATAGGTCTATATGACATCTTGGATGTGTTTGAATAGTTCCAATTAGCAATTTTGATGAATCATTAATATTGCATCCACCAGCTCCTACATTATAACCTCCATTATACATAATACCTGGCTGAGTTGTTGCAAGTTCTATTGGTTTTTTCATCGAACAATCTGAAGCAAAAAAATTTTGTGTCATATAATTACATGCAGCAATATCTTGAATTGTATCTTGATCCACGCAACAAGAGTCTAAACCAATTCTTGACATGTTATCAAAAGTATATCCTGAGTAAGTAGCCATTATATATTATATTACAATTTATTTTTTTATTATTTTTTATTTGTTTCTAAAATATTATTTTAAAATTTAAATTTAAATATACGATCAACTAAATAAATTATATCTTGTTTTTTAAAGTAATTATCTTTATAAGCTAAAGCAAATCTTGGACTCAAATTACTTGATCTTATTCTTGCTATTCCAAAACTATCAATACGTTGTGTAGATTCGCGGGTAGACATACATGAATAAACCATGTTATAAATTGAAGGTTCAGTCTCTACAGTTTTAAAAGATGAATTTCTCTCATTACTATTTTTATATTTATCCTTATTTTTAGATGTAATGAATAGATTTCTGTAACTAATGCTGTATTTATTACCAAATGTTGAATAATTACTATCTGGAATATTCATTTGAAATAAAATATTATTTACTATAAAACTTTCTAAAAATTTATTAGGCATATAAATTATATTTAATAATACAATTCTATTATTTAATTTATTATTAACACTAAATGAATTAATTTCTGTGTCAGTATCAAAATATTTTGATTCTATATTGCTATTTGTATAGGAAATAATATCTGTTTTACTTTCAAAACTTTTTTCATCTTCATAATCCGAATAAATGTCTTCTTTTTCTTCTAAATTTGATGTATCCATTATTGATCCATCGTCAAATTGAATAATAATCGTATCATCATCTGTTACTGAAATTTCTCTACCAAAAAATCGCCCGACATAATCATTTATACTTTCTTTTTCTAAATTTTTAATTATTGTTACTTCGGCGTATTTGATTGACATAATTATTATATATTTTTAATAATAATTATATTACTTCACTCAATTTTTTTTAATATGAAATTTGGGTATATGATAAAAAAGACAATAAAACCTTTTATGAATAATACTATTAATACAATGTGTATCTGTAGTTGTCTTGGACACGAGCAAAAGCACCTTCTGGAGTAGATTCCTTACCAGATGGCATCCAACCATATAAGTACTGTCCGTAAGCACCTTGATCATTTGCGACACGAGTATTAGGAGTCGAATAGAATACACGATTCGATTGATCTAACTGGAATTTTTGCCAAAGGTCACCAAATAATTGGTAATTGGTATTTTTTATACCAGGATTCATCATCTGAACAGCTTTTTTAACATTTTTTGTTATATCCTCTTCTACATCTACATTAAATGCTGGAGGAGCTGCTTTTCTATTCGGATCATCGTTGATTTGAGTTAGTAAAACATTGCTAAAAGGATTTTTCTTATTACCCTCTTTGAATTCAGTTCGTAAAACAGCATCTAAAGTTACTGGATTTACAAATGATTTTGGTTTATTATCAAATAAACCAGTTACTTCATTGCCTTGAATATCAAAATTTTCTAACATATTCTTCGTTATTTTCTGTTTACGCATGGTGAATAATACATATATAACTAATAAGGTTAATACACCTACTATTAATACTCTTTTTGACATAGTTAAAATATATCCTAAAATTGTCAATAAAATAATCAATCTTGAAATCGAATTCAGCTTCTGTTCATAACACATAGATGATGTTGGCCATAATTCAAAGATATATTCTTTATTAAATAAAATAGTGGGATCATTGGACCAAAATTGTATTGTCATTATATATATATAAATCTTTTAAAATTATTTCTTAATTTTATTCTTTTCCTGTAGTTATAATTTTTATAAATACTTATTTATAATTGTTTTCGTCTATTTCTTGTTCTTTTTCTTTTTATTATTTGATTGTGGTGGTTTAGCACCTCTTGGGGTTCTTTCAACTTTCTCTCCATCTCCAATAAACTTGAGAGTTTCTTCAATACTCATAGGAGTATGATTAGTTTGTTGTGTTTGTGTTGTTGACATAGCTTCTGCTTTTGCTTTTGCCTTAGCTTCTGCTTTTGCTCTTATTCTTTCCTTTGTTTTTGCCATTTTTAAACGTTGATTTAATTGTGCTTCCATTGCTGCTGTATTTACTTTTCCTCCACCTAAACCACCTAAACCACTCATACCCATTTTACTTAACATGGACTGAATATTACCCATTCCAGGCATATTTTTCATTTTATTCATTATTTCGGTAGCTTCTTGAATCATTTCAGATTCTTTCAATTCACCTGATTTAAGTTTGGAATCAAGTTTGTCTCCAATATTTTTAATTAATCCCATTAATTTTGTAGGATTTTTAATAAGTTTTGTAAAAACATCTTTCATATCAGTAGCACCATCAAAATCCATATTTAAATTAGCGGCAGTTTCCTCCGCAATTTCATGCGCCAATTGACCAATTTTACCATTCAACATACCAGTAATATGTTCATTTATTTGCTCAGCATTTGGTAAATCACTTGGATTTAGTCCTTCCCCGAGATTTTCATTAATATTTCCACTTGAATCAAACAAATCCTGCATTTGTGATAACGTTTCTTGTAATTTACTTTTGAAATCATCTTCATTAATTGCTTCAAAAAGTTTTGCTGTGTCACCAAAAGCTTCTTTATTATCTAAAGTTCCAATTATAGAGAACAACATAAGTTGAAGATATTTCCAGATTGTTTCACGAGTCTTATCTGATATATCACATTGCCATAAGTTTTTAAAATGAATTTTTGGAAAGAACTCTGTATCAACTTCAGAATCTTCTTTAAATATTTCATCATTTTGATACAAAATATCAAAAAATCTTGGTGGCAACTTCTTCTTACAGAAATCAAATAACATTTCTGCTGATTTTTTTTCTGACTTTTCATATGCTTTCACACGATCTTCTTCTTCATCAATATAATTAAAATGTTCTTTGCTTTTCCACCATTTATCAATAAACGGTAAATACTCAGGAAATGTAGTCTTCAAATCACCAACAAAATCCCTAACCACTTTGATAAACTCTTCCGGAACAGAATTTGTATTTTCGGACATATTATTTAATATATATTATTTTTATTTAAGTCAAATTAAACTAATATTATATATTAAATTTTTATTCTATTCAACCATATCCGCTAATTTTGTCAAATTTTGAATATACTTCATGACCTTTGCTTGATTTTCTGGACCCATATTTCTCACTGGTTCCCTCAATCTATCAATAGATTCCATAATCTTATCTGAACCTGCTGCTGTTGCGACATCCGAAGAATAGTCTTTCGATATAAAAAATCCTATATCTCCTGCTAATATTTGAGCTCTATATTTATCCGCAATAAATCCTTTCCAAATTTTTACAATCATCTTTGGATTTGCCTTTCTAATCGCAATTAAAGCATTTTTTGCTGTTAAAATATCAGCATCTTCAGGAAAAACACTTTGAACATCATTTAAGAATTCCAAAAAATGATCATTAAACGCAGTTAATATATTTGACATTATGTATTTTTCTTCAAATCTTTTTAAATTATTTTAAAATTAATATTAATATTGTAAATTTAAAGTAAATATATATATATAATGAAAATTTGTGTAGTTATGTTTTATGATTATAATATAGAAAATTATGGTGAAATAAATTATAAAATAAACAAAAAATATTGTGAAAAATATAATTTACATATTATTTTATCAAATATAAAAAAATATAGTAATAGACATTCTGCTTGGGAAAGATTACCATTATTGCTTGATAATATTTCAAACTTTGATTATCTAATTTGGATTGATGCTGATGCTTTTTTTTATATTGATTCTAATAATATTATTGATATTATAAATGACAATTTAAATGTTAATTTTATTTTTAGCAACGATTTAGGTAATAAAAATATAAATACTGGTTTCTTCATTGTTAAAAATACAAAATATAGTATAGAATTTTTAACTAAATGGGCTTATGATGAAGAATTATATAATAACAATAAATATCCTCATTGGTGGGATCAGGGTGTATTAATTTACATGTTTAATAATAATATATTAAACATTCAAGAAAATTCTGTTATATATGAATATGGTGTTTTACAACATTTTTATAAAAATGATAAATTAAATGATAAAACATATGTATTTCATTTAGCTGGAAGATTTAATAATATAAGATATGAAATTTCTAAAGAATATTTTGATAAATTTATTAATTTAAAAAAATTTACATAAATTTTTTATATAATTTAAAATAACGTATCATACCTATTATCCATAAAATTGTCAAACCATACATTACTCCATAGTGTATATTTTCATCATCCATACTTATACCAAAATCACCCAAAACACTTTTCATGAATGGATAATCATGATCTTTATCTATTGTTGGTGGATATGGTTTATTATCTAAATAATATTCTAATTCTGTTAGAATACATCTATTATTATTTAACTGCCAATGTATGTAAATAAAAGGCCATGTTATTACGAAATAAAGTAAGTATTTTTCTGGTAATAAAACACCAAAAAACATAAAATAAACTAATAGTTTATGTATTATATTTATTATTATTTTTATAAATTTTCTCATTATATTATAATACTATAATGAAATATAAAAACTTATTAAGTATATTATCAAATTTTAAAATAAAATATACCATTTTTTATATTTTTATTATAATTTTATTATTATTCTCTCTTATTTATTTTTTAACATCTATATTGTTTTTCTGTGTAAACATATGGGATAAAAATACTAATAAATTTACTCTAAACAGTTATTTTCCTCAAAAAAATAAATTAAAAACACAATTATTTGATATTCATAATTTACCTGATATGTCTTACCCTTATATAATAAAACCTACCATTTGTTCAGGTACAAGTAAAAATGTCTCTCTAATTCATAATGACAAAGATTTGTATAATTTTATAATAAAATATAATCCAAACGAAAAGTATATTGTACAAGAATTTTATAAATCAAAGAATGAAATAGGTGTTTTATACGAAAAAATTCCATATATAAATAATGGTAATATCATTTCCATTGTTAGTAAAAAAAATGATACAAATGATTGGAAACCATTAAAATGTGGTAATATTAAAAATGGTGAAAATGTTCAATGTGAAGATTTGACAAATTCTTTAGATTACTCTAAATTCAGTGATATTATTAAAAATATATCTTCTGGGATACCTGGATTTAATGCAGGAAGATATGATATAGGTTTTGAAAATGTACATGATTTAAATAATGGAAATTTTAAAATATATGAATTAAATGGTGTCATGGGATATGATTTACGTTCAAATATGACAGCTAATGAAAGTATAAGTGCTTTATTTCTAAAATTATATTATTTTTTTAGATGGGCAAGTATTCGATATTTAATAGGATTTATTAATATTTTTTCTCTAAAAATATCACCATTTTATGTTTTTGATAAATATCCAACCAGTATTTCAAATTGTATCCAATGTTCTGATTGGGAACATTTATTTCAACCGTCTCCAGCCTAAAAACTCATTGGAGGTCTATTTCCTGTAATGGATCTTATATCAGCATCTCGTTCTTCTTGCATTTGTTTTAGCCTTTGTTCCATTTGTTGATTAGAAGCATCTTCGCCTATTTTTTTAGCTCCACGAATAGTAGTATTATCATCGTTTGTTGACATGTTAGATATATGACCACTAAATGCGGTATTCAAATCTACATAATTATGCATTTGTCTCATTCCACCATTTCCTTCAGCTTTTAATTCATCTGGATCTTGGTCTAAGAAACTATATTGGTCAGAAACTACAGCACCAAAACTTCCTCCACCTCCAAGAGAAAAAGCCATTGGCTCCATATTATTCATAGTTGCTTGCTTTATTTCTTGTTGTTTTATTGGTTTTAAATGCTGTAAAATCTTTTCTCCAAATAATACTTGATAGCCTTGATTTAATAGTAGTAAAGCAGGAACTTTTGTCACATTATCTGGTAAAACAATTTTTTGACCATTTTCTAAAACAATAAATGTTTTTCCACCTGCGTCTTTAACTCTTTTATCAATACAAATAAAATGTACATCTTTTTGATGATCAGATTTTGATAGAATCTGTAAATATTTTTTACAAACTTCGCAATATTTACTGTAATATAAAATACTACTCATCTTTATATATAATTAGGTATTCCAAAATTATATTTAACTCATTTTAAAAAAAAATGAATTAAATTTTTAATTTAAATATAAAGATATAATAGATATAATGAACACTGACTCAAGAATTTCTTATTCAACAGATAAAGTTAATATTAATCCTCGTGTAGAGCTTACATCAAAAATAAATGATGATGAATTATTATTTACACTAAGTGGGGTAAATGTAAGTATCGCTAATGCTTTAAGAAGGACTATTCTATCTGATATACCATTAGTGGTTTTCAGAGTATCACCAAACGATAAAAATAAATGTAATATCATTGCGAATACTTGTGGCCTAAATAATGAAATTGTTAAACATCGTTTAAGTTGTATTCCTATTCATATTAAGGATGTTGAAGAATTTCCACTTAAAAATTATATTATGGAACTAAATGTTCAAAATAATACAGATACCTCAATTGTTGTAACTACTAAAGATTTTGTAATTAAAGATTTGGTAACTGGAAAACCATTGCCACAAGATAAAACACTTGAAATTTTCCCAGCAAATGATATTAGTGGTGATCATATTGATTTTGTTAGATTAAAAGCAAAACCTGCTGAAGAACTTCAGGGTAAAATTATACATTTAACATGTGAATTTGATATCAGTAATGCGAAAGAAGATGGAGCTTATAATGTTGTATCTACTTGTTCTTATGGCAATACCATTGATGAAGCAGCACAAGAAGCTAAATTGGCTCAGTTAAAACAAAAATGGAAGGATGAAGGTAAAAAAGAGGCTGAAATAGAATTTGAGGAAAAGAATTGGAAATTATTAGAAGGAAAACGTATTTTCAAGAATGATAGTTTTGATTTTATTATTCAATCAGTTGGAGTTTATACAAATGCTGAAATTCTTATAAAGGCTTGTAAAATCATGATTAATAAATTAGAAAATTTAGATTCGATCATTGAAAAAGATGAAATAGAGATTAAGGTTGCTGAAAATACTATGCCAAATTCTTATGATATTATTCTTGATAATGAAGATTATACTATTGGAAAAGTAATTGAATATTTCTTATTAACAAATTTTTATGAAGAAAAACAATTGACATTTTGTGGCTTTAAAATGTTACATCCTCATGATCCATATAGTATTATTCGTGTTGCTTATAAAGATCCTGTGGAGATTTCCACTATTAAAGGTAATTTGAAACAGTGTATAACTTATTCAATAGATACATTTAATAAAATTAGAAAGGAATTTTTGAAATTAGTTCCACGATAAATTATTTGATAGATTAAATAAATAATAATTTATAAATTTAATTAATATTTATTTTTTTATGAACTTTCTGCAACAATTGTGTCTACATTTCTCTTTCTCATTTGAAAGTTCAAACAATACATTAACAAAGAAGGATGTAACTCATTTACATAATTTTGTACAACAGTATTTGTGACATATTGTTTTTTCTCTCTAAATTCATTCATATATAATTGATGGATATTAAACATATGCGTTCTGAACTGTTCTGAAAATTCCATCAAAGGTCGTTCCTTCTTAATATAACATGATACATAATTAGAATATAATGTATTTGTGAAAAGATGTACTTGATCTCTGAAAGTTGAAAACTCATTTTTATTTTCTGGATAAAATTTCAAAAAATCCTTTACTTTACCTTCTTTTCTTAGACTTAAATATTGATATTGTAGCTTGGGCTGGTTTCCCCTTAAATTTCTAACTTGTTCATATACGGGATTTCTAATTTTACTTCTTTCACCAGTTAACTTATTATGAATAACTACACCAACCAATTCATATGATGTATTCATTGAACCATATTTTTCGATTAGATCGGAATATTGATTAAATTCATAGATATCAGGAAATTTAACAGATGATCCAAGTTGTTGGAAAAATTCCTTATAGTCATATTTATCAAAAAAATCTACTGTGATATTATCTGGATTATTATTTATTTTATAGATTCCAACTAAATATAACTGTGGTTTAGAAAATGGAACAACAATTCTATTTTCTGGATGTTGAAGCACAAAACTATAACATAATTCAGATTCTAATTTATTAATATCCAAGTTACATTCTGAAGCAGCTTCCATAAACATCTGTCTAAATGATTTTGAGTTGTGTGATTTATAAAATGTCGACGTAGCACCGACAGTATTACGTGTCGAAATTTCCCAACTTCCAGTTACACCAATACTTGAGTCAAAAAACACATTAATCATAGTTCCCTCTACAAATTCTTCTGCTTGAATAAATGTACTTATTTCATTATATTTTTTCATAAATGTTTCAGCATGAATTGATTTTTGAGGTGAAAAACAAACTACTTTATTCTGAGAATTTAAAACAACAGAACGACATAATCCATAAGATGGAATCAAGTCTACACATAATAAATTTTTATCATATCTAATAACTTTATAAGAAGAATTATTAGTGCGACATTCAATCTTATTTAATTTTAGTACATTTGAATTAAATACAATATTTGATTTGAGTAAATCATTAAAACCAGGAATTTCAGATAGATTATAACTCATATTGCCTTTGTATATAATTAATAAATTGTCTTTAAACTATATTTTATATTGATTATTACTTAAGTATAAAATATCTAATATAATTATAGAACAATGTCTTTAGAACCTAAAAAAGAAGATATAGAATTAGAACTTCAATTAGGTGATGTAATTAAAATTACCAATCCAGTTAATGAAAATCTAAATGAACAAATATTTCTCATAGATTATATCGATAAATCAAAAGCTTATTTAATTAATACAGATACTTTAAATACTATTAAGGTTAAAATATCAGAGGATGGTGTTTTAGGGGATGGAAATATTACCAAAATTGAAATACTTAGACGAGCAGATACACCAAGTTACGCAAGACAAAATGGATTGCTTCCTGGTAAATGGATTAATATTCATTTTGGCGGTGATTATCCGGTAATTATTACTGGAGAAATTACTAATTTAGAAGAAGATATGATTGAAATTAGAACAACAGATAAAGATGTTATCTATATTAATTTTGATTATAAAGGTATTCCTGAAAATTTACCAATAGATAATATCGAAATTAGAGAAAAACCTTCAACACCATTAAAAGAACAAGAAGAAAGAGAACAAGAAGAACAAGAATTAGCCATACCAGAACTTGAACAAGAAAAGAAGGTTGTTGACGCTGAAAATATTCAAGTAACTGTACCGACTAAAGATGTAAAGGAACAATTGAGAGAAATTATTGTACGAGCAGATCAAATTGTATTTGGCGATGAAGAGTTAGGACCAATAGTTCAATTTGTCGATGTTGCTTCAAAATCTAAAAGATATAGTATAGAAGAACAAGTAAGTGATTTATTAGATGATCTTTTATCTACAATACCTAATTCACAAAGAACACCAAGAGTATTGAATAATATTCATATAATGATAGAAAGATTCAAACAATTAAGAGAAACTTTTTCTGGATTTGATCAATATGGAAATGTTGATTCTATGCTTGTTAAAGAAGCAACTTATAAACCACTTAAAATCTGGTTACAAAATTTCAATCAAAATTTATACTGGATATTGCCTATTGTTAAAAATATAAAAAAAGTATATAATGTTGAAAATGTTGATGAAGAAAATAATGATATTATTAACTTAGATTTGGATAAAGATCTCAAAGATATGAATTTATTAATAGATAACTATAGATCCAATAATTTACCAGCAGAAAGTAATAAATATACTGCTCTTTATTCTGAATTATCACAATATTTTATACCATTTAAATACATTAGTGATGAAAATACAAATGATATTATCATTGAAAAAGAAGTTAATGCTAACATAAATACTGTAATTGATAATTTAGAAGATCTTTATTCATCTGTATTTAGTAATAATATGATAAGAAATAGACGATTCGTTATTTCCAAATATAATATTGGAGAAACAAAATTAGATCTTACAGATTCGACATCCGCAAAAATGACTACAATAAGAGTAAAAATAACTGATAATGATTTAATGGCTATTAAATCTATTATGACATTACCAGAGCCTACTATTAGATTCTCAAAAATTAATTTACCTGGTACTGATATTCTATCCAAAGCTAATTTGAATCAAATATTTTTGAATTATTGGGAATTATTAAAGAAAAAAACAAAAGTTACTAATATTTTTATTGATTCTTTTTCAAAAGAATTAGAATTGGATGAAAATGAATTTGTATCTGGTATTAGAAATTATGTTATGAATGTTCCAGGAGATGAAATAAAAGGTATATCAAAAAAAGATTTATATTCAAAATATGTTAATTCTATTGTACCTAAAACACGTATCATTTTTAATTTAATGAAAAAATATATAAATGGTAAATTATCTATTATTGATGTTGTAGGATATTTGGAACCTTTTTTAATTTATACTGATGATTTAACATTTAAACAATATCAGGAAATTGTTGAATTTATTGATGGTAAAATTTCAGAATATAATAAAAATATGATAGAATTATCCAGAATTTTTAAAATGCTGGCATCAGTAAAACAATCTGAACTTGTAAAAACAAAAGCGTTTAGTATTATTACTATTATTAATTCAAAATTCGCAGATGAAGTTTTTGATACAGGTTACCAATTAGAAAATCCCGAAGAAAATTTGACAAATTCAGAAATTTTACGTAGATTAATATTAAAAGATTATTCTCGATTATACACAACATCTATTGCTTATGAAAATATAAAATTAATGTTTCCAAAAGACGTAAGTGATATATTTGAGGTCGAAAAACAAAAAAATGATGATAAAATAAAGGATGAAGAAAAGGAAGATAAATGTGATACTATAATGATCGCAAAAATGTACACATCATTAGAACAATTAGAATTGGATAATGATAAATTAATTTATTTTGATAAAAAATATGATAAAACTAATTATGGTGTTATGGAAGAAGAAAATAAAAAAGGTGGATATGCGGAACAAGTAATCAACTTAAGTCCTGAAAACCTAAAAGCTTATATAATAAAAGATCAAATGAAAAAAAATAATTTAACTGAAACGCATGCAGAATATTTGGCTGAAACTTTAATTGATGGTAATAAAAAAGTTATTGACGGACAATACGCAATTTTATATAAAGGATATGCTGAAAATATATCCGATGAATCAGATTATTATATTAGAAAAGATAATAAATGGATTCTTGATAAAGAATTATCAAAAAAATCAGGCATAACAGATGAACCATCTATTATATGTGATTTACAAGAAAAATGTATTAGTATTCCAAGAGCTAATGATGATATATGTGAAAGTACGAAGATTAATGAATTGAGTTTACAAAATTCACTTCTTACTGATATCATAAGTGAATTTGATACAAAATACAAACTTTCCAAAGAACAATTTGAGAAAGAGATAAGAGATAAATTTGAATATTTTATCTCCATTATGCCAGTAATATCAAAAATGGAAACTAATTTTTTATTGAAATACAATAATCAAAAATATAAATTAGGTGCTGATATAGAAGATGATTCTAAAGGTAGAATTATTTCACCATTTACTCAACTACTTGATATTATTTTAGGTCAGAAAGATATGGTTAAAAAACAAAATGATATAATTAAATTTGTCGATAAATTTACAAGACCTGGTATACCATCACCAGGAGAAATTGAATCACCACATTGGTTATATTGTATAAAAACAGGGGTTCAATTATTACCTGTATTTAAAAAAGAATTGGCTGCTGCTTTCATTAAATCACCTTATCAATATCAATATACATTAGAAATATTAAAATCATCTATTGGTCAACTTAGTGATGATGGTGATTGGTGGACAGATAAGTATACTGGATGGCCTATTTGTCCAGGTGATTTTGATGTTGAAGAGGGTTTCGAAGAAGGTTTTAAAGTTTCATCAAGAGCTGTTTTAGAGGAAGATGCTGGTAATAAAATTATATCCGCTACCACAGAAAAAACTATTAAATATATAACTCCTGAAACAATTATGATAAATAATATTATTAATACTTTGTCTATAGCTATGGGTATAAATATTGAATCACAAAAAGAATTTATCATTAATTCTGTAATAGAGACAATAAAAAATACTGTTGAGTCTGAAAGCGACTATAAAGAGAAAGTAAAGACAGCAAAGAAACAAATGCCATCTTACAGAGATTTTTTTAATAATTTTCTTCTTTATTACACTCTTGGAATGTTTTTAATTGCGATTCAAACATCTATTCCATCTGTAAAAACACGTAAAACACATCCTGGTTGTGTTCGTTCATTTTCTGGTTACCCTTTTGAAGGAACAGGTGATTTCAGTAGTTTAAGTTATTTAGCATGTGTTACATATGATATTAGAGAATCGGGTGAACCATGGAATGTATTAAAAAAAACTAATGCTGAGAAAATACAAGCAAAAATACAAGCAGTTATAGATAGTACACTGATTCAATTACCAGAGGTTCAAAGAAAATTCATTGAAAAGACAGAATATTTATTAACAAATCCTTCCAATAATATACCAGAAGAACATGATATAACTAACTGGTCTAATTTTCTTCCACCACTTATTCCATTTAAAATAAGACATTTAGTTAATATTTCAGAAGAATTTAAGAAGAGTCTTGTAAGCGATTTAAGAAATGGTTCTGAAAAACAGAGAGAAAAAATATTAGTTATTGAATCAAAAATTATACAATTCTCTCTGGCTATTCAAGAAAAGATACAGCAAATTGTCAAAAATCATAAGGTTCTCTTACATACTTCCAATAATGAACCATATCTTGAAAATGCTTGCTGTGATAGTAAAGAAGATGAAACTACTATTCATTATTTTTCCAGTAGAAGTCCAGATATTATACAGTTTAATAATATTGTACAAAGACTCTGTAATATTTTAGATGACATAAGATCAAATACTGAATCACCTATATTTTATAGTAATATAAATACAAAAAATGTGTATCCATCTGTATCAAATACATTTGATGAAAAAACAATTTATATGGCTTTTATATTTTATTGTAAATTTAAATCACTATTACCTATTCCAGAAGATTTAATTCCTTTATGTACAGATAAACCTGATTCAGCACTTATTGATCCATCTGATACCATTGATAAAATTATACAGAAGCTAAAAGAGGATGGGAGAAACTATACAAATGAACAATTTTTAAGACTTATTCAATTAATTAGTAGAGAGAATATTATAAATATTGATTTAGATAATCCTGTTATTTCATCAGTCGCCAAATTATCCAAATTATTAGAAGCTATTTATGATGAAAATAATGAAAATGAAATAATTGAACAATCATTAAGAGATTTAATAACAAAAGCAATAGATACTTTTGATATAGCGACAGAAGAATATTCAGAAGATGTTAAAAAATTAAATGATTTTTTAATTAGAACAAATGGAGAAATGACAGAAGAATTAATTGAATTTATAAAGCTTAATAGTAGCTCTAATACAACCCGCAAATCTATTAAACAATTTACACAAACAATTGAAAAATTATCTACATGGGCAAATGATCAATCACATAGAAACGAACATAACAAAATATCAGACGATAATATGTATAATATAAATAATTTCTATAAAAATTTTATCCATAATTTTGTGAGTATATTTCCAAATATTATATTAAATAAAGTTAATTATGATAATACTCATATTCCAAATTATTATGGATTTTCAAAGAATCATGCCAATAAACTCAAAAAATATATATCAGAATATTTTGAAAAATTAAACCAATTCTATGGTATTCCATCTATTACAAATGTATTGACTACAATACAAAAAATAGGTAAAAATATAATGAGATTAGCTGATTGTACACCAGGATTTTCAAGTATTAAAAATGGAGAAAAAATTCTTAGAGGTGTAATTGATGAAAGAACCAGTAGATTTTTATTTGAATATTATTTATTAAGAGTCTTGATTACTTACATTTCATTATCTGATGATGATAACATGATTGTAACAGAAATTAGAAAAGAGGTAGATGTTACTGATATATTTTCTGTTGACTATATCGAAGAAACAGAAACCAGAGTTGATTTAGGTATGACATCGCGTAATAAAACTGATATTAGAATTTTAACTGGTAATAAGAAAGAGTTAAAACAAAAAACAGCGGATTTGCTTATAGCATTTATGTCTATATTTAAAGATGAAAAAGACTTAATTGATATATCTTATGAAGAAATTCAAGACAGAGTTTTTAAATTAAGAGAAAGAGAGAAAGATATGGTGACTGATAGATTAAAAAACATGACAGATGAAGCAAGAGATGTAGATACTATTCTTAAAATTACTAAACAAGGATTATATAGTAAAGGTTTACAAAAAGGCTTAACCATGTATGATAAAGATTTCTATGAAGAAGAACAAAATTTAAGAGATGAAATGGAAAAAGCAGAGAGAAAAATCAGAAAAAGAAATAAAAATGCTACCGATGAAAATATTAATTTATTTGTAGATGATTATTTAGAACAAAGACGTACTGATAGAGAAATTGACATGGACGCTTACGACATGAGTGGTTTAGGAGAAACATATTTTGATGGTGGTTTTGACGGTGTTGAAGCACCTGAAGAAGAATATGAAGATTATGAACAAGAATTCTAATTTTAGTAATATATAATTAAAAAAATAGTATATAATTATATATTAAAATGAATAAAACATATATTAGAGAAAATATCACATTAATAGCAGTTATATTATTTATTATTATTTTTGGAATAATTCAAATCATGAAACCAGCTTGTTTCTATAATACAGATGGAAGTATTCGTGAGTTCGGTATTGGTTACAAAAATAAAACAATTTTACCTATTTGGTTATTATCATTACTTTTAGGTATATTGTGTTATTTAGCTGTACTATATTATGTAAACACACCTAAAATATTTTAATAGAATGCTTCTTCATATTCAAGGTATTTATCATATTCGTCATTTTCTGCTTCACCAAATAACTCTTTTTCTCGCTGTTTATCAGCTTTTTTTTGTTTTATAATTTTGGACATTATTTTTTGTTTTTCCTCATTCATTTCTCGATTATTGACAGCATTTTTCGTTTTTGGTGCTTTTTTTTCAGTAAATTTTAAATTTTTTGAAAAATTAATTTCAGGCTTTAAATCTTTAAATACTAAATCTTCTTCATTAGAAAATAAATTCTTTGTTAAAAGATTATCCGATTCTTCTACCAATTTTCTTTCTTCCAATATTTTAAATTGTTCTTTATTTAAAGTAGGAACAATATAATCATCATTTTCCCAATCTTCCCAACTATCTGACATATATATTTAACTGTTATAATATATGACTTTTTTTTAAATGAATTTAAAAGAGAATTTACAAAGTTTAATTATTTTTTACATATTCATTATTATATTTGTATAATATAATGAATAGTATATTTACATATAGAGATGATATTGAAGGAAAAATTGGTATTGGCAGACTGCCAAATGATTTAAAAAATATTTTAGATGAAATATCCATTGAATATTATAATACAATACCTGATAAAAATGCGTCTACATATCATACATGGTATGATGATATGCCTGAATCTATTAAAAATAAAGTAAAACAAATACAAAAAAGTAGGTTTTGGAATCAATTATGTGATGGTAGTGAAAAATGTATCAGAAATAGTGCGTATGAAATGGATGAATTATATTATTCGAATCCTAAAAATAATTTAAAGCAAATAAATTTATATGGTGCGTCAAGTAATTATGATATTCATCGCGATTGTATATATAATTTTAATGGAATTAAATTTTATAGAGTAATTATTGGATTAACAGATGGAAATGATAATATTACAACTTACTTTACCAATTTAAATGTTGGACATAAAATAAATTCGGGTGATTATATTGTATTTGATTTTGACAAATCAACACATCAAGTTATAAAAGATAAACAAGAATTAACACCAAGAATATTATTAAAACTACATTATATTGTGTGTGAAAATTGCCAATATTCGAGAGAATATGTTGAACAAATAAAAAAATTTTATTTATATTATGAATATATTACGCGTTATATTATGAAAACAGGTACAGACCCTGAAACGTTCTATCAATTTTTTATGGGATTAGGTTGTCAATTTTTTTATACTAATTTTATCGAATATATAATTTTATTCATAATAATTGTAATAATCAGTTTTGTTAGAATTGTATTAAAAATAAAATTAATATATAAAAATATATCAAAAATAATAAAATATGTGTTATTATCGTTAATATCTATTTATTTACTAATAGTAACTTTTTATTGGCTAAGATATAAAATATTTAGAGTAAAATAAAATATAATTATTTAATATAATGTTTAATAAAAATAATTTTTTTCAATTTCAGGATGAAAATGAGGGCAATATCTCAATCGGTAAACTACCGCAATATTTACACAAAGAAATTGATAATATTGAAAATATATTTTATAATGAGATACCTATGGAATATAAAAAAAAAATAACATATCACAAATGGTACAATCAATTAGATGATAATCTTAAAAATAAAATTGATAATATTAAAAATGATGCAATTTGGCAAAATTTATGTAATAATAATAAATGCAAACTTATTAGAATAGATGATATGGATGAAATATATTATGCTAATCCACCTAAAACAACAAATAAAAATTTATATGGAGCAGTTGGTAATTATTATGTCCATAGAGATGGTCATTTTAGTTTTTTAGGTGTAAAAATATATCGTATTTTAATCGGTATTACAGATAATAATAAAAATATAATGACATATCTTACACATCTTAATTATGGAAAACCTTTAAATAAATATGAATATTTGGCATTTGATTTTGATAAAACAACACATCAAGTATTAAAAAATAATAATGGAGATAAATCAATGTATAGAATAGTATTGAAATTACATTTTTTAGTATGTGAAAATTGCACTTTACCAAATTGGTATATTAATTTTGTATTAAAGTTTTATAATTATTATTTGAAAATTACAAGATATGTCATGGAAAACGGAACAAATCCAAAAACATTACCAGAATTTTTCTTCGGAGTTTTAAGCTATATTATAGGTATTAATTTTAATATTTTATTATCTATTTTTATTTTCTTTTTAATATTCTTTATTTTATATATTAATAATAAAGTAAAAAATTATAGTAATTTAATTTTAAAATCATTTATAATATGTATTTTCATTTTTATATCAATAGTTTTATATGAATATTTATATTTTATTTTGACAATATACAATAAGGAACTAAATTAATAGAATGTTTAAATAATTGTATAATTATCATAAAAATATTTTGTTCTTTATTTAATCTATTGTATAAATAGGTATTTTCTTTAAAATAAATATGAGATAATTCTGGTATTATATATGTTAATATAATAATAAGAATTAATGTAATTTTATTTGTGTTATTAAAATATTTAAAAACTAATAAAATAATTATTAAAAGTATAGTTATAATAGTTATAAGTATTATATTATAATATGTTAATATTATAGAACCTATATATAATAATACAATAGTATATTTTATATAATCATTTTTGAACAAAAAACAAAATGCTATAAAACCAATTAAAAATGATAAAATGTGTATTAAGCGATTATATTTATTTTTATGATACTTTTTGAATTCATTAAAATCATTATCAATATTTTTCATATTATATATATATATATATAATTTTACAAACACATTATACTAAATGGCAAAAGATAAAAAATATTTGTAAAAATCGATATTGGTGTTATATTATTTATATTTAACATAGCTGGTTCATTTGTTAAATAATGTGACAAATCAGGTAAAAAATAAAATACTAAAAATAAAATAAAACAATATAAAAATGAGAGATTATACTTTTTAACAAGATAAATCATAATAAACAAAACAGAAAAAATAAAAAATGTGATAAACAAATTATAAATAGTGAATAAAATTAATAATGAATATAAAATTAATAATGAATAGCTATATTTTTTAGATAACAAACATAAAAATGTCATAAAAATGAATCCACAAAATATGTGAAATTGGATATTATAAATATTCTTATGGTATTTTTTAAACTCATTGAACTCTTTTTTTATAATATTATTCATATAATTATAAAATATAATTTATTTTGTCTATTTGTCAAAAGATACATTATCTTTACCTAAAACATGAATTAAAGCATCATATAGTAATAATTTCTCACTTTCTTTAAAACTAATATATTTTGACGAAACTAAACATCCTTTACTCCAACGTAGTTGTTTAATTTTATTATTTTCATCACATTGTTGATTTTTCATATATGAAATTTTTATTTTAAAACCACCTTCACATCGATCTAATAATTCTAATGGTTCTTCGTCTAATGATTTATTAGAATTATAATAATCAAGTATTTTTTGTAACTGATCACAGTTTATTGATTTAGTATTAACTTTAATAGTCATGTTATATTTATTAATTAAAATATATATTTAAAATATTTATTTCAATTTTAATTTTATATCTTTTATATAATGAAAACTTGATTTAATGTAAAATTATCAATCATGAATAATAATTTCTCTATTTTTATAATAATTATAAGTTGTTATTTATCCAGATTTGTTATTTTTACTAAAAATTTAAACTAAAATTTGGGTATTTTATTGATTCATTTATAGCATCTTCCTTTGACAATAATATAACTATATCTTCCCATTAACTTCTACAAATTAATACATAAACAAAATCCATTTATCTATAATATAAATATGTTTTATATTATACTTCGAATTTTATTTTAGAAATTATAATATTTATAAATATATATGAGTTTAGAAGAAATAGCAGATAATTCAAGAACCGATAAAAATACAACACATTCATATTTACCACTTTATCAAAACTTATTGATATCTAAAAAGGAAACTGCTAAAAATGTATTAGAAATTGGTATACAAAGTGGAGGAAGTATAAAATTATGGAATGATTTTTTTATAAATGCGAATGTTTATGGATTAGATATTATGGATATTAATTTTGTTTGGGAGGGTATAAAAAATAAAGAAAAAATTATATTACATACATCAAAAGACGCATATAATGAAGATTTTTTTATTGCTAATTTTTTATATAAAAATATAAAGTGCGATTTTATGTTAGATGATGGACCTCATACGTTAGAAAGTATGAAACAATTTATAAAATTATATTCACAAATAATGACGGAGGATGGAATACTAATAATTGAAGATGTACAATCGTGGGATTGGATTGATATACTTAAAAATGAAGTTCCAGAAAACTTAAAACAATTTATAAAAGTATATGATTTAAGACAAAATAAAAATCGTTATGACGATATTGTTTTTACAATTGACAAATTAAATAATTAAATTTAATAATTATTCTATTATTATTTTATTATAGTTAAATTCATAATAATTACTATAATAAAATTCAGAGTTTTAAATTATCCAAAGATATAAAAAGTTATAAAATTTATAAAAATATTTATTAAAAATAAAAAACAAGTTTAAAGATACAATACATACATATTTATAATGAATTATATTATTTTAATCTTTTTCTCGATGATTTTACCAATTATTTCGTTAAATAATTCTAAACCTAAATTTTGTATTAATTGTAAACATTTTATACCCGATAATAATAATGGTATATATGGTAAATGTTCTCTTTTTCAAAAAGAAAACAAAAATACTATTAATTATTTAGTTAATGGTATTAATGATATTAGTCAAAAAGAATTCTTTTATTGTTCTACATCAAGAGAATCAAATAATATGTGTGGAAAAGAAGGTAAATATTATAAAAAGAAAAGAGTAAAACGAGTGAATCTGTAAAATCAAGTAATAATAATATTTTTAAGTGGTAATAGTGTAAGTTGTAGCAGAATTTTGTTGTTGTTCTTTAGCAGTTTGTTCTTGTTGTAAAAATTTCTGATAATTTGCCTCCATCGTTTTTGGATTACTTACACAACCACGTGTAGTTATTTTTAATTGAACAATTGATGTAATTAATAAACCAGTATAAATATACCACATTGCTTCACCTACATTATCTCTTGTCAAAACTATTTCGAATAAATCATTTTTAATTTTATCAGTTTCTTCGCCACCATTTTTATATTTATCCTTCATTAATGGTGTAAGAATTCCCCAATATTGTTCAAAATTATTTGGAACAATTTGATTAATAATAATAGAAGTGTTTCCACATATTTTTATTATAGCATCAGCTGCTGATTCAAGAGCTTGTTTCTTTTCTGGTGTCATATTAGGATCATCTGTAATCTTCTTTTCAATATCCTTATTAATTAATAATTCAGTTAATATTTTATTAGCCGATGTAGATACATAATAATAACCTACAACATCAGAAAAAGCACTTTTAAAACCAGGATAAACCGTTAAAATTATTACTAAAACACCGAATATTAATATCCAAGGCAAAAACGTTAGCACACCTGCTGATCCCATATTTTCACTTATATTTCCACCACATGTGCTTGAAATAATAGATGAATTAACTATAAATTGTATTATTATTACAAGTAACACATAGATAGCTAAATACATATAATTGTTACTTACATATTCTTGGTATTTAGCCTTATCTTTATAAAGCGAATAAGGTAATGCTGGTTTTAAAGCCAAATAATAAAACACAGTGGTTAATAAAAATGTTACAATATTTAAGTATGAATTTGCCATATAGATAATATGTATAATTTAATTTATAATTTTAACAATATTTATTATGAATTTTGATGAACCTACTAAACCAACATTAACTGAACCAGGTGTTAAATATTTTTTAAATCATGCTTTAAAACAATCTCATATAATAAGAGAAAAATTTCACAATACTATTTTTAATATTGGTATGCTAATTCTTTTTCTTATTATTTTAGGAGGTATACTCATTTATAAATATAAGGGTAAACTTACACCAGTAGAAATCGCTCAAAAGAATAAAGAAAAACAACAATACATATTAGAGAGAATAAAAAAATTTCAAATAGCTAAACAAAAAGCACATCAGGAATTAATAACTGGTTTACCACAATGGGAAAATGAATACAATATTTTGCGACCTGTTATTTAGTGTTATTAAATTAAAAATAAATTATTAACTATAATATATAATGTCAGAAGAAGAAATACCAAATGTGAAAGAAGCATTAAATGAATATTTTAGATTAAAAAAACAATTTGAAAATCAAAATAATGTTCACAAAAAAAGAATTATTAATAATCAAACTCTAAGTAAAAAGGAAAAGAGAGCTGAGTATTTGAAGTTAATGCCAAAGTGTGTAAATTGTAAAAGACCATCAAGAAAAGGTACTATTTTTTCTATTATTTATCATCCAGCTGATGATAAAATTTCTGAACATAGAACATTTAAAGTATTATGTGGTGATTTAGCAGATCCATGTAATTTAAATATAGAATTTAATGTTGGAAACAGAGAACATCTTGATGAATTGATGGTTTCTATTAGAAAAGAAATTAAAGAAACTAAAGATAAAATTATTGATGATAAAAATAAATTATTATTTGGGTTATTAACAACCGAAACTGCTTTGGAAAACTTTGACGATAATAAAAATTACATAACTGAGTTAACAAGTGTTTATGAAAGATATCTGGATATATGGAATAAAGAAATGGATAATCCTGAAAAAAAACTTGAATTAGAAGAAGCTCTTGTTCAGAGTTATGAAAATATTAATGCTATTAAAGATTGTATAAAAAAAATGAATGAATTAAATGACATACAATATGCTGTTGATGCTGCCAATATTTATCATAATGTATTAGAGCCTTTATTAATAAAAATTAGGCAGCTTAAATATAAAGAAAATAGTGTTTATAATAATGATAATAATAAAACATGTAATTTAATACAAAAAAAATTTACCGTTGATAATTTATTAGTAACTTCTTATGATGATAAAATTGTTTCTTATGATATTGGTCTAAAAATTGGTAAAACTAAAAAGAAACAACCAGGTTTGATTATAGAAGATGAAGATGAAGAAGCAGAACCAGAAGAAAAAATAGGTAAAATATCAATTAAAATAAATGAACCAAAACCTATAGGTGAAGTAGAAGAAGATGAACCTATTATTGGGCAAGGTAAAGATGGTATTGCTTGGAATAATCCAAAATATCAAAAAGTATGGGATAGATTATCTCCTAAATTGAAGGCAGAATTTAAAGTAAATATTGAATGGATGAAAGATTTTATGAATAAATGTGTTAATAATAGAGAATCTGGAAAAGCATGTGACTTAACAACACCACCTAATTTAGTTCTTCCACCAAGAAAAATGGAAAATGGACAATATGATTTTGGTGTATCAATTTATAATAAAGCATTTAATTCACTGCCTCAATCATTACAAAATACATATCTCACTTTATATAAAGAAGATCCACAAACTAAAGTAAAAAATTATAAAATGCTGGAAGATGCGATGAATGAATTAGTAAAAAGAGAAGTAAATTTTGGAAGCACTTATTTCAAAGGTTTTTTCTAATCTAATTATATGATATTTAATTATATTTCACTACCAATATTTTTAGTAAGTTTTGCGATTGGTTTATTTTTTATATATATTTTAGGTCCAGAAATGAAGACTGTATATATTTATCCAAGTCCTGAAACCGTTAATAAAGTATTATTTAAGGATAAGGCAGATAATTGTTTTTATTTCGAAGAGGAATTTGTAGAATGTCCAAAAGATGAAAATTTGATTTCTAAAATACCTATTCAAGGGTAAGAATTCGAATTTATGGTCAAAATAATATTTATAATATTTATAATATTATATTATAAATGGAAATACATTTTGGAAAATTTGTTCATACAGAAAATGGTAAAATAATAATGTCTATTTTACTTGGTTTTGGTTTAGCATCTTTATTTAGAACTATTTGTAAAGAACATAATTGTCTTATTTTTCATGCTCCTCCTTTAGATGAATTTAAAGATAAAATTTATAAGACTAATAATGGAAAATGTGTAAAATATAATCCAGTTGCCACAAAATGTTCATTAAATGCTAAAACGGTTACATTCGAATAAATCTACTATCCACCTTTAAGAAAGGTAGAGCCAAATCCGAATTCCTAATCCACCTTTAAGAAAGGTAGAGCCAAATCCGAATTCCTAATCCACTTTTTTAAAAGTGTAAATAAAGTTTTGCTCCACTTTTTAAAAGTGGATAATTTGCGTAATTATTGTATCCAATCAATTCTTTACAATAATTATGAGTGAAGCAACAAGTATTTTAGATCTACCAACCGATCCTGTTGGAGGTGGAAGTAATAATATTACAATTTCAGCACAAGAAACCATAAGACAACAACAAAATATAACAGGAAATCAAGTAAACCAAGGCATGTCATTAGATCAAACTACTATAAATCAAATAGTGAATGGTTTACAACAAGCAACAATGGCTGGAGCAACACAACTTCCATCACGTGATATTCCTATGAATACATCCGGTATTAGCGTTGACCCTCAAGTTGTACCAAATTATGTACCACCACCTCCTCCTAATCAAGATTATATTAGAAGCTATGAACAAACATCTGATATGGTAGATAATTACAACAGAGGTAAACAAATGAATGATTCATTAGATGATGTTTATAATGAAATTCAAACACCTTTATTATTAGCTGTACTATACTTTCTATTTCAATTACCATTTTTTAGAAAATTTTTGTATAATTATCTTCCTTTCCTATTTTCAGTTGATGGGAATTATAACATAAATGGATATATGTTTACAAGTATATTATTTGGTCTTTTATTTCATTTGTTAATGAAGACTACTGCTTATTTTGGAACGTTTTAATGTTAAAATATAATAAAAACAATTTAAATGTATTAATTATATTTAATTAACATAATGCCCAATAATTTAATGGATTTAATTGACTCTACAAAATCGCATGTTACGAGATTGATTCTTTTTAATAGTATAAAAACTGGTGATCCTATAATTGATACATTCTTAACTACCATTATATTAAGTATTTTTAGTTGGTTTGTAACATGGTTATATGATCATCAAATTGATAGAATTATTAGTAATTTTTCTTATGACGATTTAAAATCATATATATTTAAAAAAAATACAATTATTATAGAAGGTAGAAAAAGTTCTATAACTTCATCATACTCTTCTGTTTGTAATATTTCATCTGTATATAGCAATCGATTTAAGGCTGTTTGGAATCATATTATAAATAATATTGACAATAATAATAGTATTTTTACAATAAAAGAAAATCATACAAATTATCAATCATCTGGTGTTGATAGTGGAAGAAAAATATTAGATTCTTTTATGGTTTATCAAAACAAACATTTTGTTATAGATAAAGATATTTACGCAAAAACAGAAATAGAACATGAATCTGATAAAGACGATCGAGAAAAAACATCTGTAAAAACAGACAAAATAATTATTTATATTTATTCATATAAACTACCATTATTTGAATTAAAAAATTATATAGATAACATTACTGAAAATTATTTGATGTCAATTAAAGATAATCGTTTAAATAAAAAATTTATTTATTCATTAGATAAAGTGGAAAATAAAGATGAAGAGTCTCCTTATGATTGTTGGAGGGAAGATGTATTTGAAAGTTATAGATCATTTAAAAATATATTTTTTGACGGAAAACAACAACTTATTGAAAAAATTGACTTTTTTTTAAATAATAAAAAATGGTATCATGAAAAAGGTATACCATATTCACTTGGTATTGGTTTACATGGACCACCTGGAACTGGAAAAACATCGTTTATTAAAGCATTAGCTAATTATACTAATAGACATATTGTTATGATATCATTGAAAATTATTAAAACTAAAAATCAATTGGAGAAATTATTTTTTGAAAACACATATAATGATGATAATGAAAAATATAGTATTTCATGGGATAAAAAAATTTTAGTATTTGAAGATATAGATTGTATTGGTGATATAATTTTGGATAGAGAGAAAAAAGAAAAAGAAAAAGAAAAACAAAAGAAAAAGAATAATAAAAAAAATGAAGAAAAAAAAGAAGATAATGACAATGTTAAAGTTAGTGATATTCTCCAGACCATTTGTGAATTAAATGAACCAACCACTACAATATTACCTATAAAAGAACAATTAATAACATTAGATGATATTTTGAATTTATGGGACGGAATAAGAGAAACGCCTGGTAGAATTTTAATTATTTCTTCTAATCATTATGATAAATTAGATCCTGCTTTAGTTAGACCAGGAAGAATTGATATAACACATGAATTAAGTAACGCAAGTCATTCTACTATTTCAGAAATTTATCTTCATTTATTTGGTAATAAAATTGACAAAAATTTGTTATCAAAAGTAAAAGAATATTTTTATTCACCTGCTGAATTAATTAATATTTATGTGACTCACAAAAATGAAGAAGATTTTATAAATAGACTTCTTAAAAATAAGAAAATTTAGTTATTAGTTATTATATAAACCATTCGTTATAATGTGTTTTGTGACATAATATATGATAACCATCTTTTTGATTTTTATCTTCGATCGCAATCATTGGATATATTAATGCCTTATTTCCTTCTTTTATATATAATTTATCAAGTATATATCGCTTATCTATAAGTTCACCAATATTATATTTATTCAATATATATTGAGCATGCTTTTTTGTTATCATATACATTTGTGTGCCTGACAAATAATCTGGATAATTATGATACGTGTATAATGAATTAGTTATTTTTGGTATCTTTAATGGATATTGATTAAAAATATGATGTCTTTCTAATTTATATGGCAACATATAACCCAATAATAAAATATCTAAATTTAGTACATTGAAATCTTTTATTATTTTTTCCAATATTTCTACAATGTATTTATTTATAAGAATATCATCCTCACAAATAATAGCATAATCTTTATCACTTTTATAAACAAAATCCTCTATAATAGAGAGATGACTATATGTAATAGATTTTTGTCTTTTATTAAATGAATTTGTAAAAAATTGTAGTCTACTATCGTTTTTATTAACACCATCATTGAATTTACAATTAATATTTAATTTTTTAAATTTTTCCATCATATGTTTTCTTTTTAAATTATCGTTAAATGATAAACAATAAAACTGATATTTTTTTGTATCCATTAATTTACAATTATATTTTATTTTATATAATTTCATTTTTTCGTTATTTTTTATAAATACTAATTTAAATTAATTATAATGATTGAGAATTATGTAAATAAATTTATTGAAAACTTACCAGAAGATTCAAAAAAATTTCAGAAAATAGATTTGGTTTTAGACGGAGGAGCATTCAATGGTAGTTATCTTGTAGGTGCTCTATATTTTATTAGAGAGATGGAACGAAGAAATTATATTAAAGTTGACAGAATTTCAGGATGTAGTATTGGATCAATTGTTGCTCTTTTATATTATATTGATTCTCTTGATTTAATAACCGATTTATATGAAATAGTAAATAAAGAATTTAAAAATAAATATAAACTAAAAACATTAAAAACTCTTAAATTATATTTACAAGATAGAATACCTGAAGACATTTGCTCAAAAATTAATAACAAATTATTTATTTGCTATCATGATATTAAAAAACGAAAAAAAATCGTTAAGTCTACATTTAAAAATATAGATGACATATTTGAAGCTGTTGTAAAATCATGTTATATTCCATTTTTAATTGATAATAATTTATCCTATAAAAATAAATATATTGATGGTATAAATGCTTATATTTTTAAAAAAGAACCAGATAAAAAAATACTACACATGGAGTTATTTGGTTATGATAAATTTATCTATGCTTTAAACATTAAAAATGAAAAGAGTAACTTCCACAGAATATTGTCCGGTTTATTAGACATACATAGTTTTTTTATTAAAAAATCCAATACAACTATGTGTAGTTTTGTGAACGAGTGGAGTATAATTAATAAATGTAAATATAATTTCAAAATTCTTATTGAAAATATAATTTTATATATAATTTATTTTATAATTTACATAAAAAAATACATACCAGAAGATATTAAGACTAATTTTATTATTAAATTACTATCAAAAATATTATTTGATATATTTACTATTACTTTAGAAACTTATTGCTTATAAATTATTAGTTTAAATTAACAATTATTTGTAAGATATCAATATAATAATATGGATTCTATTGATATTACTGATTCAGCATTTTCTTTAGATATACCTGATACAAATAGTATTATTCAATTAAATTCTGATTCGAATATTGTAGGTGGAACTGGATTCAGTTGGGAATTCATAAATCAACCATATTTTTATATTGGAGTCGTTGTTGTAATTGCTTTAATAGGTATGTTTGCTTATAAATATTATCAAAATAGAAAACATAAGCAATCTGTTACATTCGAAGATTGTCCAGGGGGGTTCTGTACAATGGATCAAAAACCTAATAGATCTATTTAGTTTATTAATATAGTCCTTTTTTATTCTTTCTGCTTTTTGAACCATAAATATTGAAAAAATTATTCTTTTTTGTTTTATTTTTTTTGATTCTCTTTTTGTTTTTCTCTTTTTTCTCCTTTTTAATTGTTTCTTTTGTATCATTATTGGTTTTTATATCATCTGGTTTATAATTTAAAAACCATTCTTCAAATTGTTTCTTATCTTTATTTGTTTTCAATTCTTTGTATTTGGCTGCTTTTTCTGCTTTCATTTCTTCAACCGATTCTTGATGACCATAACATGTAATACTAAAACGTTTTAATAAACCTTTTTGCGCCAATCTATTTTTTTGTTGTACATCAAAAAGAAATTTTGACATACAAAGTATTCTATCAATAAATTGGTTATAATATGGTTTATTAGCATATAAAAATGCCAAATAAAAACTTAACATAGTATCTATTGTTGCCACTTTTATCTTTTTACCATTCATTATTAGAATATTATAACTGTGACAGCCTATTGGTTTGTATATAAAAAGTATAGAATCGCTTCCAACCTTTACTTCATAGTGCTCTGGAACTATTTCTCCAACTGCTGGTTGTTTTATTATTTTTACATGTTTGATACCATTATCATCTAAACGTTCTTTAATAACTTCAGCTGTTTGCTCTGGATTGTTTGACAAAACATCAAAATCTGCCACATTTTCTATTTTTTTTTGTAAATTTTTAGGCATGTACTGGGAATATAGGATATTCGCAAAGCCACCAAAAAATACAACACCTTGATTAATTAATGTGTTTTTTACTGTTTCATAAATTTTATCTTCGTTCTCTCTATTTGTCATTTCACGCTGAAAATCTATGTCATTACAGTTTATATCCGTTATCGGATAGTTTTTGTTTAATAATGAAAGGCGTTTTAATACTTTTTCCCATCTACTTATATCTCCAGCTGGTCTCGATAATTCAAGATACATAGACATTCTTAAAAAATTCGGTGGAGCATATAATATACCACCAACACTTATAGCATCCGTTTTTAAAACATTGAAAATTTCCTTTGGTAAATGAGTTATATCCGCTACAGCCATATAATTTACAAAAACTTTATAGGTGCCATGATGTTGCCCTGATTTAGCTTCTACATCAAGAAATCCTTTTTTATAATAAATATCAGCTAACTCTTTAGCATCACTCAATGCGTTTTGTGAGAAAAAATCGTAATCTGGCACTTCTACTTCTTTATTATAAAATTTATCCTCTTCTGGCAAAATATTATTGATTGCTGTACCTCCATAACAAACTAATTTTTTGCGTTTAATAAATTCTTCTACTATATCAATAATTTTTTGGACATCATCTGAATTTACAACGCGTCTACCCATTTTTTCTTCTGCTTTATCTACTGCCATACGCAAAATTGCTAATTCACAATCCGCAAATGACAAATCTCTACACATATTTTTTTCTTTTGGCATCCCTATATTATTATATTAAAATAAAAATTGAATTAAAATTTATTTTTTAACAATTTAAAGTAATTAAAATTATAACAATGGATGAACAATTATCTATAATATCACAACCTGGATTAAGAAGAAGAATAGCACGAGAAATTGAAATTTTAATTAATAATGACTTATGTAGACAAGATACTATATCTATAACAAAATATACTGAACTTGATGATAACAATAAAAATTATAAATTTGAATTTAATAACATAAGAGATAACAAACATTATTGTTTCTATATTCCAAAATATTATCCATTTAAACCACCTAAAATGACTATTAATAATAAACCTATAGGGTTTTATCATAAAGTAAACTCTAATGAATTCAGAGATAATTTAAAAAAATACACTGGGATAGAATGTTTCTGTTGTGAAACAATATTATGTCCACATAATTGGGGTCCAGTATGTACCATAAAAGATATTATATTTGATATTCAGAAATTTGCTAATGCTACTCATCAAATTATTATTCGCATAATTGTTGACGTAATTAAAAGAAAATTCTTGAATACAGATATACCTATAATCGAGTGGTTATATTAAAAAAATATTTAATAAATACATAATTAAACATTTTTTTCTAAAAATTAAAACTATAATAATCGGTAGTGACATTTCTTGTACCATATGAATAATTTGGATTTTGTGGTGTTGGAGCTGGAACCGTAACTGGTTGATATCTTAAATCAGCTGGTTTTAATACAAAAGCATAACCACCTTCATCGAAAAACAGAGCATTCTCCATAAGGAAATTATCTACTAATTGATATCTCATCGCCACCATTTGACAACCACTTGCTCGACAAACCATACCACTTGGATTACCAGGACTTGAACCTCCATCTGGTAAAACAATCGTCATTCCTGTTTTATTATATTCAGTTAACTCATTTATATCTGGATTATTTTTTACATTATAATAGTCATATAATCTCATAAATACAGAGTTACTTGTTAAGTTGACATATTCTAATAAATGTTGATTTTCTAAGAAAGCAGTATTACTTCTATCAATGATAAGGATTACTTTATTTTGAAGTGATAATAATGGAGTATTTCCTAAATTGATACCTTCACTTTCGAAACTATATTCTGGTCCTAACATAATATCATTATTGGCTTTAAATATTCCTGCCAATTTTGAATACATTTCTTGGTTATTACTCATACATCTTAAATGTATTAATACAGGATCTGTTGGATTTGGACATGTTCCGCCAGAAAATGCGTAATTTCGAATTGTATCCATAACCGAGCCAAAATCAACATAATTAAAGGTCTCCTTTACATAATAATTGTCCGAAGTACTTGTAGCAACAACCGGCGAATTATTGATGGAATAAATTTCAAAGTCTAAACATCTAACACCTTGTTTAATAATAGCCTTAAGATTACAAGTATTTACGTAATCATTCTTATAATTACCACCCGAACACGCATTATAAGCAGTTTTAATATAATAATCAAATAGATTACCACTACAATCAGGATCTCCAGAAGTAATGGGTCTTATATTTCCGTCAATACTGGAGTATAAATTATTCATATAATTACATTCATTGTTTTGAAGTCTACTTAGGTAAATCATATAACCTACGAAAATAATCAAAATTATGAATGTGAATGCCATTATCATATATGACTGAAAGTTTTCGTCCATGTTTCTTATAGCGCTTAAATAATCTGTTGGTGAATTAGTTGACATTACTAATATATATTATTATTTTTATATTTTTAGAAATATAATTAAATTATATTATGATGAAATAAAGAATTAAAAAATAATACTATTATATACTAATTATGGCAGGTGGATTAATGAACCTCGTGTCTCAAGGACAACAAAATGTAATATTAAATGGAAATCCTTCAAAAACTTTCTTTAAATGTACTTATAAAAAATATACTAATTTTGGAAAACAGAACTTTCGCATAGACTATGAAGGCACACCACAACTAAATTTAACTGCTGAAAGCACATTCACATTCAAAATTAAAAGATATAGCGATTTGCTTATGGATTGCTATATTTGCGTCACTTTACCAAATATATGGAGTCCTATTTTACCACCATATGAGTATACAAACCCTGACGGTTCAACAGGTTATACAAATTGGGCACCCTATGAATTTCAATGGATTAAGCATTTAGGTGCGCAAATTATTAGCCGTGTTACCATTAATTGTGGTAACCAACAATTACAACAATATTCGGGTCAATATATATTGGCATCTGCTCAGAGAGATTTTAATGCGCAAAAATTAGCATTATTTTATGAAATGATAGGACATACTCCTGAATTAAATGATCCAGGTAATGCTGGACCACGTGTAAACGCATATCCCAACGCTTATTTTACAACAAGTCCTGCTGGTGCTCAACCATCCATTTCAGGTCGCACTTTATGGATTCCACTCGGATCATGGTTTAACCTGTTATCTACACAGGCTTTTCCATTAGTTGCTCTTCAATATAATGAATTATCTATTAATGTTACATTTCGACCAATTAATGAATGGTTTACAATTCGAGATGTAGTTGATTATACTAACAATTATCCTGTAGTAGCTCCTAATTTTAATCAATTTTACATGCAGTTTTATAGATTTTTACAAACGCCACCTGATGAACAAATTGGTCCTACATCTTATGTGGATACAAGAGTAAATTGGTTTGCTGATATAAATTTAAATTGTACTTATTGTTTTCTCTCGGATGATGAATCTACCATATTCGCAAAAAATGAGCAAAAATATTTATTTAAACAAGTTTATGAAAAAGCCTTTTTTAATATTACTGGACAAAATAAAGTAGATCTTGATTCGCTTGGTATGGTAATAAGCTGGATGTTTTATTTTCAAAGAAGTGATGTAAATCTAAGAAATCAATGGTCAAATTACACAAATTGGCCTTATGATTATATGCCACAAGATGTTAGTCCAGCTCCAACAAATGGTATCTATCCAAACCCTGATCCAGCAGGACCAGTTACTTTAGGACCAGGATTAGAACCTAATGGCACATTATCTGGTTTATATATCACAGGAGTTTACAATCCACAAAATATTCAATATATTTTAATCGCGTTAGGTATTCTTTTGGACGGTCAATATAGAGAGAATATATTACCTGCTGGAGTTTATAATTTTGTAGAAAAATATGTAAGAACTGCCGGGTTTGCTCCTCCTGGTTTATATTGTTATAATTTCTGTTTAGATACTGACCCATTTAAAGTACAACCATCAGGTGCTATGAACATGAGTAGATTTACTAATATTCAATTAGAATTTACAACTATATCACCTCCGGCAGATCCATATGCGCAAGTATTAACCATTTGTGACCCAAATACAGGAGATATTGTTGGTATCAATAAACCGACATGGAGAATTTATGAATACAATTATAATTTATATTTAATAGAAGAAAGAGTTAATATGGTAATATTTGTTGGTGGAAATGCTGGTTTATTATACGCAACTTAAAATATTTGAAAAATATATAAAAATAATTTAAATACAAATTATTATATTGATCATGTTGTTAAAATATAATAATTTTACAAGAATAATAAAGCGTACTGTATTTAATCATAGGGATCCATTTTTATTAGAAAGTCAATTGACTTCAGAAGAAAAATCAGTAAGAAACCTTGCTTTGTTATTTGCGAAAGATGTTTTAAAAAATAATGTAGTTAATTCTTTCAGAAATGAAAAATTTGACAAAAATATTATCAAAGAAATGGGTAATTATGGATTATTAGGACCAACCATTCACGGATATGATTGTGCCGGAGTAAATTATATTTCTTATGGATTAATTATGCGTGAAATAGAGCGTATCGATAGTGGTTATAGAAGTTGCGCCAGTGTCCAATCTTCACTTGTTATGTTTCCAATCTATCAATTTGGTACACAAGCACAAAAAAATAAGTTTTTACCTGAATTAGCAAAGGGAAATTTAATCGGCTGTTTTGGATTAACTGAACCAGATCATGGCAGCGATCCCTCAGGAATGAAAACAAATGCCGTTTTAAAAGGAGACCATTATATTTTAAATGGTAGTAAAAATTGGATAACCAATTCACCTATAGCGGATATTTTTATTATTTGGGCCAAAGATGAAAGTAATATTATAAGAGGATTCATATTAGAGAAAGATATGGAAGGTTTAACATGTCCTAAAATAAATGGTAAATTCTCTCTTCGAACATCTATTACTGGCATGATTTTTATGGATAATGTAAAAGTGCCAAAAGAAAATTTGTTACCATTAACTAAAGGTCTTAAAAGTCCTTTCATGTGTTTAAACAATGCTCGTTATGGAATATCATGGGGTGTTCTTGGTGCTGCGGAAGATTGTTATTTAAAAGTAAGAGAATATTCGTTAGATAGAAAGCAATTTAATAAACCATTAGCATCGAATCAATTAATACAGATAAAATTAACCAATATGCTTACTGAAATAACATTAGGATTACAAGCATCTTTAAGAGTAGGTAAAATGATGGATGAAAACAATTTAATCCCTGAAAATATTTCTATTGTAAAGAGAAATAATTGTTTAAAATCTTTGAATATTGCTCGTACAGCAAGAGATATTTTAGGTGGTAATGGAATATCAGACGAATATCACATAATAAGACATATGTTAAATTTGGAAGCTGTAAATACATATGAGGGAACAGAAGATATACATGGACTAATAATTGGAAGGGGTATTACTAATTTAGAATCGTTTTAAATATAAAAAAATCAGTTTAAAACTATTACAATATAATATTTAATGAAAAATATTATATCGTTTATTAAGAATCTGTTTACAGTTATAAAGTATGATAAACCTATGTTAGGTAGATGGAATATAGAATCTTGTAATAAAAAAATAAATTACAAAATAGATTTAGCAAATGAAGATCATTGTGGACCATGTGGAACATATATTAAAAATAAAAAATATTTAAAAAAACAAATAGTCAATAAATTATAATATATTTGAGTTAAAAAATAATATATAATGTATCATTTATATACATTATATAAATGAAGAAAAAAAAGGTAAATATTTATAATGCCACAGCATCTGGATATGCGGAAGTTAATACTGTATATGGAGAAAAAATAACAGCAACTGCGACAGCTTCATCCAGTTCAAGTATTTCATATTCACATGCGTTTGATTTGGCAAAATCAATTGCTGACTCTGTTGCCTTAAAAGAAGCTAAGGAAAAAGCTAAACAAAATGAAGAAAAAGAAAGAGAAAGAAAATTAAATAATGTTATATCTGATGAAAGAAGTATAAAAAATGTAAATAATAATAATAATAACAAAAATATTGAAATTATAAAAGATGATAATGAATTTCAAAATATATCAGAAAATCAAGAAAATATGAATATATTATATGTTCCAAAAAAGATTGAAATTAACAAAGATAGTAAAGATAATAAAGAAATAAAAATAAAATCTATAAAATTTGAAATTAGTTCAGAAAATGAAGGTTATATTAAAATAAAATATGTACCAATTAGAAGTGAAATTGAACCTATTAATGAAGAATTAAATACAAAATCTATACAAACAGAATGTGAAAATAATGTTATCTTAAATGATAATATTAATAACAAAAATGAATGTTATTATGAATTTAATTTAATAGATAATGAAGAAAATATTGAAAATTTACAAGATAATAAAGAAGGATTACAATATACTAAAGAAGGAGATAATATTTTATTAGAATATTTTCATGAAGAAGATGATGAATATGAAGAAGACGAATATGAGGAATATTTGGAAGATGAAGAAGAATATTTAGAAAATAAATAAAAACATTCGATATTTTTGTAAAAATAACATTTATTTATATGTTATTTTTAAATATATTTTATTAAATCTCACCTTAAAAATAGTATCTAAGTCCACTACATAATGAAGGTAAAATGTTAGAATTTCTGATTTTTAGAAAAAAATCATTTACTACACTATGTAGTGGAGGCGTCCGAATTTCGTATATAAAAGTGTTTGAACTTTTCGAAAATGGACATTTTTTTTGTCCATTTTTTAAAAACGTGGATATTTTATGGAAATTCGCGCGCCCTTACCATATTTTAAAATTAGCGTAAGGTGACAGAAAAAAAAATTTTCATTTTGTTACGATAATTTTTTAAATAAAAACTTAAAGATTTTTTCTTTGGTTACTCTATGGAGCCAATGGAGCCAAAAATTGAGCAAATTGAGCAAAAAATGAGTAATTTATTTTTTTGTAATTTTTGTGACTATAATACGTCACGTAAGTTGAACTTCGAAAGACATCTTTCAACCGATAAACACAAAAAACGAGCAATGGAGCCGTTTGGAGCCAAAATTACTCAAAAAATTGAGCAAAACGAGCAACACCATGATTCCAATTATAATATGAGTTGTGATTATTATAACTGCGATTGTGGTAAGACTTATAAGTATAGTAGAGGTCTGACAAAGCATAAGAAAATATGTAGTAAACAAAAGCCTGTATTTGAACACTACAATAATGGAGGTGAATTAAAGGTTCTTACAAATCTTGTTTTAGAAGTTGTAAAGAAAAATCAAGAACTTGTTACGCAAAATAATGAACTGACAAATAAGCTTGTAGAAATGAGTAAAACAACTACCAATAACACGATGATTAATTCACATAATAATAATAAAACATTTAATCTTAATATGTTTCTAAATGAGACGTGCAAAGATGCTATGAATATTACTGATTTTATTGATTCACTTCAACTACAATTATCTGATTTAGAATCTGTTGGAAAACTGGGTTTTGTGGAAGGTATTTCTAATATAATTGTTAAAAATTTGAAAGCTTTAGATATTCATAAAAGACCGGTTCATTGTGCTGATAAAAAACGCGAAGTAATATATATTAAAGACGAAGATAAATGGGAAAAAGAAAATGAACAAAATCATAAACTACGTAAGGCAATCAAAAGGGTGGCATTTAAGAATGAAAAGCTTTTACCTAAATACAAAGAATTACATCCTGGTTGTAATTATAGTGATTCAAAATATTCAGATCAATATAGTAAATTGGTTATTGAAGCAATGGGTGGCGACACCGAAAAAGAAGATAAAATAATAAGTAAAATAGCTAAAGAAGTAATAATTGATAAGTCTTAGTAATTAGATGGTAATGGTCCATCACCAACGAATTCACCCGTTAAACTATACATGGGTGGATAATTAGGCATATATTGTAATTGATTAGGTTTATAACGTTGATTAAATAGCTTCTGACCTTCATTAAATGAAGCACCCCATGTATCGTAACCAAAATTTGCTTGAGGTGGTTGAGCATAAAAATCTTTAGTGATTATTTTTTCTTTGGTACCATAACCGGCAGTTAAAGGTGAATATCTGGGAGTAACACCTACTGTTAATTTTCCTGCATCATCATCACCTGGGATACATCCTTTTAAGAAAGATAAAGGAGGCGAATAAGGTTGACAACCTGGACAGTCTATATCAGCAGAACATTGTTGTCCAGTTATGGCGCATCTGGCTTGAGGACCACAAAAATTATTACATGAGTAAGTGGTAGTTAAGGGTAAATCAACAGTATGACTTGTCTTGGAACTTTCAGGAACAGGACCGCCAGTGAAACATTCAACTACATATTTTTCAACAGCTAAATAATCTATCATTTTAAAAATAATATATAAAAGTATTAATGTTATAATTGGCAAAAACAAAGTATTAAAGGTAATTTTCATATAATAATTCGATATTATATTTTATGAATTATTTTATCAATTAAATATAAGTAATGTCTGACACAACCGATACAACAAATCTTATAGATGAAAAAAAACAAGAACAAAATAATGGTTCATCTTCTGATTCACTAAATACATACGCATCTAAAGTATTTGGATTTTTAAGAACACTTATAATTCTAATAATAATTATTTTATTATACTTTTCCAGTGGTGCATTAATTTTATTTGTATGTAAATTAGCACAAGCTAATATATTACCTACTGAAGCAAATTGCGCTCCTTACACTGATATAAAACCTATTATTCAACCAAGTCCAATTAAGACTAATATTTTTCCAACATTTACTGATCCAGAGATGTCTATGAAATTAGAAATACCTTATGATATAAATTCAAAGAATAAGCTTCTTGAAATATTTAAAGAATATAAAGAAAAACCTTCCTCTAATTTTTTAGCAAACTATTTTATTGATGGTATAGAAAATTTATTACAGTTTAATTATTCAATGGTAAATTCAATTATGAATTTATTCAACGAAACATTACCAGAATCAGTAATGGTTTATTTAGGTCCAATAATAATTGGTATTTTATATGCAATTGGTATAGTAGTTAATTTTGTTTATTATATTATTTTTGGTTGGTTTGGTAAAATGTCATGGTTCTTTAAGACAAATAAAAATGATACAGGAGAAGGAAAACCAGAATGGGAAGATGTAACAATTACAAGTCCAATAAATTGGTGTATTGGTGTTGGATTAGCAATATTATTTACAATTTTACTTTTCGTAGCTTTCCCGTTTGTTTCCATGATTCCATTAATATTCTATCATAAAGCATTGCTTACAACATTATTTTACAAAGTAATAATGAATGGAAAACAAGTTTCATCATTTACAATTGTTAAAGAAACATTAAAATACTACAAAATTTCTATAGTATCTATTATTAGTTTATTTGTTATTTTATTAGCTTTTTCAAACTTAGGTGCTATTCCAGGTATATTTTCCATTTTAACATTAGCTTTAATTTATTACGGAGTTATATCTATAGATATATTCAAATCAATACCAGAACATAATTTATCTCCATCTGTAAGTTATCAACAAGCAGAAAAAAAATGTGGTCCTAAAATTGAAAAAAAACATAAAAAATGGTTTTTTGGATTATTTGGAGGTCAAACAGGTGGAGATTTAACAAAACAATTAAAAAAAATAGGAAAAACTTTATAAAGCAAATAATTTTATAATATAATTACTTAAATAGTGTTTCATTAATTAAGTAATGGGTAAAAATAAAAACAAGTTATCAAAGCATCCTTTTGTAAGTGTATGTACTCCAACATTTAATAGAAGACCTTTTATTCCAATTATAATAAAATGTTTTGAAAATCAGACATATCCTAAAGATAAAATGGAATGGATCATTATTGATGATGGAACTGATAAAATAGAAGATTTAGTAGCACACCTTCCTTATGTGAAATATTTTAAATATAATGAAAAAATGACATTAGGAAAAAAGAGAAATATATCAAATGAAAAAGCAAAGGGTGATATTATAGTTTATATGGATGATGACGATTATTATCCACCAGATAGAGTGAAACATGCGGTTGATACACTAAAGAATAGTAAAGCGTTATGTGCGGGTTCAAGTGCGATGTTTATATATTTTAAACATATAAATAAGATGTATCAATTTGGTCCATATGGTCCAAATCATTCTACAGCAGCAACATTTGCTTTTAAAAGAGAACTTCTGAGTCAAACAAGATTTGATGAAGAATCTTCGCTTGCGGAAGAAAAAAAGTTTTTAAAAGATTATAAAATACCATTTGTTCAATTAGAATCAATGAAATCTATTTTAGTATTTTCACATGATCATAATTCTTTTGATAAAAAGGAATTATTAAAACAACTTCCAAATAAAAATATACATGAAACGAATATTTTACCAAAAGATATGGTAAAAGAACAGGATATTTTAAAATTTTTTATGGAGGATATAGATAGCTTACTTGAAAACTATGAACCAGGTAATCCAGATAATAAACCAGATGTGAAAAAACAGTTAGCAGAAATAAAAATTGAACGTGAAAATAAAATTCAAGAAATTATGAAACAACAATATGATTATCAAGAAACTTTAAATAAAATAGCACTTATGAAAAACCCTCAATTAGCACAACAACAAATAAATGAACAAGCAATGATGATACAACAACTTATGTTTGAAAATAATCAATTAAAAGAACAGGTGGAATATTTGAATAATAAAATAAAACAATTAATATTGGAAAAAATAGACAAACTTAAAGAAGATAAAATAAGAAAAGAAGAAATAAAACAAGATGAGAATACAATAAATATATAAAATAGCTTAAAGATTATACATTATATATTTTTATAATATAGTATAATGTATCAGGAAGATAATTACAATCCAGCGGATCCTAATGATTACGATGATGAATTTGACAAAATGCTTGATAAATCAAAAAAGACAGACAAAGGTTATAATGCTGTTTATAGAAAAGTTCAAAGAAAAGATGGGTTATGGAAGAATAAAAAAATCGATGTTTATACATCAAGTGGTCCAGGAACACGTATTAGGGATGCTGAAACTGGAGAATATTTTCCAAATATGGTTGGTTCAAAAGATGAAGATTTATTTTTTAAAGTGGCTTTATCTACTGGTGAATGTAGAAGTTTAAATGGTTCTAATACATTATTCTATGTATCTCCACAGCATTATATGAATCATTTAAATACTGAAGTTCCTCCAGAAAGAATAGCACTTTGGGAAGAAAGACGAAGCGCAAGACTTATTGAACTAAGAGCTTCAAAAAGACAAAATATGGTTTCGACAACCATAAATTAAACAACCACACATGATATAAATGGATTATATTCAAATTATTTAAATTTAAAATAATTTGAATGAAATATATTTTACAATATTTAATTACTTATTCATCAATATCTTCAGCATCATCGTCATCCACTTCTTTATCAGCTGTTCCAGTTGCATTTTCTTTTATATATTTTTCAATATATTTATAAATTCTATTAATATCTAATTTTGTAATTTCATAATTTTCGAGTAAATTTATAATTTCCACATTTTCATAATTGTTACTTAATTCAATAAAAAACGCAAACAAATCTTTTTTATCCATTCCAAGTTTTTGACATAATTTTTGAATAAAAAGTGTATTATTATATTCAGTAGAATATTTTGTCAATACTTTGGTAAATCTAATTTCATTAGGAGATGCCCTATTTTTCTTTTTAACTAAACTATGATATATTTTATTATTTTTAAATGTTTTTATCAAAGAACTCATTTCATTAAATTGCCATATTTGTTTTTGAAATGTAATTCTGTCAATATAATCCGCAAAACATATATTATCTAATTGTGATATATAAATTGGTATTGATTGTTTTTTATCTATTTTTTCAATACAATCAATAATATTTTCATGCCAAAGTAGTCCTACACTTGTACGGTCTGTTTCATTCATAATATTATTATGTTCATTAATAGTAAAATATTCGTTTAGTAATTTATTTGTAATCTTTTTTGTGTCATCATTATAAGATTTAATCTGAAAAATATTATCAATAATTTCAGACGTAAATACATGTGGTTTATTTTTTTGTAAATTGTATATATTATTTAATTTTCTTAAATCACCTTGAATGTATTTGACAACTTTATTTTTAATTTCACTATTAATGGAAGGCATTATTTTATCAATAATGGTGTGAATTTGTAATTCATTTGGTGTTTTTAATTCAATGACATTACATACTTTCATTAATTCCTTAATTTTTTTATCAACTCGATAATTTCCAATACAAATAATAGGATTCATAGTTACTTCTTCTAATTTTTGTTTTTTTGTTTTCTTAGGTCTAATCAATTTAATTAAAGAATTAATTCCTCCTTTATCACCATTATTCATACCATCAATTTCGTCCATAATGATCGCTATTTTTTTTATTTTCTTATTGAAAAGACTCATAATATTTTTATCGGACATATTATGCTTTGTAATATCTTCAATAACAGACGTATTTCTAATATCACCAGCATCATATTTAATAATATCATAATTCAACTCTTTTAGGATATTAGTGATAAACGATGTTTTACCTGTACCAGGGTCGCCATATACATATATACCTTTTTTAAAAAGCAGATTATTTTTATTTAATTCAAAATCTTTAAGGATATTTTTGATCTCTTTTTCTTTGTCTTCTCTATTTAAAATTTTATTAATGTTTAATTCTTCCATTTTATATATTTAACAACATTCTTTTTATGTAGATTTCTACACAAATGACCTTTTGGTAAATAATAATTTAATGTTTCTCTGCATCTATCTGAATTATTTTCGATACAATAATTCATAACAAAATAAATATAGTTATTAAAAATCATATTTTTATAGATATATTGTTTATTTTTAAGCCATAAATCAATGTTCTCTCTAATTATACTTTCAAAAACATATTCATTATCCCTTCTTATAACATCACGTACATAATTATCATATAATTTTATTCTTTTTTTGAGAGTATAATGAAACAATTTATAATACATAGAATTTACAAAAACAAAATATTCACCAGGTATAAATTCTCTAATATATTTAATAATTTCATCTGGTAAGTCTGAAATATTTCGCATTATACATATATTCACTATAATATATTTATAATGATTTTAAATTTACACCAATGAAAATTTAAGAAGAACTGGATGAAGACGATGTTTGACATGGATTATTAACACCATATGTAATACCATCCCAGCTTACACCACAATTATTAGCCCATGTATATTTAGCACATAATTCATTAGAACCAGTAAACGCAGGTGTATTAAAATTCATTGTTAAATGTTGTTGATTTCCTTGTGGTGGACAAGTTCCTAAATCTTTAACATTTATACAAGTAGTCGCATTTCCTGAACCATCGATTGTCCAATAATCTGGACATTCAGGAACCATTGGTGGCCAAGTAGCACTCGAAGTAGCCTTACTTAAAGCAATGCCAATAAAAACAAGAGCAATAATTAATATAATTATAGCAGCAAAAAGAACAAATTTTTGAAAACCTTCCATATAAAATAAATAAATATAATTTTTTCTATTTACTTATTTTATATAAATGAATAAAGTAAATAATGGACGTGTAAATATTAAATCCCCTAATACTTCAGCATTATTTCAAATGTATGATAAAATACCGGCAAATCAATGTGCTACATTTAGAAATGCTACAGAGGGTCTATGGAATGAAACATCATTATCAAATGCTTATTTTTCACAGCAAAATATTCAAATATTACAAAATGGAATTAGAGCAGGTGTTTATAAGAGATCTAATGGTCAATATATAATTGGTCCACAAGATTGTGATTCTCTCAAAATTATCATGAGAAGTGTATTCTTACAATATTCAGCAAATCAACCAAATAATATTCCTGAACAAATCGCTCAATTAAATAAAATAGTTTTAGAGTATTGTATACAGCAAGTATATAGTGAGGCCCAAGGTTATATGAAGTATGTGGATGATGTTAGTACATTAGTAATACCAATTGCTCATCCTGTTCAAGCATCCAATACAGATAGACAACTTGAATTTAAAAGTTGGTTTTAGAAAACATATATTGATACTAAATAGTAGCTTAAATACTTATTAATAATAAATATTTAAGAATGGATGATAAGATTGTTTTAATATGTGCTACAGGAAGATCTGGTTCAACAACAATGCAGCGAATAATAAATACAATACCTGATTCGAATATTTGTGGAGAGAATTTTGCGGCCATAATTTCTCTCCTTGAGTTTTATAGAAGAATTAAAAAAACATCCATCAACAATGTACCAGGACATTTAACGCCGTTTACATATGATTATTTAATTAGAAAAAATGTAAAACCATCTTGGTATAATTCATATAATTTAAATCAGATGGTTTATATGATTAAGATGATGATTATTAATATGTTTAAAAATTCAGAAACAACAAATTTATGGGGATTTAAAGAAATAAGATATGATTCTGGAAATATAAATTATATTAAAGATTTTAAAGAATTGTTTCCACAAACAAAAGTGATTGTACAAATTAGAGAGAATATGAAAGAACAATGTAATAGTGGTTGGTTTAAAGGTGATAAAAATGCTGTTCAATTTCTTACTAAAACAAATAAAGATTTAGTTGACTTTGCTTTGGCTAATAAAGAATGGTGTTATTTGACAAGTTTTGAGCGTATGTTTGATAGAAATAATCTACAAAAATTATTTTCATTTATAGATTGTAGAGAGAAATATGATGAAAATAAAATAACAGAAGTATTAAACAATAATATAAAGGATTAGATTTATTATTCTCTCTAATTTTCAAAATAAAAACTATATTGAAATCTTTAAAACTACTTGTCAATAGTTTGAAAAGAGTTTTTTGACACGTATATTCATATCAATATACATGTCAAAAAATAAGTATTTGAATAAATATTTAAATAAAATATCAAAGTAAAAAAGATTTTATTATAGTGCTTTTTTTTAAGTAAAATTTTAATTTATAAATTTAATCATCTTCTACAACTAATTCTTGTTTCTTTACAACTCTTTTAACAGTTGATTTTGTTACTTTCTTCTTATATACACCATTCATTAATCGTGTTCTTTCTTCTTTATATTCAATATATTGATCTTTTAAAGAATCCAATTCATTTAACCACATTTTATTAATAGTAGTTGATTTTACTGTTTCTAATTCTACAGCTTTATTATCATGTTCTTTATTCAATCTTTCCACATTTTCTTCAGTAACTGAATCCATTGGCATTTTAGTTAAATAATGATAGTTTTCATCATCATCAATAATATCATAACCTTTGTTTTGTAACATTTCATTGACTTGTTCTTTCTTTTTTCTACGTAAATCAATTGTTCCATCTAAATTTTCTTTAATATATTTGGCTTTATTTGTTAAAAGTATAAGTTCTCTTTCCAAATTATCGATCATATAATCTTTTCTGGTTTGATATAATTTCAATCTTACTTCATAATAAGAGTCGATTATATCGGTTACTTTATCAAATTTTTGTAATGTATCATTGGCATCAAATAAGTGCATATTAGTTGTCGTATTAGTTGTGTAAAGTTTTAATAATTTTTCAAGACCATTACAACCATGATCGCCCTTAGATTTCTCTAATTCTTCTAATTTTCCCTTCACAAATGTAATAGTGAAATCAACATTAGTATCTTTACTCATATCTTCATAATCTTTAATGATAGCAGGAATTTTATTTTTATCTTTATCTTCACCAGGACTAATCCAATGTTCTAATAATTCTTTAAAATCATCTGTCCAAAATCCAACAGGTAATTCAGTAACTTTAATTTTATCGATTCCTATTTTCTCATATTTTCCTTTAATTAAGAACTTATCATCATTTAGTTTAGTGATTTGTCCAGTAAATCCTTCATAATAAGGAATGAATTCAATATCATCTTCAAGTGTAGCTACCTTTGGTTCTATATACCTTAATTTATTTTGTAAATACTGAATAATTTGTAATGGGTTATAACACATGATATCAGTACTAAACCCAGTACCAATTCCTTTAGAACCATTGACAAGAATCATTGGAATAATTGGAGCATAGAATATAGGCTCAACAGATAATCCATCATCATTTAAATATTCGAGAATATTATCATCTGTTTGTTGAAAGATTGTTCTGGTGATTTTATTTAATAATGTAAAGATATATCTTTCAGAAGCACTATCTTTACCACCTTGTAATCTGGTACCAAATTGACCGTTTGGAACAAACAAATTGATATTATTTGAACCTACGAAATTTTGTGCCATTCCAACAATAGCTGCGTTTAAACTGGCCTCACCATGATGATATCCAGAATGTTCAGAAACATAACCAGAGAATTGTGCTACCTTAATTTCAGTTGTAAGTTTGCGTTTAAAAGCAGCAAATACAATTTTTCTTTGTGAAATTTTAAGACCATCCATCAAGTTAGGAATACTTCTATCACAGTCATATTTTGAGAAATGAATTAGTTCACGATTGATGAATTCTTCGTAAGAAACTTTTTGCTTATTTGTATCAAGATAAGCATCTCTATCATAGTATTTCAACCAATCTTTTCTATCATCAGCTCTTTTTTTGTTAAAAACCATATCAATCGCATCATCTGATTCTTTACCGCTAAATTGGAATTCCACAATTTTTCTATTTTCAAAATATTCTCTGAATTCTTTACCAGTACTGGTACCTAAACCTTTATAATATTTAATATTCCATCCTTTCATATCATTTTGTTCCTTCCATTCTTCAAATTCTCCTTCATTATAGAAGTTCAATTCATTGGATCCTTTTTTTGCCTTCAATATAGGAGTATTCATAAATCCAATAAAGCCAGGAATTTGAGAAAGAGTAGGCCATTCACAGGAGAATAAATTGATACCAAGTCCTTTAATATGACTACCATCTAAATCTTGATCAGTCATAAATAATACTTTACCATATCTTAGACTTTTATAGACATCTTCTAAATTAATATATTTCTTACCAGTTACAAGACCAAGAATCTGTTTGATTTCAGCTATTTCTTTGTTATCAGCAATTTTCTTTAGAGGCTCGCCACGTACATTAAGTAGCTTACCTTTTAAAGGATAAACACCAACAATATTACGATCTTCAGATGATAATCCTGAAAGAATACCTGCTTTAGCTGAATCTCCTTCGCATAATATAAGCATACAGTTACTCGACTTATCTGTTCCAGCCCAATTAGCATCCGTTAACTTAGGAATACCTCTAACAGATTTTGTTTTAGTTCCATCTGTTTTTTTGGCTGCTTTGGATTCTTTTACTTCCGTTAATTGTAACGCAGCATCCATGACACCCATCTTAGCGACTTTTTCGATGAATTTATCACTAACTTCACATTTGGAACCAAATTTAGAAGAAGGAGTATTCATATAATCTTTGGTTTGACTGTCAAATGCAGGATTTTCAATATCACATCGTAAGAATAAAATCAATTGTTCTTTAATAGTATTAGGATTTACTTTGGTTTTCTTTTTCTTTTCAATGAAATCAACTAATTTTCGAACAATTTGATTCAAAATATATTCTACATGTTTTCCACCCTTAGAAGTATGAATACCATTAACAAATGAAACTTGTGAAAATTCATGAGTTGGAGTAAGAGCTACAGCATATTCCCATCGTCCTTCAGGACTATCTTCATATACTCTTGGTGAAACCGATTTGTCTCCGATATACATACTAATGTATTGCTCAAAGCATTTGATTGGTATCAAATGATTATTATATTTTACTTTAATATTTTTATCAGTAACTGCTCCAATATCATAAACACGTTTCTTTAAAAGAGCAATAATATCAGAAGATAATCCAGAAATACCAAGTCTTTTAAAATCAGGTTTAAAAGTTATTTTAGTATAAGGTTTATTTTTACATTTTGTAATAGAAGGTTTACAAATTTCATCTAAGTTATCCTTATATTCTTGAATGTATTTTAGACCGCGAATATGATCAACTGTTTCAATTCTGCCATAACTGGACCAAATTAAAACCAGTTTAAACCCGAATCCATTTTTACCTCCAACAATTTTCTTTTCTTCTTTATTATAATTTGTGGAAGTTCTTAAATGACCAAATACAAGTTCAGGAATCCATATTCCATCTTTTTGAGCAACATCAATACCATTACCATCATTAATCATAGTAATCGAACCATCCGATTCAATACTAATATCAATATGAGTAACTGGTAAAGCATTTTCAGTATTATTATCAACCTTAGTTTTCATTCTAACAACATGATCACGACAATTTACAATACCTTCATCAAATAACTTGAATAAACCAGGAATATAATTAATATTTTTCTCAATAATTTTCTCATCATCTTCGCTCATAATCCACATATTAGCATCAATACTTTCGACAGATCCAATGTATGTATCTGGATTGTCCAAAATATGCTGCTTATCCGTCTTTTGCTGAACATCAAAGAATAAATCGTTGTTTTCGGAACTCATTATTATAGTATATTTGTTTTATTTTTAATTTAATTTAATAAATCAATTTTTTTAATAATTAATATATATAATTATGTCATCGTATGTTGCTGGTCTTCATGCTTTAAATTATAATGTAGCTCAATTTATTGAGCCTAAACCAAAAAATTATAAGATAATTCGCACATCAAATACAAATTTCTCCAATTTATCTTACAAAATGAGACTTTCACAAGTATTAAAATTAGATAGTTATTCACAAGTTACAAATAGAATAAGTAGGATGTCAGGAAAGACACAATTTGGTAATTTTTATTTAGGTCAACCATTAAATGTTAATTATTTAGGAAGAATGGAGGGAATGCCAGGTGGAAGTGGTTCGCCGCCTGTAAATAGATTTTAATTTTGCGTTTTAATAAATTAATTACTATAAAAATATTTATTTTCTTATATTAATTTATAATGCAAACTATAGGAACTAGAGCTCAAGTATGGCATGGAACTGCTGAAAAAACACCTGGTGGTCTCACTAAAAGTCATTTAATGAAAAATAAGCATGGTCGTATTGTATCTAAGAAAAAACATGCATCAGGAAAGAAAACAATTAAACACCTTAGAAAGCTTGGATATGTTGCCAAAAAAGGAGAATTCAAATTATTTCGTAAAGGTAATAAAAGTCGCAAAATGAGAGGTGGTATGCCTTATGGTGGCCCATTATCTCCACACGCATATGATGGTAAAGGTTCAGGAACATCTGGTGTAGCACTTCAATTTATTGCTGGTAATGCTGGTTAAATTCGATATTCAATATTAAATAAATGAAAAAAATTTATTTAATATTTTATTTTAGTTTAAATAAAGGATTCAACCTTAATAAATTTTTCGTATACAATAAAATCAGTAAATTTGTAGCATAAATATTTCTCAAAATAACGTTTGCTTACAATAAACTTTATTGAATTATTGTTACAGAAAGTCTGATAATAATTATATAAATCATCAAAACTAATAAGGGATAATGTATGATTTTCTTTTATTTGTTCTTTAATAAATGAAATAGAATTTTCAATATCACTACATTTATTCCAAACAGTAGAAGTAATATTTAATACATATTTATCTTCAATAATTTCAGAAGAAAAGAAATGTTTTAAAACTCGAATAATATTTTCTTCAGACAAAACATTTTTACTATTTGACCATATTTTAAATAAAGAACAAATTTCATCAATTTCAAGTTCATTTTCAAAATCTGAAGACATTGAATTTACAATTGTAGTATTCCAGAATTGTATAAAATCTTTATAAACAGGTAAATATTTACTTGTAATGCCAATAAATGAATCTTTTTCTTCGTCAAATTGAAATTTCGATTTAATATAATTCTTTAAATTATTAGAGAAAACAACATTTGGTAAATTGTTATTAGAGAGAAATTGTTTCCAAATGAAATGTAAGTTTTTCCATTCAATATTAAAATCATCCGTTGTTTTTTGTATAAATGTGTCAATAAATTTGTCAATTAATTCATTTTGTGTTGTATTTTTTAATGTGTATATATAATTCATCAATTCTTCATCAGATCTCGTATTAATAAAATCATCAGAATTATTATATCTATTTGAATAATGAGCAGCTACACACAATAAGTTAAGACCAATTTTTTTTAACAATTCCCTCCAATATTCATTTGAATAATTTTCATTCATTTTTATTAATCTACAATTATGGAAAGAATGATTCTCGTGATATTTAGTAACATATTTAAAGGAATTATATCCGCTACCGATAGAAGAAATAGAAACCGCTTCTAATTCATCTAAAAAAGGTCGCATTTTAGGACTAACAATAAATATTAAATCAGAATTTTTCTTCAGAATATTATCACCAATAATGGTAAGAAAATGTTTTGCTGCTCCTTTAGATAAAAAAAATGTTGGGTAAAGTGAGTTTAATATATTCTGAATAGTATCCGTTTCTGGTGTAGAAGTAAATAAATTTCTTTCTTTTATTTGTTTTACAATATTAGATTTAGTTTTATGTTTCCATTGTAATAAGGTTCTATCTTTAGAGATGGCAGAGAGAAGTTTATGAATAATTTCATCTTCTTTAACAATAAAATAGTCCTTGGAATTATACTCATAATAAAAACCATTATTAGATAAATAATAATAATTATTTTTACTTAGAAAAACTTGTATAAAAATTTGTTGTTCTTCAGATAGATGAAAAATAAGATTTTGTCTTTTTTCATGATTTTTTGACTCATTTTCAAGTGTATTAGGCAAATAAAGGTGTACATGATTATATATTCTTTGTAACATATATTCGTTATCTTTATACTTTTCATATAGTTTTTCAACAGTGGTTAAACAATTAATTCGTTTACAATCCGACATTACAATAAAGTAATTAAATGTTTTTAAATATATTTTAATTAAAAACATATAAAATTAAAAATACATTATTATATTTAAATGCTTATCATAAATAAATCTCATACTATATTATGAAAATCAATTTACGATATTTACCAAATAGACTCACACGCAAAGATAGAAAAAGACAAGGAAAAGAGCTTATGAAATCTCGTCGTCTTTATAAAAAAGGTCTCTACCATTCGAGACCTAAAGTTGCCTCATTTAAATCGAAAAAATCGAACCACATAATCAAAGCAGAAAAAATGTATCATGTCGAAAAAATTGGTGCTACAGACGAATTGGCAAAAGCGACTGGTTGTTCCAAAACCGCTTTAGCAAAAATTATAAATAAAGGAGCGGGAGCATATTATTCGTCAGGTTCAAGACCGAATCAGACGGCTCAATCATGGGGTGTAGCTCGTTTAGCCAGCTCGATTACAGCAGGAAAAGCGGCAGCAGTGGATTATAATATTTTAGAAGAAGGTTGTAAGCCTACATCCAAAGCACTTACTTTAGCAAAAAGAGCGAGAAAGAAGCATGGTCATGGAACAAGGAGAGTTCCAAAAGTAAAAATGTAATTTTTTTTTAATTTAAACGCGTTAAAATATTTAAAACTATAAGTATTTAAAGATTTTAAATTAAATTTTACTATAATGTCCGCATTTTCAAATAAGAATCAAGCTACTGCTACCGAAGGAAATGTTCTTACTATTAAAACCGTTCAAATTGCTCCATTTAGAACATTAATGACCGCTTTAAAGGATATTTTATTAGAAACAAATATTACATTTGAACCCGATGGCATGAGAATTATTAATATGGATAAATCTCATACTATTTTAGTTCATCTCTTTTTAGGAGCGCAAAATTTTGAATTTTATGAATGTAAAAAAGAGAAAATAATTATTGGGGTGAATATGTTTCATTTATTTAAATTAATAAATACTATTGAGAATGACGAAACTTTAACAATCTATATTGAAAATTCTGATTATGTAGATGGTATTGTCTCTTATTTAACACTTAAATATGAGAATGGTGAAATTAAACAATGTAAGACTCAGAAGCTAAGATTGATTGAGCCTGATCCAGAGGAACTACAATGTCCAGATGTTACATTTTCATCTATTATCAATCTTCCATCTGCTGATTTCCAAAAAATTATTCGTGATTTATCTTGTATTTCAGAAAAATTAGAAATTAAATCAGTTGGTAATGAGTTGATATTTAAATGCTCTGGTCAATTTGCCTCAGCAGAAATTCATCGTGCGGAATCAGATGGTTCAATGTCATTTACTTTAAAGCAAGATTCGAGTAAAATAATTCAAGGAGAATTTTCGCTTAAAAATTTGGGATATTTTATAAAATGTACCAATTTATGTCAACAAATTGAAGTTTATTTGGAAAATGATTTACCACTTGTTGTGAAGTATAATGTTGCCAGTTTGGGTGAGATAAAACTCTGCCTCGCACAGTTACCCTCCTCATAGTTTGGTTTATTCTAATATAAATTATATTTCATAAAATAATATTTTAATATAATATATAAATGTCAAAATATTATTCAGATTATACGCAATATTTAGGTGCTCAAAGGTGTTGTAGTCTTAAATCCCAAGGACCACAGGGTCCTGAGGGTCCAACTGGTCCTCAAGGCGGGGTTGGACAACGTGGACATACAGGACCAATTGGGCCCACTGGACCTCAAAATTCAATTGAAATTAGTTTTACAACACCCACAAATGGTATTTGGTATGATATTGTGGACAATAAACTAAAAGTTTCAGGATCAAAAACATTTGTCATTGATCATCCAATAAATAAGGATAAATATTTAGTTCATGCTTGTTTAGAAGGTCCTGAAGCAGGAGTTTATTATAGAGGACAAGGAGAAATAACAGATAATAATTCTGTTACCATTGAGCTACCATATTATGTAGAATCATTAGCCACAGATTTTACTGTGAGTGTTACACCTATTTTTAATGGTAAATTGAATACATTAAATGTAAGTGAAGTAATAGACAATAAATTTAATGTATATGGACAAAATTGTAAATTCTTTTGGGTTGTTTATGGTAAAAGATTAGATATCGATATTGAATTAAACAAATCGGAAACAAATGTAAAAGGTCAAGGACCTTATTTATATATTTAACTTACTACATGTGTTCTTATATTTATATGTTTATTTTCGTATAAATAATACGGATATGAACTATTATAATGATGTGTATTTGAATCCCATAAACTTTTATAAACTCCATTTATTGAAGTAACCCAAAATTCAGGTGAATTATAATAATTATCATTTATGAAATTTAACTTACTTATATGTGATGATTTTGACCACCAAAAATTACCAGAATAATGTAATGGATAATCTGATGATATTTGTAAATTTACACCAATTGCGCTACAATTATTTAATTCTCTAATACATAAATTAAAATTATATATATTAAAATATGACATATATTCACGCCAATCAGAAACATTTTTTTCAAAAGTATTATTAAAATGTCTAACACCTTTTGAATGAATATATAAAATATAATAATCATTATTACACATCAAACAATCTTTATACATTATATTTATCGTACATTTTTCTGCTATCATGATATCGCTTGATGTAAATATTATCTTTATTTTTGGATCATTTATTGAATTATCATAATCTCCCAAAATTACACACCTAATTTCTGTAATTTTATTATATAATCCACTATTTCTAATTTTAAATAATAATTCTGACACTATTTCTTTCCAATTATTTATGCAGCAAATATGAAAATATACATAAATTGGAATATCTTGTATATCTTGATTTTCAATATAATTTAACAAATATTTGTCATATAAATCAGGTAAATTTTTATTTTCATTTGTAGAAATATATCTTGTTGGAACATATTGTCTATCAAATAAATCTTGATTGTTCTTAATTTTATATTCTATATACTGATCATTTGTATATATATTATTATTCAATTCCTGATGTGAAAATTCTTTTATTTTATTTTTTATAAATGTCTTATCTCCAAAATAACTTAAATGCCATCCACCATCTGCTAATTTGGGAAAAGTATTACTACATCGTATTTCTTGTGGTGTAGTTGTAATATATTTTTCATATGTAACTATTTTACATAAATTGGTTAATTCATCTTGTTTAGTATTTATATTATAATAATAGACATCTTGTAAAAGAGAAAATCCTCCATCGTTAACTTCAATAATACCATTTTTTAATTTTACTAATGTATCTGGTTTTATTATTTCATCTAAGTCGCTTATTATAATTAAATCCTGTTTATTTAATATTAATTTATTAAATGCTAAATTTATACTATTTCTTTGATGATATTCGTTTAACCATTGTTCATTTACATTATAATTAATATTTGGGTAAATATAAGGCATATCAATAATAATATGAATTATTTTACTTTCAAAACGCTTAAATAAATATTTATTTTCGTGATAATATAATATTTTTTTATTTCCAGCAAACGTATGATTCGCTTCTACAATAACAAAATAATCAACTATATCATTTAAAAGATTAAGTCTATAATATAATAAATTCAATTCATTATAAAATATAAAACAATCAACTAATTTTTTATTATTTTTATAAATAATTGATTTTTGACAAAAATTGTCAATTCTATCTTTTACATATTTTTGTTGGTATTCATTTGAAAAATATGTTTCCGCAAATTTATATGCGTTTTCAGCTATTATTTTAGCTTTTTCATCATTATTTTTCACCCATTCAATTTGCTCAATTAAATTACTTAAATCATGATTTATAGGTATATAATGTTCATACGGTTTTATTAAATGTGAAAACCAACATAAAGCATTAGATATCATAAATGGAACACAACCTGTCGCAAAGCCATACATATGATTTGAAGCTATACAATTTCCATCAACTATAAAGAATATTTTATATTTTGTAAATTCACTATAATGTATCCTGTCTGCGAAATATTCATTTGGTATATTTTTATTTTCACTCCACCATGTAGAAAGTCTAACATTTGTATATGGATTATAATCAAAAATTTTTTTGACAAATCTTACACGTAATGATTCTAAATTTCCTACACCAGAACATCCTCCTCGCCAACATAAGTCGTTTGAACGTTCTTCCCATTTTGGTAAAAAATTTTTGTTAAAATAATTACAAATTCCATAGTGAAATATATCATCATCTAAAGGTAAATATAAATAGTTATAGTTAGGCTCTTCATCTATTTGACATAATGTTCCCAAAATAAATGTTTTATTTTTATTTTTGGCATAATCTATACAAGGTTGTATTTGTGATTCCCAATCTATATCATGCCATTTATTAACTACTTTATCTTTATTTATATTACCATCTGATTTAGGTATTATAAGCACAGTATCACTTGGAACACAAGAAATAATATATTCTATTAATTTACCATTTGATGAAACTTTTGAAAATAATCCGTCCCACAAACAACCATTAAAATTATTTAATATTTTACCATCTTCAATTACAATCATATTTTCCATTATAATAAAATTTTATTTATATATTTAAGTATTTTACAATAGAATCAATATATTTTTTATTATAAACACCAATTTTGGTTGTTCTATCCCATACACTATAGTTAATCAATACCTTTTCATCTTCTACAACAATACTCAAGCAATATTCAATTGGTTCCCCTTCAAACTTAAATGGTGCTGAGTAACGTAACAAATTCATATCAGAATCAAATACAGATATAATATGGTAATAATGACGAGGACTTTCATAGGATACAATATGATTAACAAACCATATTTCAGACTCCATTTTAACATTATCAGTTTCACATGTTTTGTTATATTTAAAACCACAAGTTGACCCCCTAATTCGAGAGAATATTTTTGGCATATTTTTCATTTCAACAATATTTAATTCATGATTTTCATTTAAATTACAGATTTTTAAAGGATACCAATCATAAATTATATGTGTCTGATTCTTGTAATCAACAAAAACCCAATTTTTTTCGCAATTACTGTTATAAAAATTTTGTTTCAATTCATTTATTTGAATTTTTTTTTCATTTATATCATAATTTCCAGAAACAACACCAATGTTATTATTAGAATGAAATCCAGTACCAATATATTTTAATTGATTATTATTGTCATAATATATTCTTACATCTTCAATACCAATATATCGACGTCCATCAAATAATAGATCCATAAATTGTTCTTTAATATTATTAAAATTATTATCGAATTCAACAAATTTATTAGTAGTTATAATATGTTTATCACAGTTTATATAACTACCATTTTCTTGAATATAATAATTAACATATCTGATATTTAATAGATATCCATCATTATTTGGTTTTTTAATTAAACAACTTGATGAAGAATAAAAGGTAGTATTTTCTCCATTAATAACTATTTGAAAACTGTTATCAAGATTATACAACAAAATTTTTGGAAGAACTTGTTTATAAAATTTCATATTAGATAATAAATTATTTATATCGCAACCATCATCACTATTATTCAAAACTTTAATAGTTTCATCACTTATATTTTTAATACCACAATAAGCAGCAATTATTGTGTATTCATAATATATTTTATGTAAATAGACATCGTTGTGTAAAAATAAATAAGAATCCCTATTTTCATTTTTATTAAGTATTTCTTTAGCTACATTATAAAACATGATACATAATTGATGTTTTGAAATGATTCTATAGTGCTTTATAATCTCATAAATTGCTTCCAGGCGTTCTGGATAATAATTGTATCCTTCTAACCAATAATGTAACGCATCAGAAAAATTATCCATATTTTTATAGCATGAACCAATTCTATAATAACTATACCAAACTTCTTCTTTCCATCCACCCATTTCTATTCGTTTTTTATAGTAATTTATAGCTTCTTTGAAATTACCATTATCATGATAACTATTAGCCAAATAAAAATAATATCTCTCATTATTTGGTTCATCCTTTATTCCATCGAGAAGTAATCTTACATCGCGTTCATACTTATCATTTTTTGCTCCACCATCGCCAATATCTCTAATAAAAATATTACTTTTGTTAAAACATATACAAATATTGTTTTCAGGTGTATTAATATATTCATGAGTAACTCCAACATAATTATACAAACCATTATTTTTGATTATTCTTACATTTTGGTAATAAAATGAATCATTTCCTTGAAGAATACTAAAGGTATCTGCTTTATTTAGTAAAGATTTATCAAAATTTTTTATTTCAAGAATCATATCGGCATCAAGTAATAATACATAATCGGATAGACCAATACAAGATTTTAATGCGAAATTTCTGTTATGGCAAAAATTTTTAAAAGGTTCTTTAACAATTTTACCATTTAAACCTTTTTCTTTAAAATATTCTTCAATTATTTCAACCGTATTATCAGTAGAGCCAGTATCACAAATACAATAAGAATCGATTATCGATATAACTGAATCAAATAATCTTCTAATAATGCGACTTTCATTCTTAACTATCATGTTTAAACATAATGTTGGTGGATTCGGTACTAATTCCATTAATATAAAAAAAATAAAAAAGTATTTAAATTAAAATATATCATAAATATAAAAATATATCAAAAATAATATAATATAATATAATATAATGAGTAAATATTTTGCTTCAGCAAGTGCTACAGGATCTTCATTTACAAATACAAAACCTGTGAGTTTAGTAGAATCTACAGCAAGTGCGACAGCTACTTCAGATGAATCTTATAAAGATGCTTTTGATATAGCTTTATCTATAGCACAAAATGTAGCTAACAGTGTAGCTCAGAATGATGCTAATATAATAACACAAGCGGTAAATTTAGCGGAAATTATTATTGGTGCTAATACTGGTCCTACAGGTTCTCAAGGTCCTACAGGTCCAGAAGGTTTACAAGGTCCTACTGGTAAACAAGGACCAACAGGTTTACAAGGTCCTACTGGTAAACAAGGACCAACAGGTTTACAAGGTCCTACCGGTAAACAAGGACCAACAGGTTTACAAGGTCCTACCGGTAAACAAGGTATTCAAGGTCCTACAGGTAAACAAGGTATTCAAGGACCAACAGGTTTACAAGGTATTCAAGGTTTACCAGGTGCTACAGGTTCTCAAGGACCAACAGGTAAACAAGGTCCTACAGGTTTACAAGGACCAACAGGTAAACAAGGTATTCAAGGTTTACCAGGTGCTACAGGTTCTCAAGGACCAACAGGTAAACAAGGTATTCAAGGTTTACAAGGTATTCAAGGTCCTACAGGTCCTACTGGTTCAACAGGACCTATAGCATATCAACAAGGTAACCCATTTGTATGGCAATCTCTAATACCATATAATCCAAATGATGTTGTAATTTATTTTGGGAATTATTATATTTTAAGTGATCCAGCTAATTATATTCAAAGTTTTACACCTGATGCTTATGCTGGTTGGAGTAATTTTAATTTATTATTACCAGGTCCTACTGGTCCAGAAGGTTTACCAGGTCCTACTGGTCCAGAAGGTTTACCAGGTCCTACAGGTCCAGAAGGTTTACCAGGTCCAACAGGTCCAGAAGGTTTACCAGGTCCAACAGGTCCAGAAGGTTTACCAGGTCCAACAGGTCCAGAAGGTTTACCAGGTCCAACAGGTCCAGAAGGTTTACCAGGCCCAACTGGTAATCAAGGTGAAAAAGGCCCAACCGGTCCTACTGGTTCAACAGGACCTATAGCATATCAACAAGGCAACCCATTTGTATGGCAATCTCTAATACCATATAATCCAAATGATGTTGTAATTTATTTTGGGAATTATTATATTTTAAGTGATCCAACTAATTATATTCAAAGTTTTACACCTGATGCTTATGCTGGTTGGAGTAATTTTAATTTATTATTACCAGGTCCTACTGGTCCTACAGGTTCTCAAGGTCCTACAGGTTCTCAAGGTCCTACAGGTTCTCAAGGTCCTACAGGTTCTCAAGGTCCTACAGGTTCTCAAGGTCCTACAGGTTCTCAAGGTCCTACAGGTTCTCAAGGTCCTACAGGT